ATATTATAGTTTATAATTGATAAAAATTCTAGCTTGTCTATGAAATTTTAATGTGCTTCTTGTCGCTAATTAATGTTGCTCCCTCAATAACCTCTCCCTCTTGTAATTTCTTCAAATCAGCAAGCAAAAGTTTCTTATCAATTTTATCTGGCTGCTTGACTTTGTATTTATCCGGCACTTTATTTTCATCCAAAACATCGGCAGATGGATTAGTTTTACATAATTTAATTTTAAATGTTCCTGCATTTACCGTGTCAATGTTATTCAATTCCAAGAATCCTTGCAGATATTCCTTCAGCCATTTTTGTTTATTTTCAAGATATTTACGCTTCTTGGCTAGTCGTTCTTCTTCTGTTTTATAGGCAGCAATGTCGCCATTCAAATTTGTAATGAATTTAACAATGTTTTCTGACTTGGTATCAATTTCATCTTCGATAAATTCCAAAGTATCTTTATAGGCTTGAAGATCATCTTCTTCAATTTCCTCATTACTAAGTGCAGCGTCAACATATTCATTCAAAAACTTATATTTCTCCGAAAGTTGGTAAAGTGATGGCATATGTATATTCAATCTCCCTTATTCTCTATTTTACTCTTGAATACTCTTGTTTTCTTACTTAAGAACACCCGAAAAACTTGATAAAACCTATCTTTTATGAAGTTTATTTTTCTCGCAACATTTGTTCATTAATCTCTTGTAGAAATGCTAATTTTTCTTTCTTTGAGATATTCATCTTTTTTACAAGATCAAATTTAGACTCATATCTCCCCATCCCTCTGTAATTTCTGATAAAGTCTTTTTGCATCTCAATAGGGAAGTTCAAATAATAAAAGCTTGAGTATTGATTGTCACTCATTTTGTCTTTATATATAATCGCTAATTCTGGTTTCTTTTTAACAATATCATTGTTAAGCTCAATGAATCTTTTATGAATATCATATAAATTATTCATTGGCAGAAAATCAAACATTCTTTCTGCTTGTTCTGGAGACAACTCTTGATAATCTTGAATCTTATAAAAATAATCAGAACGACTTTCTTTTCGTTTTAACGATTCAATGATTCTTGCAAAATACTTTTCTGTTGCCAAAAGTTTGTTTTGTAGAAACAGGTTCCATGGAATTTCAACAGAAGATTCTCTTTCAAACAATGTATTAAGATTCTTATGTCTTGAATAGTAAGTATAAAAGAATCCCATATTGTCGCTGAAGATACAACTATTGCAAACGTACATCCTTCCGATCTTTGAAAAGATTAAATCAAGCTCTTCTTCACCATAATCAAACGGCATCTTGAATGTTTTAGCCCAATCGGGATAATTGATCTCAAACAAATCCAGGAGAGAGAAAACTTTATCACGATCTGGATAGTGCTTGGCAACCAATCTGAACCACGCTGGAATTTGATCGCTATGCATTCCGCTAAAATCAATGTTGATTTTTTCAAGATTCAGGAATGAACACACATTCTCAATATTTTTATCATTAATCTGTGACTTAAATACACTAAATGCTTCGCCTTGTTTATGAGTCTTTTTCAACTCATCTCTTTCGTTTGCCAATTCCAGCACTCGAAGCACATCTTTTTCATGTTGTTCTTCAAGTTGTTTCATTTTTTCAAAATACTTTGATGTGCGTTTGTTTACTTCAGCATCAACTATAGATGTAAACACATTTTCAATTTCTGATGGTTCGTGCTCATAGTCATAGTAATCAGGTTCGTTATACATTATTGTCTCCCATTCTTATTAAGTTTAGATTTTGTTTAAAATTAAATATATTTACTTTACTCTCATTTCCATATATACTCTATTTACCAAAAAATGAAAGAGGGTATTATTGTGAATCAAGGTAATCTTCCTCCAAGTCAGCAAGTCAGAGATATGATCTCTCTGCCAACTCCATGCGGCAACACTGTATTCTATCCTGCCAATCTTGCCATACTTGGCACACAAGGGAAATATTCACTATTTATGACTCTAGCTCACGAAAGTGGTAAGTCTTATCTATGTATCACCCAGCCTGACAGAGTAAGATTTCGTAAGGAAGGTGATCCATTGGCAATTGCAATGATGTATGAAAGTGCTCCATGGAAAGAAGTACAGATGGCAGATGGCAATGGGATATTCTTTTACAAGGTCGCTCCTTCTCTCCAGGAACTTGAAGACTTCGTAAATGCCCTATAATCGATAACCTAAGACCTCTCAATGAGGTCTTTTTTATTAAAATACAATATACAATCACTTTCTATTATGCCATCCCTCAACATCTTCTTCGGTAACACACCCTGTTTTTAGATACATCTGCCATACTCCATTATGTTCTCCATCCGCATAATAGTAGGGGAACGGACGATATCCCAACTCTTTCACATCTTCAATACTCTTCTGATCTATCAACGTATGTGGCGGATAATCATGCCCCTTCCACTCCCCAAAGCCATTCGCCCACTCGATAATCTTGCCAGCATTACCGTGACCGCAACAGCATCCTAAAGTTACAACACCCAAATTATTGAGTGTTTGAATTTCATCTGCAATACATGCATCAATTTTAACCACCCGACCATTTTGCTTGTTGATGACTTCTACATCAATATAAGTTCCATGTTTACACATTTGAATCTTTCCTCTCTGCTTAAAGTCACAATTTTATGTATTATTTCTTTAGTGTCTTTTCCAACGCAACACAGTTTTCGATTGACCTGATTAAGATTTCCAGATAGCGCTTTGAGGTTCTTGATGAAGCATTCCCATTAACCTTTATATTCATATCGCTCATTTTTTGATCCCCTTTAAAACTCTGTACTAGAAATATGAAATGGCACTTCTCTGTCTTGATAAAGTTTTGTATACACCCATTCATACGTCATTGAAGCAAGTTCACCATTATCGCTGACCTCTTTTATATTTTTTCTTTCCTCTTCTGCAACATCGTTAATATCAACCCACATTTCACTATCCCAAGCAACTTCATCTGCTCCGTCACATTCGTCTGCTTGAGTTCGATACTCTTTCATATACCATTCTTGAGCTTCTTTTGGGGTCTCGGCTACCACACAATCACAATCGTTTACTCGAAATACTTTCATATTCATAAACTACTCCTTTGTTTTATATTTTTAAATTACCAACCACAACAAAAATCCCAATATTAAGGCAGTTACAGAAACAAACAATATCATCCCTATGATCATTAAGACACAACAAGCAAAAATCAATAATGTATCTTTATATATCTTTTTTGGTGTTATAGTTCCCTCCATAACGCCCAAAATCAAAGTTAATACAATGCTAAATATCAATAGTGAAATCAAATAATGAACGATATCCGCACCTCATTTCTTGATCAAATTCTCCTTTCATTCAAACTTATCTCTTAATTCAAGGTATTTCATCTTTCCTATGAAGTACTTTTTGTACAGTTCAAACTCTTTACTTGTCATGTTCTTTAATGGTTCATTCCGTTCAACAAAATGCTGACAACTTGCACATTCACCAGAAATATTATATTCTTCTGCCTTTTGATCATATTCTCCGCTAGCATCGAACACGCACCAGCACCCTTTTGATTTATCACTATATATTATATTTATAGGATGATTACATGTTGGGAATCTTTCCCTGTATAATCTAATAGTCTTAGGTGAATACATCCCATATTGTTCATATATTTCGTCTGGAAGAGTTCCCAATTTCTTCTCGATCCAATCTTGGCTCTCCATGGTATGGGAACAAGCTCCGTAAGCACATCTATTCCAGAATAATTCCTGCCCCTCGACTGAAAATGTATCAACAAATTCAATAATACAATCTTCATATTTATAATCTTCGCACCATCCGTCAATCAATTCAGGCTCTTCATCAAACCATTTTTTAATATCTTTAGGCTTACACTCATCGCAGATTTGCATATATGTATAATTGTTATCAAAACTACTTCCGTAATTGCTTCTATATAGAGAGTATATTGCCGTGATTTTCTTTTTCAGGCACTTAAAGCAGATACCTTTAAAATCCTCAATTGCTCTTGGACTATTACTCAAATAATCATCCCCTTTTCAATTTAGCAAAACGTCCCAATATTGCGTCTCACAGTAAAATTGTTATTGTTCAACTCCTCAATCAATTGTTCCACACTTATATTACCATTATATTTATTCTTAATGCCTTCAACCAAAACATTCAGCGCCTTATCTGGTTTACTTTTCTTTGTCTCAGGCTCTTTTACCAATACATACTTAGTCAAACCGCCAGCCAATTCTTCAACATTGATTTCGTACCCAGCAACATACATCTCCTGGATTCTTGCGCTGTATCGCAGAGCGACCTTGACCAAATCCACATTGGTTACACCGTCATTCCCGGCAGACCGCAGCAGATTAAGGATTTTCAGTCGTTGTGATTCAGTTCTAACTTTAGTTTCAACGTCCATATTAAGCCTCCTCTTGATTAAGTTTATCTTTCCACATTTGTTTAAACCGTTCCGAAGCAGCATCTTTCTGTTCTTGACTTACCACTCGTGTACTTTTTGCTCTAAATGATACTTGATTATCTTCTACTTCAAAGAAGTGACCACCTTCTTCGTCAACTTTTACTGGTACAAATCCCGCTTTGAGCATTTTCGTAATTTTGGGTTTTGACATGGTGTAGATTTTCCACACTTTGCCCTCTTCATCAGTTACACAAACTGTTTCTTTTTCTGCTGCTGTATAAATTGCCATTATTATTTCCTACTTTCATATGTATGTTTTAGTCTACCTAATAAATCATATACTTCTAGTATTTTTGCGAATTCTGGGCTTCTATTATATAGTTCGCCAACACAAATTGATTCTCCAAACTTAAAACAGTCGTTAATATGCAAGCTACTAACCTCGTTTACCGCTTCACCATTTTCGACCAGTCTGTAATTATATTTATTGTTCCAGCGATGATTCTTGTCGTCCCAATTGTCGATGATGTGATAGCTCTTTCCGTTGTCACATTTTATATAATCACTATTTTTAATCAGAGCAGATATTCCCCTTTCTTGATAAAAGTTTTATTTTATGCTATCTTCATAAACCGCACAATATCCCGATACAAAGAGTTTAAAGTTAGTATACAGTTCTTCAATTGACTCCGCAGACGCTGTAATGGTAGGGGTTCCACAGAATAAAGGGAATCGATATTCTTTTGAATATCCATTTGCATCCATAAAAGTTGTAAATGCGCTCAGAAGATCCGTAAGATATACGCTTTCTCCGTTTTGTTTATTGAACATGTAATGTGTTTCGATATTAAGTCCATATAGTTTACTTTTTCTGTCGTATGTAATTTCAATATCATTCATCGTATGCAAATTCGAATCACTACCGCTTAGATTATCCCAGGATGTTACTCCCCATATATGTTTAAGCGAACCGATATTATATTCATTGTCTTCATAATCTGAATACAATCTTTTACATCTCATTACTTCGAAATAATGCTGAATATTCCACCATTTATCTTCACAAAACCATCTAATCTTGTTCAATATTTTCATCTAACACTCTCCTTTTTCTTTATGAAATGATGATTTCGTCAGCTTTTAATATTCATCGCCGATATATGTATTCTTTAGCAAGTACTCTCTCAGCTCTTCAACCGTAATTCTTCTACAATGATCTCTGGAATACCATTCACCATCATTATAGAATACAACTTCTTTTCCATAGTTGCGGTCAAGGACTTCTTTAATCATATTTACATATGCCATTGATTCTTTAGTTTTCATCTTCTCCTGCTTTCCACTCATCATTTTCACATGCTTCACATCCAGGACAAGGGCAGAAATCTTCAATATCAACCGCATAACCAATTTGACCTGTTCCATTACATAAGTTCATTTGTTGACGATTCAAATCAACACCGAAATGATAACCTTTACCTCTTATACTCATACTGGATGTAGTAAGCTGAATTTTGCTCCCATTTTCAAATATAATTTCTTTCAATATCTCTACTCCTTTCTTAATGAAAGATTCATTTATTAAATTTCGTATCTTAAATATTCCTAAAAAAGTGTACTTCAGTTACTATATGTTCATCTTCATCTATGTGGACTTCGTAGTCATCAAATTTTTCTCCATAGTGAATTTCAATAATGTTCACAAGTTCTTCGCTGGTGATAATTTTTTCATGACGTTCCTTCATACTATTCATCCTCTCTTGATCCATTTCGTTTAGATATCGTAAATCGGACTTTCTGTAATTCCTATATCATATAATTGCGTGCTTGACATATTTTTTCTAAAATAACTTTCGAATTGTTGTGCTGTTCCATACGTGCTACACGGGAATATCTTAATAACCATTTCGCTCATTGGATCATTGTCTTCTTTGGAATATTGAACGGTAACTATATAAAGTTTCTGATTGCTCTCTTTCAAGGTTGCGCTCCTTTTGAAATAAATTTTAAATAAATACTTTATCCCTAAATGAATCAGCAATCTTCGTTAACTTGCCTTCTTCGAAAATTGTGTATACGTCTCTGCTTTCTTTAAATTGAATATAAACATTACTATCGTCTAATTTGTAAACGTCAAATTCATCAAATGATCCAATTTTCTTCATTTTTACAATCCTTTCTTTATGGATTCTTTTTTATCGTGTTCGCGAAGTAAATGGATTTTTATCTTTCTTTTCGTAATCATTATTCAGTGCTTGAATAATTTCATTAATCTTTATCATAATCTCAATATTATTGGGTGGTCTGCTGGTTTGTCTATCTCTGTCTTCAGATTCAATTACTCGTCTTAGATAATCAATCATTTCTCTCTTCCTCCCCATATTTATTCTTATGATATTCCTTACCACTCATTTCTCTTGGAGTCGATTTCCCGCATCTCAAACATCTACTCAATGTTTCCGAGTTGTAGATTTCTTCTCCGCATTTGGAACATACTTCATTGCCAAAACCGAAATCCTTATCAATGTTCATGATTCACCTCTTTTGATAAACTGCGGAATTTATCAAGAATCTAGTCTCCAAATACTCCTGTTCCAACTGTTTCATAAGTTGCTTTCATCCGTACTCCACTGGTTAGTGCTTCATTGAAATCATCCAGCGTTCTAATTCTTCGACCCATCTCCAACAAAATCACGTAATTTGGTGGACATGGATGCTGATCGCAGTCATAAACAAGTACCTCTAAAGCCCCTTTCCGTGCAACATACTCCATACCGTTCCCACCACACCAGAAAGCGTTAATACTTTCAACCCATTCACCGAGTTTCGTCTCCATCTTATTCTCCTCTCATGCCAACAACATTAAAGTATTTATGAATCGTTTCTGCATTCGTTCCAACTGCTCCATCAATCACATAATCACCATTTTGATTGATTTTAGTTATTTCTAGTCTCTGGCCTTTACGGAAGTTATTCATACAATCATCTTTGGCTTCCAGGATCATTCCAACTTCTAACTTTGGTAACAACTTACTCAACTCATCAACAAACTGCTGTACTTTAAGTCCGTATTCTTTTCTTGATTCAAGGCTTGAAGCAATGACATGATTAACGTCCATATTTTTATTTTTGATGTCGTTAATCATGTCCTCGACTGATGTTTCTGATATGTATTTGATGATTTTCAGTCTGTTCATTGTTTAACTTCTTCCATAAACTCAATTGAATCTCTATCAAACGCATAGTCATTCCCAACATTAAATCTCGCCGTAAGTATAATGTTCATTGCTTCTCGAAATGTTTCGTAACTTCCCACACACAATTCTCTTGTGAGTCCTGATTTAAAATAAATTTTCGCCTTAATATCTCGCTTCACTATTTCACCCTCCCTTAATTTCTTCATGAATTAACAGTTTCATGAGCTTTTATTCTTCATCTAACAACCGTTCTACATGATCAAGAATGTCTTTTGTCTTATCTCTAAGTTCCAACAGGTCACTATATGTATAATCTCCACTTGCAACATAGATTTCTAAATTAATCGGGAACATAATATCACTTCCTTTTTTAATTTAATGGTTGTTCGTTTTCCACCTCAATAATGTTCTTGATGATTTTTACTGCTTTATCAAATTCATAATTGATAACCTGATAATCAAAACGTTTCTTACTGAATTTAACTCCGTCTGTTGTCACGCGACTAAGAATTTTATCTGTACTGTCTCCGCGCTCTACCATTCGTCTCCAACGAGTTTTTTTATCTACTTTGATATAGATAGTGATAAACTCAATATCTGGAACTTTTTCTTTAAGATCTTTGATTCCATCTGGATCACAAACATAGATAAGATCATTCTTAGTGCTTCTAATTTGGTCAACAGTACTGAAATAATGATTGCCCTCAATCAAGCTGTAGGCTGCTACATCGCCGTTTTTCTTGAACTGTTCATATTCCTCTACCGAACAGAACATATGCCCGTATTCGCCTTCGTAGCGTGGCTGGCGCGTGGTATATGACTGGAGGATGCTGTAATTATACTTTTCTAACTCCTTGGCAATTTCAGTCTTGCCGCTACCACTATAACCCATTAAAATAAATACTTTTGGCTTCATTAATCCACTTCCTTTTTTATGATTTGAACATGTAAATTTTTTCTGCCAAATTTCTCAGCACGCTTTAAATCTTCCATGAATATATCTAATTTTCCCTCAGTAATTGCAGAGCCTCTATCACTACAAACATATGTATTATCAAGCTCTTTAATTTTTACTTCTGTTCCAAACTTCATTGATTTGGGGCAAGCAATCGAACTTCCTTCGACAGTTCGTTTTCCGTTAGCTTGAATCCCATATCCTTCTTCGCCTTTATGCTTTTGGGTTGACTCATATCCGTTGGTATATGCACTCACACTATAGATTTTCCATTTTTCTTCAGTTTTCACAATTACCTTTGGTTCAACCTTTGCATCTTCCCTCTCTTTCTCAACTTTAACCGTCTGGACGACTTTATTTTCAATTGGCATAGTGTTTTTTGCTTCTTCAATAGTTTCACCTTGGATATTTGACTGAATCAAAGCCAATGCGAACATTAAAGTTAAGATCTCTTTTAGCATCAGAACCTCCACATTTTAGATATAGCCCCACCATTACAGTGAGGCTATTGTATTTTTATTCTCTTAATCTTGATGATATCTGTCTTTTATCAGGTCCCTTATTCTTGTTCAAGCTCATTTACGGCATCATTCAACTCGTCAAGCACTCCGACCATCATTTCTACATGATTTTTAGTAAAGTCAGTAACCTTCTTTCCCTTACCAAGACCATTTTCAATAATTTCTGTAACTACATCTCCTTTGTTTTTGGAGTGGAGTAATTTACCCGCCGAGATAATATCTGTTTTAAGCTGATCAAAATTCAATGTCTGAGACTTAAGCGTTTCTTTTTGTTCGACATAAGTAACGGCCTTAATTCCCTCAACTTCTTCTTGTCTTTCAATTGCTTTGATAATTGCTTCTTCTAACGCTTCGGCAGTGAACTCTGGAAGAACTGTTTGAATATAATCGAAACGACTACGAGCGAAGAATTCAGAAGTCTCAGCCAAGTATGCAGATGACTTAATAACCTGATTCTTATCATCTGTTCCGTTAGAGCGGACATGTACGACAATATCGCTATTATCGATGATCGGTGCTAGCGCGCGCTTATCGCCTTTAGGCCATACCTTACCCGCTTTATCTTCTGTTTGGTGAGCAATAAACACAACTGTAAATCCTGCACCGATCAGTTTATCGATTTCCTCCCAGTAAGCCGTTTCATATTCCTTCCACAATCCGAAGCCTTCGCGACCAGAAGCAATTGTGTCTGCATCATACTTATCACAGATATACTTAGAGCAATAACGTGCAGACGCTTCAACCTCATCGAAAATGATTGTCTGATACACTTCTTTTGCTTTTTCGACTGTAGACTTATGTGTGAGCTGTTTATTTACTTTTTTGAAGTCAGCCCAGTTATTAATTGCGGCGAACGGTACGCCAGCAATCGCCCCAAGACCTTTTTCAAATCCGAGATAGTATGGTTTTTTGAATCGCGTAGTTTGCTTCGTTTTGCCCAAGTTATTACTACCAAATATCGTAATGATTTTACCTTCAAGACCTTTAGCTACTACGGAAATTTGTGGATTAAAGATATCTAATGACATATGTATAAAATCTCTCCCTTAAATGTTGTTATATTTTTTGTTTGGAGAGACAGCCGTTTTGCATGACTGTCTCTATTAATTTATATGTTTCTTATATTTATTCTTTTAATCAAAATGGGAGGTCATCGTCCGAAATGTCAATCGGTTTTCCATCACCACTGAATGGATCTTTATTGTGTTTGGGCGCAAATGGATCGTCCACCTTTGCGGGAGTACTGGAACCAAATCCACTACTGTTTCCACCTGAACGTTGTTCTTTTGCGGCCTTTTTGTCTCGCATTTTTTGAATATATGCTTCTCGCTCAACCAAAGCCTTCTTTACCAACTCAGGGCTGAATGCATTTTTATCGTCTTCTTCTAGTGGAGCAGATCCGCCTTCGACAAGATACTCACGAGTTGTCTTACGCTCAATTTTTTCCTGTGGCTCACCAAACCCAACCTCAACCTGACGTTTAGTGACGACTACCTGATTAACGATTTTACCATGAACAGAAACAGTCAATCCTTTTTCATAGTTGCCTGTTACATAATTTACTGCATGAGGATTCGCAACTACAACTTCAAAAGGAATAACGGAACCGTTATACATTGGTACATATCCCTTAATGATTGCGCGACCAGTTTCTTCTCCGTCTTTCGTTTCTTCTTTAACATTTGCAACCATCATATCAAGTGAGAATGTAGCCTTTGGTTCAAAATCTTCTCCGTCTTTAATACGGTTGATAAAATTTGAGTCAATTTTAGGATAAGATTTGAGTTTATCATCTTGCCCGATATATTCATTCAAACTTACTTTACCTTGAGTAACGCGAACCTTATCACCCTCATTCAGCTCAGTTTGAATTGTCTTAATTCCCTTATAGATAGCATTAATATCATTTGTTCCTTTTTTCAACTTAAAGGAGAACATATTAACGGTATGTACAGAGTTTTCATCAACAGCAATATCAACTTCGCCCTTAATCAATTCTCGTCCATCTGGTGCGGGAAGGCTTCCTTCTTCAATACGAACTTCTTTTACAATACCTTCGATGTGTACGGTGTTTTGTGCCTCTGGAAGTTGGTTTTTTTCAGTTGTCATTTTTAAATTATCTCTCCTATATTATGTATTAGTTTAGTTTTAATCATAGTCTTATAAGTTTAATTTTGCGGCACTACATTACATCGGCGGACTTCGCATTGAATTGACTATGCCCTCACATCCTTTCATCAGAACCCGAATCTGTTTACTCCCTTATCATGTGTTTGTGAATTATCTTCAAATGGTGAACCCTGGATAATATTTGATTCCAATTCTTCGGGCTTATATCTGCCCTGAACCAATGACGATATATTTCCACCCGTAATCTCCAATTCTTTAACCGCTGAACCACATATTATTTCTTGTCCTTCATCAGTCCAAACCATAGGAACATAATTCCTAATCAAACCATGAACTTTTAAGGTTGATCCAATCTGAATATTATTATTAAAGTATTCATAAACATTTTTCATCTTACTATCTTTATTATTAATGACGAAAGAATATGGAATGATATCAAATCCATCAGAATTACGAACGATCAATTTTGAATTCACTTTACACTTTGACTTGTTTATATCTTCAATTCCCATATAAACAATCTCTTGGGCAAAATAAGCCTCATTCGATAATTCACTTTGATCCATAACATATATTTCTTTGATGATGAAGTTTTCTTGTGTATCGCCTTTGTATTCATTAAATCGTAACGAACCCTTGATTAGTATGTATGTACCATCTTTAAGATCATCTCTAAGGCGCTCAGCAGCGTCATATCCAATTAATTGAACATCTTCAGCAGCTACCCCCTCAAGATTAATCTTTACTGGTTGAAAGTATTTATAGCCGCTAAACTTCTGACTATACTTTTCGTCCCAGTTAACCATTATGTGATTATTTTTATCATATCTCTTCGTCATTGGATCAATCTTAAACATCTTTATCTTACTTGTTTTATTCCCCATCAATTCAACATAAACGAAAGCATTATTACTAACTTTTAAACCGAACTGAATCCTGTTCCATTGCCCATCCTGCATATCTCCATCACTATAGGCTTTAGAGTTTAGCATTCCGGTTACAATCCCTCTTACTTCAAAATTACCGTATGTTGGTTGTAAACTCATTATTCTTACCCACTTTTATATGTATCGTTCAAAAGCTGAGTTTGTCGGGTTCACCACCTTTCAGTATTAGAATATCTATAACCTCACTTACGTAAAGCTATATATTCAACATGCTTTCGCATGGCGTTTTAAATTATTAATGAAGCGATATAGAGTGCAAGAACTACTGTTAATCCAATTAATGAATTATAGAATACCCTGCGACCCCCATCAGTTCTTTCGTACTTAACTGTGAAGTAGACAATTATTAATGCAAGTAGGATTACCAGAACATCATTCACTTTCTGTCCTCCACATTCTTGATAAAATTATTATTTCGAAGGATTTAATCTGAAGAATCAATTCCAAACTTAATATCTTTCTTAATTTCATCAACTGGGACCGTAGAAAATATGGATACTATCTCAATATCATTGTCGTTCCAGTTATCAGAACTTTCTGGAATGTTGCTAAATACTGCCCATTGTAAATCTGTCCATCTTAAGTACATCGCCTCTGGAGCTGTGAAAGATGAATCCTTAATTACTGCTTCGATATTGTTTTGTGCTTCTACATTACCCAAAAACTTTTCCTTAATCTTAATTGCTACATCGACAATATTTCTCATATGCCTTTCCTCCATTTTCATTCTTCTTGTTTCTCTCTTCTTCTTTAATATACATCGCACATTCGTTTTAGTCAACATATTTTTATTATATTTATTTATTAAATTGTTTAACCGGGATTTTACACCCGGCTTACAATAACGTGCATTATTTCACAAACACTATACTACAAATAGATTACAAAACTCATGAACCACACCGCAAGTGGTAGGCTGCTATGTATAGTGAATATGCGGGTTGGGTCGCTGGTAGTTAATTTGGATAGTTTTGAAATATCAATTGGCTCCTGAAACATCCTTTCGAGAGCAGCGATCTTATCAGCATTAAAGCTACTTACGAAATCATTCAAAGACAGAAAGCGATGTTTCTTTATTTTTTCATTCCTTACTTTAGTAATATACTTATCTACTTCTCTTCTAGATTTCCCGGTACACTCATGCAATAATGACCTGACCTCATCATCTGTTTTAAATAGATAACGTACGTTATTCCAGAACCCAGCAGCATCAGAATCAATGTTTAGTGCCATCGAGAGTTCTCTGATCATTGATAATTGCATGTGCGTATCCCCTCTTTTTTTGAAATACTCCCCAGTACTCTTCATTCTGCTACTACCATTTCTTTGTTGAAAAATAGACATCGGCTCCCTCACTCATAAGTGGTAAATATATCATATATCTAATGTGATACTATTTCAATACGATAATTGTGCAACAACTTTAGTGTTGACAATTCCCATATTTTTCTTCGGAGGTTATAATTTGTCGGTTCGTGTCGGATGTTGAAAATAGGAACGTCTGTTCTTATTTATAGATTATACATTCATTGACCGCTTATTGCAATGATTGCATATAATTTTATTTTAATTATATTTATTGTTTAATGAGTACTACTTTTTTAGTACCCATTTTTTTATTAGTTTCTTTATGTCGGGAAGCCTAGTTCCTCCAACTGGAGCTACAGTGTTAGGGTAATCTTCAAATACAATGACTCTCTTATCAAGGTCGAGCGAAAGTTCATTATCTAAATTTACGATTACTCCCCTATCTGCTATTTCGAATCCACTTAGTTCAGACATTAATAAAGTAAAGTTATCAGCCATTATATTATAGAAAAACAAACCATCCTTTGAATCAATTATAATTCTATCTCGGCCTTTTATTCTTTCTACTCTTGTATTAAGTATTTTTTTTACCTCTAACCATTGAGCATCACCTTGTATGTATTCTTTCTTTTTTGGTTCAAACTCTACTTTGACAACCATTATTCTATCGCCCAAAATAATAGCCTCCATTTGTGGGCAATTCATCCTCTCACTGTTTTCTGTGAGAGGAGACGATTTGCCCTAAAATTTACTTTCTCAAGCTTTTTGGTGCTGGCTCATAGCCCAACCACAAGATACTAGCTGTACTAGCAGTGGTCAGAACTGCTACGGTTGATAGCATAACTCCCATAATTGGAGCAACTTTATTCATGATTTTATTCATCCATCTCACCTCCTCTCAAGTGGATTAGAGTCAGACTCTGCACGAAAGTTGAGGTTTGTATTACATCATTTTTTGTAAGATAAGCCACAATAACAATAATGACAGATAGTATTTTAAATATGATATAATATTTTTCTTTTAAAATTGAATGATGCTTTATTTTTGCGGGAGAAAACAATAACACCAACAATAATGTAATAACAAACAATAATGTATTATACTCAGACATTGTATAGGCATAGTTTGATATCAACACAATAATTAAGGTAGATATAATGATGCACATTTCTGAGCTTTTTATATGATATCCTCCAGAAAAACTTCTTAACAAAGAAAATGATATGGCTGCTGCGAAAACATCCTCCAGGTTTCCAAAAGTTAATCCACAAGCAACCATAAGCAAGAGCGTAAATCCATTTGTAAAAATAATCTTAATTGAATACTTCATTACATCAATTTCTGGCATTCTGTCATATGTGGCAAGACTCTTGGCGGCTTTTAAAGAAAATTTATCAATCAAACTTTATATCTCCTCTTTCTCTTCTTAGCCCCATAAACAAGGCAAAGTTGAATAATACTATCAATAAGAATATTCCTATATACATTTTTCCGATTTCAAGAATTGATCCGGTTATAATTAAAGTTGCTCCTAAAAGGTAGAGGATATTTAAGTTGTTCTTTGTTAATTTGAATTTTAGAGAAGGCGCATATGGTACGAATACAAATCCGATGTTTTTTCTCTTTAGCTGTAAACCAATTAAGAAAATTGTTATTGCTGAGATAGTTTGAAATGTATATCTGGTAATGTCGTTACCTTTAATTTCTTTAAAAGTAACACTAGACAATACAATTGGAGTATAAAGAATAATTCCTTGAATGATTAGTGCTATTATGTATCCAATAACTACGACAATCATGGAGTGCTTTAAGGATATTTTAAATACAAAGACAAGGATTAATAAAATTAATATTAGATTTAACATAGGAGTAATATTATTTAGAACCCCTACTTCTTTGAACAGATATGAACTCACAGAAATCACAATAATTCCAAAAATCATTTCTTTTAAATAATCCTTTATTTGCAATCTAGCAATGGCTAAAATAATGTATAAAACGCAAAATGTTTCAAATGCTGAAAACCCCACATAAATTATCGCATCTAACATCTTCCTCTTGTCTCCTTTTATGATGTTGTTTTAATTAATAAATATATGTATTTCTTATGTACTCAATATATCATGCGTAAAATCCAAAGTCAACACTTTTAAACAAAAAAAGAAGAACAAGTTTTTAGGCTTGTTCTTCATCTATTTCTGGATAAAGCGACCTGATTGTATCTACATTTAAAAAGTCTTTCGTTAGTCTTGTTGTAGCAATTTCATTGGCCCCAAAACGCCTACAAATCTTAACTATATCATCTCGGGTTAAAGTCTTATTTACCACATAAAGATCTCTAGCCATCTTAAGCATACCAGAGTTTTTTATACCCGTTGCTGTTAGATGTGGGTATCCATACCATTCCCTAATGCTCTTTATTCTTCTTAGAACCAAATGATTACTGGCTCTTTCATAATTAACAACTCTGAGCTTAACCGATCTAAATACATACTCATTTTCGATTAATTCAATTCTCTGAGCTTTGGAATTGCTCATCCCATTAAACTTCAGGTACTCTTTCTCATTTGCTGCGCTATATAATAAATTCATTAGTTTTGGACTCACTTCTGCCACTCTTCTCTCCATTGGTCCAGATGATGGAGAATTTCTCACCTCTAATTTAGTGCTGTCTCTATCTATATCATCTTTAAGTATGTTTAAAATTTCCGAATACTCATGCCCCATTATCCCTTCAAATAAACATTGTATAATTGCAGCATCTTGAAAACTTTGTAATCCACCAATAATATTGTTTATTTCTTCTTCGGTAAACAATTTCTTGTTTGTTGTGTCAATAAACTTGTTTATAAACTCATCGCTAATTACTGAATCTAATGGATTAATATTATCAACTCTTAAGTCTTGTTGTATCGCCCATCGAATATAATATCTAATTACATTGATGTTGCCGCTGCTTACCGAATAAGACCCAGGAGCCATAAATTTAAGTAGTTGTTCTATCTCAGACACATTAAAGTTATATAGGTCTTTACCTAATTGTTCTTCTACATATCGTGCTCTTTTTAAAACTCTGGCATAGGACGTGTAAGTTTTTTCACTTAGATCTTTAAGATACATTTCTTTGTGAGATTCATTAAAAAATCCATCTTCATATATTTTATTGGACATCTTGATCCACTCCTATTCCTATCAGCCGCTCAAAGTATTTAATTACATCGTTTCTTACTTTTGTGTTATTGATTCCACGCTTATTATTCAAAAGCTCGATTAACTTCTTATCTTGAAAATTTATTTTGCTTTCGATGAAACTCTTTATTTCTTTATACGGAATTTGGTTGTCTTCAAAGTGTTTAGCAATTACAACATATCCCACGAACATAAGAGAATGATTAATGTTCTCATCCCTATATTTGTTAGGATTTGTAATAAACTCATCAACATAACTTCCTGCTAGATAATTAAAAAACTTAGTGAGTGTTTCAGACATTTCCATTGCATCGAGTCTGCTTTTGGGTTTATAGACATTATCAATAGCATAGGATAGGATGTCAAAGGTGGTCAATTGTCCAGCCAATTCACTGATTCTTGATGCAGAAGCAATTTTGCCTTTAAGGTCTGTTTTTTGCTGAAGATCTTTAACGACCAGATCAGAGAACTCTTGTGATTTCAATTCTTTAAGCCGTTCCTTTTTAACAACATTGATTGTATTGATTTGTCCAAAGTATTTCTTTGCCGTATCTGTATCGTAAGACCGTATTGATAGTATCATCATCTGCTCTAATTCTGGATTGATAGCGCAAGCTCTCACACCGCCCTGAAGACGGTGAAAGCCATCAAGTATTGATATGGCTGCCTGCTCGTTGATTGTCAATAGTCGTGACTTAGAGTTGTAATCAACCGCTTCAGCTTCATCAGAGTAGATGTTTAGCGTAATCATATCTTCCAGGTATGTACCGTTTAGCATGTTTTCTGCAATGTCTTTAACACTTTTTAGATTGATGTCTGGAACTGGTACAACCCCATTCTTACCAGTTTTAAATTTTGCGCTTCTTTGAGTATCAAAGTCATAAATAATAAGTTGGGAGTGAAACCACTGAACTAAATCAGACATTTTAATTTTTGTAATATAGTTATCAATATTTACCATTTCAACATTTTCTAATGCTATGGGTAACATTATTCTATTGGTTTCTGTATTGTTCATTAATTCTTTTTTTGCATAGTTTATTTCTTTAGTGGTAAACCATTGGTCAGGTTTAAGATTACCATTGCCAGTTAATTCATACAGAGCGTCGGATAAAACACATAACATTGATGATTCAAGTGTTGATAATTGTTTATCTCCCTTTGATATCTCATCAAATGTTCCTAATGATACTCCTGATTCAGAGAGGAAATTATTAACTTTCAACACTTTTTTCCGATCAACTTTAACTTCTGCAATTGTGTCCGCAATTAATGTTTCAAGCTGATCTCTGTCTTTTTTCAATTGAGTTCATCTCCTTATTTAAATTATATCATAAAATATAAATATAATAAATTCTCATTAATTATTTCGTTTAATTTACATATTGTTAAATATGTCTAATATTGTCTTTTGTTTGTTTCCTGCATATATTAACTTCTGACAAACATCTTTTAATCGCTGCTGACTCATGTTCCCAATTTCCTTAATAAGCCTTGATCTCAAGTCTTTATAACATTGATCACAATATATTTCATCTTCTAAAGGTGTAAACTGTCTAAAGCAGTCTTTACCTATGCAAACTTTATCTTTAACTTTTACTGGTTTATTATATGTTCGATAACCACATTTTCGCATTGCTTCTACAAAGGTATGTCCATGTTTTCGTAATATTTCTTGCGAAGGTTTTAATCTTAATGATTCGTATTCTTTGCTTGTAGGTATATATCCAATAGATTTTATTACTAATTTCAATTCTTTTAGTACATCATCACTTGAGATGTATTGAGAATTAGCCAATTTAACATTTGCCTCTTTTGCTAATTCATCCCACCCATATTTTTTAGTAATATATTCACTACTGGGCAATAATTTTGCTTTATCGTACAATGTTTTTGATATCTCTCCATGTTCTAGGTGCAATAACTTCATGTTACTTATAGAGATAGGTCTATTCTTATCTATAGTGTAATCTTCTTTGTTCTTAATTTTTAGACTCTTTAATATTTCAACCAAAGATAGCTTGTATATTTTCTTTATGGATTCGCTAGACGGGTAATCTTTTCCTTTATGTTTATCATATAATTCAACATTTAGATAACCGTGGTTTCTTTCTAATTCCCTTAATCTTTCCTCTAACTTTTTATCAATCAAGTTTAGTTTCCTTTCTCAATTTTGATTTTTAACATCTCTAATTTATTCGACATTAGAAATGCCTTTCCTTTATTTGTATTATGTAGAGTATCGCCAATAATATATACTTCTTCTTTGCACTTACTACATAACCACATTTTTCTTTTAGTTGACTCTGCAACGTAAGTTGTTCCACATTTACAATCAACCTTTATTAATACTTCTGCTCTTTCATAGGCATTCTTTAATTCATTAGGAATTACATCTTTAACAATACATTCGATTTGTTTTCTGTGTTCTGAATATTTATTATGTACTCTCCAATCCGCCACTAAAGACGGATTCAAGCCAAATGTTTCTGTTCCAACATTTACTATAAACTTTTTATTGTTTTGATAACATTCTTTCCATTCTTCAATCTGTATGGCCGATAAAGGCATTGTTGATTTTATTCCACTGTTTAGAGTGTATGTCATAATACTTAGAGTATTATTCTTATCTTCATTATTATAACCCAATTAAACACCCCCAAACCTAATTTACCATTGTGATTAAAAATTGCAATACTATTTTAATAAATAACAATAAAAAGTCCTATTCTACACAAATAAACAACTTTAAAGTCATTTATTTGCATATGTATAGAACTTTTTATGGTACACTATTTAGTTTTACCATTGGTTAGATATAGGATGTTATCACTACATCAATTAGTGCAATCCCTCTTCCTCCAAACAACTTTTTCCCTTTGATTGCATGTATTTTATAGTAAGTTCCCTCAATTAAGTCTGCCTTAGTTGGATTGTTGATCTGCCACACATACCGCTCTCTATTGGTTTCAAAGGTGTAAGTACTAACGTCTTTTGGTCTCAAGTATCTATCATAAAAATCGTTCCCATGATCCACCTGTACCAATTTGACAATCAATTCAACTTGGTCGTCCATCTACTTATATCCTTTCAATAAGTCTGGTTTGATATAGTAAGCATTAATTAGTTCAACCGACAATAGTCTAAATATCCTATAATAGTCTTGTTTAAAATTTGTATTAAATATTGCTAAAGTTTCTTTAGTCAGATCTTCGCTGTTCAACATTTCCTTTTTAAGAATATTGATTCCCTCAACAATTCTTTCCCCTTGATCAACTTCAATTTCATATCTTACTTCATAACAATATCTATTCGCTCCACCATTCATTTGAACTAAAAACTTTTTATGTTTGGGAAGATGCTTGTATGTAATATTCATTTATATCCCACCCTTCTTATATGGTATATATTTATTTAACATCACATATTTACTCTTTATAAAAAAATATAGCTAAGATTCTATGTTGTTTTTAATTTCTATAAATGGAATAACTTTGTTTTCTAATGTATCAAATATTCTGTATAGTTCGGTATTAAAATTACTAAAAGCATGGACGCTATCGCTTTTTAAATTTGTTATCTTCCAGGTTTCAAGCCTATTTTCTGGATCAAAATAAACCAAACGTTGTAAACAATATCTTCCCGTTTTAGGCATAATTCTGACTGCACCTCGATGTAATATTTTGCCTATGATTTAACATCTAACTCTGTTATGATTGCTTAACAAGTGTCTCTCCATATACGTGGGGAGATTTTTCTATGTTTAAATTTTGGAACGATTATCGTTCCACCCTTAATATACTAGATTACCTTTTATAAGTCAATACTCAATTATTCTCAGGGGGATACATCATGTCGTGGGTTGAGATAAGGTTACAATACATACTTGACAGCAAAGGAATTACAAAAAGAGAACTTTCTAGACGTACAAACATAAGGCATTCAACTATCAATGAGATGTGCAATAATACAGCCAAACAAATTCCTCTAAAGAATATTGTCTCAATATGCGATGAGTTAGATATTGATATTATTGATTTGTTTAAATATCACAAAGATGACTCTAAAAAAGAAGAGGTATAAAAACCTCTTCTTTTTATATTTATTAGTAAACTTTAATTTCTGCAAATGCAACTCTAATTGCTTCAGCAATTTTACTTTGATATTCATATGGGAGATCAATTAATTTTTTAATGAGTCGGTGTTTATTAATCGATGTTGTTTGTTCACAAAGCAATACACTATCTTTTACAAATCCAATTTCCGAAGCGATTAAATCTACATGTGTCGGAAGAGGTCTTTTTGTTTTACTTCCGGTTGTTGGAGCTACCATCACTGTTGGAGAGAATTTATTTTGAAGATTATTAGATAGAATAACAACTGGTCTTCTACCACCCTGTACTGATCCGTCTGCCTGTAGATCTGCCAACCAAACTTCATATTGTGTTGTAGCAACATTAATATTTTTATTCATTTCCACGCGTTCCATAACCATGCTCATATGTACCACACTCCTGATTATTATTATTCTTGCTTCACTCTATTTTTTCTATCACTATGTACTTTTATTATTAACTATTTATATATTTATTATACCTAGTGATAGTAATTTTCACAAGCGAACATTTGTTCTAAACGTCAATAAATTCAAATGTTTTTGTTTTTGTCAATACAAATGTTGTTGCACAAAATTTCCTTACATAAATTAGGATAATAGTGTGTTTTGGTGTTGACATTCTCTGAAAATTGAAAAGTACTGCATTGCTGCTGGGAATATGTATTACGTGACTAATGTCTCTCTTATTTTGTATTAACCTTATACTTTCACTCTTAAACAGGATAAATTCCAAAAATCAAAATTTTCATAAAAAGACAAAACAAAAAACCCTTATAAATCAAGGGTTTTTTCATCACAATTTTAGATAAAATTCGTATTTTATGCAGATTTAATCTCTAAGGTTAGTTATTCTTGTTCTTCCGGTTTCTTGATGTGTCTTCCAAGCTTCGTTTGCCCATTTCATGATCCTATCAGTATGTTTATCGTCCTTAGAGGCTTCTTTTCCCACATAGCCATATCCTTTATCATATGTGTTCCATCTAGTAACATAATCAAGATGTGAAATAGCACCTGCTCCTGCGCCTTCTACAAGCTCAAATGTTGCATTTAGATTCAAAATAAGCACATAATCTTTGGAGTCGGTAACGGAACCGAGAACCTCTTTCAATTGCTTTAATGATGGCTGCATAAAATACCTCCATTTTTATCGGATAGTATTTTATTTTACTATACAATATTGTATTATGGGTTACAAAATTGAATTAAATCTACATTTATGAATACTGGCATTCACTGCCCAAAACAATTCTATTGTCTTCTAATTTAATGATTGTTAAAAATGGCTCTTCTACATCATCTCTAATAATCATTCCGTCAAACTGTTTACTTGTATCGTAATGAAAGCAAACCTTTACATTCTTATTTAACATACTACCCTGTTTCGGAAATATTTCTGCTGTTATATTTTTGTGCGCTCCCATTAATAACACTCTCCTATTTTTATGTTTTGATAAAAGATGCCTTTCATCACTTGTCTTCTTCCTTTGTTCTCACTAATTGATCCATAAATACTTTCAATTCCCTTTCTTTTTCTTTGACCTGGAGTGCTGTCGTTTTGGCCTTATCAAAATTATCATTAAGCACTGCAAAGTAGACCGATTCTCTTCCTGCCCTAATCATGTATTCCATGTGTTCTACCTCTTTAATGAGTTCTGCTACTGTTTTAAGCCCCATAATTAACCCTCCAATGTTTTTGCATATTCCTCTACAATACTTCTATCCTTATCCTCGCAGAGCCACACACCGCTGTCTTTTTTATCTGTTATGTAATATACATCGCCAAGCGTCCAATGATGAATTTGATATCCATTAACAACATTCACATTGCTGTGCATTTTAGTACCCTCCCTTTCATATGTCGTTATATCTTCGACTGTTCAGCAGTCTTAGAAGTTTGATATCCCTCTGATGTCGTTTGGACATACCAGCAACTCAGAACCATTTTCATCAAAGATGAACGTTCCATCTTCCCTTTTTCCTTTGTATGTCGCTATATGCTCACTGGATGTCATGATTCCAGTAAATCCTTCTGGACGTTTCGCTCCAATATTAAGAAAATACTTGTGTTCTTTAAGGATTTTAAAGGTCATTTTACTTTTCTCCTTCGCTATATGTGTCTAATGTGTAATCCGATAAAACATTCCTTTTAAACAGACTTATTTAATTATTTAGCTGCTTTTACAATGTTGATTCTTAAAAAATCATTTTCAGTGTTTCTTCTCGTTTCAACAAAGGCCCAGTCTTCAGGAATCATAGTTCTTAGATGAATCATATCTTCCTCATAAAGACCTAATCCACGTATATGATCATGCTCAAGCGTATAATCATGAATTACACTAAAAAAGTAAGGCTTACCACTAATTATCTCATTGATTTGCTTAATATCCACACAGACACTCTCCTTTTGAAATAGTTATTTCTTTAAGAAATCTTTCTCTTCAGTAAATACACTTTACTTTCTAAAGCTACAACTTCCCATCCTAATTCACCAATAGCATTTAATACCGTTAATGTTTTAACATCGTCAAGAAAATCCAAACGTTCTTTTTTATTTTCAGATACAATCGACCAAATCGATCCTCTTTCAAATCTCTCTTGAATAAGATGAGTATATTCAAATTTATCCATCTCAAAAACCCCCGTATTCATTGACTTTTTTAAATCCAATATCTTGATGAAATCAACCTTTTATAAATATAATCTACAAACTTTGTGGTTTCATTCTGGTTTTAACATACTCAGATCCGCTTCCACATCACGTCCAAAAGTTACGCGCAACTTATACATAATCTCTGATTCACGACACGATAATTTAAGTTCCACTCTTTCATCATCATCTAGTTCAAACTCATGTGTGTATGGTAAACTCCTAACCAAAATCCACTTCATGGCTTCATCCTCCGTCCTCGATGCACTATATGTGTATGCCATACACTTTAATTGATCATTTTTCATAAATATTTTACTTAAGCATACTTCGCCATCCTAACATGCAATCCCTTAATCTCAGCCTCAACCATCATTAACCGTTGTGGCGATGACTTAGAAATCACAGAATCCTTCAGTGCTTCCAGATCGCGAATTTGTACAGCAATGATTGATCTCATTTTAGCATTATCACCATTCAATTTACCATTCTCCTTCATATGTATAATATCCTTCTTGACTCCTTTATTTTACCACACACTTAATTATTGTTCAACATATATTTACTTATTAAAAGGAAATGGCGAACACATATTTATGTCCGCCACATCAACTATTTATGATTTTCACTATATTTATTTGCAGCATCAAGTAATCCAATTTCTACCCCTTCCACAGTCACCACAACGCATTTTCCGCCCTTAACTCGTCCATTCTTATACATAACTGTACTCCTTTCCTGAGCGGTTATAGACAGCCACAGAAGCTCCATAACGCTGTGTGAGCGAATATACTTTGTCCAATACAATCCAATAGAATGATTCCTTATTTTGTTGTTGGTCAATGGTTTCGACAACTTGATTGTTAACAATAAAATCCCATGTTTTCATATGTATCATCCCTTATATATTTATTTTTAAAACTTAATCACAATGAACTTCAATAGTTTCATAAGCGGCTACACTTTTATATCCCATACTTTTCCCTTTGCTTTCTGCTTCTCTGTGTGATTTTGCGTCAACAAAAATGATTCCTCTTTCCGTCTCAACCATGAAAGTATTTTGTGGTAATGGCCTACATTCTTTCATCATTTAACCTCCCATTTAATTTTAATTTTCAGTAAAATTTCTCTTTCATTCAATCTTCCAACAAGTAAAAATTAAAGCCATAACTTGACTCTCCGCAACCATCTACTGCTGCAAAAGCATATTCATCACCTTTATTGTCTTTAATGATAAATAGAGGGGTTCCATCTTCGTCAGTTTCTTCTCTCGCTATATAAATATTACTAACAGTAAAATACGGCTCACGAGGAGCATGACAGATTAGTTCTTTACTCATAATTAACCTCCATTTCTTGATAATAGACTTATTTTACTGCAAATTAAGAATTTCTTTTGCTTTGTCAAATTCGATCACACTTGAAAATTCAATATCTACAATGTCATCATCTTTACCTTTAGTAAACGTCTGCCAGAATGATATAAGATCAACAGGATAATAATTAATTTTTCCTTAGCCAAAGAACTAATATTTTCTACCTTAACTTTTAAGGTTCTTGTCATTGTAACTTTCATCTCCTTATGAAAATATAGTTTAATTATAACTGCTCTAGTACTTCATCATAAAACTGTTCTGGCAGCATTCTTGATGTTTCTCTTCCAGCAACAAATGGGTAAGACCATTCTTCAAAGTTCAATCGGATCTGAGGAGTATCATTGAAGTTAATAATCTCTGCGCCAGCGTATTGATATGTGTTTGGGATCAGCTCGTCTTTTCTCATTTTCTCAAGGATTTCAAGCAATGATTGTCTGTTAATTTCAATTGCACTTATACTCATTTAAGATCAACTCCCCATAAACACATAAATTTATCAAAACTTAACATGCTTCTCAGCAATACTCACCATTCTCTTCTTAATCATAACACGTTCATTCAGTGTTAACTTATCATTGTTTTGGTGCTGCTGTTTCAGCCACATAAACAATCTAACTTCATTCATTATATTTACCTCCTAAGACATTTCTCATTATTTTGTACAAACACTAACGCACGTTCTTTTCTGCGTAATTTCACAAACTGTTTCATTTCTGCTTCATCATTAAAAACATGAACGCTAACTGCTAACTTACCACAAATCTTTTCAATGATTTTTACTTGATACATTAATCCGTTTCACCTCATGTATGTATGTGTTTCTTATCTGTAATAATCTTATCATGATTTTATATTTAAGTCAATATATTTATTCATTAAATTTCTATATGTACTCTTCCCTGGTTAGTGCATTTCATTAATCTGACATTGCTAACCCATGGATCACTCTGCCAGCGTTTATATACCTTGTTAGCCACACTAAAAGACGATATAAGGCCAGTTTCAAATGGATGAGATGAATGTTCAGCTTCAACTAGATAATGGTCATATGATGGCATATAGAGGGTTACAACTCCTTTTAATTTGTAATTATCACAAAGAAAAATACACACCAGTTATATTCTAGATGTGTATTCTCGTGATTGTGATATGTATTTGTATTTTTATTTATAACAATACTGCTACGGCAGTTACAACAACTATGAATACTACGCCAACAATGATTATAGCTTTTTCAATATCTGCTATTACATCGGGTAGAGTTTTGATTTTTTCTTCACGTACACTCATGATAATATTTCCTTGATCATCACGGCAACGGATTGCTGTTTGCATATGATATCACCCCTTATATGGCCTATGATAACCTTATTAGACCTTTTACACCCTTTTAAGACCTTTTGATAGATATATTTACTTTTTAATAATATAACTGTTTCATCAGAACATACACGGTGATATTTCGTCAAAACTATATTCACTCACTGACTTATCGTGAAATCTCACAAGTAACGTTTTGACATCAAGCATTTTCACTCTCCCAAATTTATTGTTGGGCAGCACTAGTACTGTTTGATTGATATACAGTTCCACCTATAACTCATCCCCTAAAGTTTTGATCAAATCCTGCTTTTACTGAAAATACTTGCAGCGTACTACCGACAACAATTCTTCGATATCTGATTTAATTGTTGGCAATACTTCATATGAACCGGATTCGTACCACATACGCATCATATTAATCCCGCTTAACCCCAGAAAAAGTTTTGATTCGCCATCCATACATACTGCCAAATCACCTGTTCGAAACTCATTACCATGGTTACTAGTGAATTTCACTACCCTACCTGTATGCTCTTTCATCTTTGGTATCCTCCTTATGAAATACTGTTTTTATTGAATACAATATATCCCTTCTCCGTGCTCATTCTGCCCAATTTTGATTCCAATTGAGGTATCATTTCTGTTGTTGTCGATCCACTCAAATTCAACATAATCTACACTGTTACTTTTTAAATAAAACTCTTCAAATTTTCTAGGTGTCTTAAGAATACTGTACGGATAAAAACCTCTACGCTGTAATTCACAGGCTAATTCCAAACGATCCGTAAATGACATTTTAACCATCTCCTATTCCCCATGAAATCGTGTTGTTTGATCAGCATTAACTCTATGTATTTCTTGATGTAATCATATCATACTCAAATATATTTAACAACTTATATTTATTCTTTAAATCATTTATTCAACTACCCAACAACCTTCACAATCCAGAATCCCCAAATCACAATAGCAGCAACTAGCGTCCAATTATTAGACCAAAAATCCTTAACTCTTCCCCTTAGCATATTCATTCTTATTCCTCCTCGCTACCTAAGTTCATCGTCACAACCCCCTCATTGACCCTCTGTCGCATTCTCTGGTGTATACTATATATACTTATTCCTTTAATATATTGACACTTGTAGCAAGCCACAGGAAGCCCATTAGACAGACAATAATTGTATGCTGCTTGTGTAACGGGCTTATTGCAGTAAGTGCATGTGTGGTTAGTTTGAGAATTGTTCATTGTAACTTTCCATAATCGAATCATTTCTTTTCTTGATACTTTCCGGTTTAGCAGATCCAGAACCAATTGCGCTATTATATACTTCGCTCACGCTTGCAGATTTCTTTCCGCTAAAAAATGATGTTGCCCATTTTGTAAAATCGGAAATCTCAACTCCATCACTAGCTGATTTAACGGCAACAGGAACCAATGCAATTAAGTGTGTCCGTGTGATGATTCGTTTTGCAATTTTATTATGTTCTTTATCATTAATTTGCTTGATTGAATTGTAAGTCTCCAGAATTCGATCATAGGCAACTTTAATTTTCTCTGTTTGCTCTGGTGTAATATCTGCCGTTTCAATCAGAGGTCGAATTGATTTAGTTTCAAATGAGGGCTGTTCAACGTTCAGCATTGCCCACGACTTAATAACAATTTCTTCATTCGTATATTTGTTAATGGCCTTTTCTGTTAACGTTGTTTTGAATAGATCGTGTTTACCGATTTCCTGGATTGTTTCAATTGATTTTGCTTTAACTCGACCAAGCTCAATACTTGTCAATGGCTTGCCGTTATTGAGTCTGAAAAATAATTCATTAATTTCATCATCGGTAATTTGGCTGTCAAAGTAATAAACAGTTAATGAATAACTTTCAATTTCATCTCTCGCATCTTCCGGTAAATCGGCGAATTTCAGGCCGTTGATGTTGAGTGTTTCGCCTTCATCACCAATGTTAATTTCAGGCACATTGGTTAGTTCATATTCACCGTTTAGAAAGCCGCTGATAGCCTCTGATCTCTGTTTTCCATCAAGCATACTATACTGGCTATTCTCGTCTTTGACGGCGTAGAACGCTGGCACAGGATATCCTTCAATGAGAGAGTGAATAAGCAAAGACTTTCTGTCTTGGTCCCACACATAACCACGTTGAACGGCATTATCAAATTTAATATTCCCTTTTTGAATTGACTTTGTAAGCTGCTTTGCACTCCATTAGATATTAGCTTTTTTAATCATTTTCATTACCTCCGGCAAATGGGTTTTTGTATTTTTCGAATTCTTCATATTCCTTAAACTGATTTAAATCTATATTAAAGAAAACTGCCAGCCCAATCATTTCATCATAACTAAAGCTGTCTCTTCTTATTTTTCCATGTAGTGTTTTTTCATGAATTCCAACTTTATCGGCTACCCAGGGAATGCGGTAGCCTCTCTCCTCGATTAGATTCTTAATGTATTGTCCAAAGTTCATGGTGTCACTTCCTTATTACATTTTTTCAATTCTTGCTAACAATTCTTTATCATCAACCAACCAAGCAGCAACACTTCCTGTAAATACTAATACAAATTTGCTTGCATGATCACGGCAGTTTTCAATGTTGTGTGTTAGAATGTGTGTCAGCAATGTTCTGACATGTACGGTGCGATTCTTTTTTACCTCTTCATTTTCAAAAGATTCAATAAATGTTACTAGCTCTTCTTCATTAATTGTAACGGCATCTTTGTCAATAGACTCAAGAAACTTTCCGAAACTAACCTTGTATTGCGCCCAGGAACTACTTTGTTTCTTATTTGTATTCCATTCTGGGTATTTGCTGTTTCTGAAAGAATCAAGATAGGAAGTGTTAACTTCCAGAAGATCAAAATGTTTGATATTCTTACCTCTTCCATCTACCTTAACCACTTCGATTACTTCCGTCATGTTAACCACTCCTTTTAATTTCGTTCCTTATATTTACATCTTAACACGCGCATGTTTCAAAGTCAATACCTATATTTTCATTTTGAATACAGTAATCTATGTGAAATTGACATTTCATTCAAAATTTGATTACTCAATCTTTCTCTTTTTTAAGTGATTTCATAGTAACAAGATAGATTGCAACTATGAATAACAGGAAACATGATCTCGCAACAAAAGAATTATAATCTTGATTAGCAAAAGAAATTCCCATTTTGATTACTACGAAAGCTGTAAGCACCCCACAAACGATTTTTAATACTGGTTCGCTAATGTCTTTACCCATACTTTTCCACTCTCCGTCTTATAGTGAAATTAAAATTTTTACATAGTTATTTAAAATTCTTCTGAAAAAGCATCTTCTTCATTATCAAAGTATTTACGATTCTTGCCTGTGAAATGTTCAAGATCTGCAATGTAAGTATTTATGTAATCATTTTTGTGTGGTGCTGGTGTAATCTGATCATATATTTTGTAAAGATTTCGAAGTGCAGAAACCGCTTCTTTCATTTCGCCTTGTTTGTATCCTTCTTTAAAATCACTTTTATTCATACTTATTTCCCATCCCCCTACTTCCAGTTTCTTCGTCTGTTGTCTTCGTAAATTTCACAATCCAGTCTGTACTCTATCATTTTAGCCTCATCTTCTAACTTGTGCAATTGATCCCAAGACCAATTTTCATCTTCGCCTTTTTTAGAATATTTGGTAAATGCTTCTTTTGCATTTTCTAATTCATTTTTCAAACTTTCGATCTTCGAATTTTTACGATTCAACATTTTAAAATTTTCACCTGTCATTGTTACCGCCTCCGCACTATGTATTGTGTTCTCTTCTTATCTACTATAATACACCACATATCCGTTCTTGTCAAACATATATTTATTAATTAAAATATGCTCAATGATCAATTCACTAAGAATTTTATTCCTTATTCAAAATTAATCAACTCATACTTTCCTCGTTCCAGTCTCCGGTAATCATTAAATACTTCAATATGATTCTGATTTGCGTTAATGCAGCACTTTGAAACAATATGTGTTCGTATCGTTTTTACATTGTAATTAGACCCGTTTTGCAACATTAAGGTTAAGACTTCAATAGGTGTGAATTCATTCTTACCTTTATCTTTCACAAGCTTTTTGACTGTCTTCAGCAATTCATCCCTACACGTTGTATAAGCCATTCTAACGCCTCCTACAGCTCTTTCTGCCATAGTAACACATCGCTGGAAATCGCGTAAGTAATGGCCTATTGTGACCGTGTGTTGTGATTATGGGTTCCACAAATACATCTAACATAATAATCCTCATTGATTTTCTTCTGTATCTTCAATTAACCATACTCCATATTCATTTTTAGCTTTTAAACTTCCGTCTACACACATCCTCTGAATTGTGCGAATGTTTAATCCAGACTTTAAAGCGTACCCCTTAACGGTTGTCACCTGCGCCAGTGCGTTTTGCTGGATGTAATAGGCGTGTAAGTATTTCTTATCCAACGGTTCGTTTGTGAATTCTTCCACTGATAAATCTGCCATGATCTCCCCAAACATATCTAGGAGAACCAATTCATGTTTTCCAAACCTCTCCGCATGCTCCATCAGATCCCGGTGAATGCGCTCTAAGGTGATGGCTGGCTTTCGTTGCATGTTGGTCAAATGCACACCAGCTATTCCAACTTCTTTTCCCATTCCGTACTCATTCCTGTCAATGACTCTTTCCCCTAGAACATTCGCAATTGCCATTAACTGTGCAAATTTAACACTACGAATATCCATTAGGAATCACACCGCCAATTACCAATGATCCGCTCCATGTTGTCAATGGCTTCCTTTTCGCTTCCGAATTCTCCCTTTTCAACAACTCCATCTGTAATAGTCCAATAAGCGTTACCTTCCATATTAGGCCATAGCGACTTTACTGCGGTAAAAGTTTGAATTTGCATTTTAATTAGCTCCCTGTACCCGCTACCCTATTGTAGCTGCGGCTTTTTTGTCGTATGTGCGACTTCTTGATATAAATATACCACACTGTCGTATGTACGTCAATGGGTTTTGATTAAAAGCAATAAATATTTTTCATTGACATATTTTTATTTTTAAATATTTTTCAATATAAATTAAAAAACGATACCTGTTTATCAAGTATCGTATCATATAAGCATATGTGCTTATAAAGTTTACGTAAAAGACGGGTTTTATCAGGTTCTACCAATTGAATCTTAGGATTCCGTTTTCACTACTACAGACCATTTAAACCATCTTTTATTTATCACAAAATCTCGCTCCTATCCAGCCAACTTCATTTAATACTTAGTATACTATTGAGGCAGGGGCCTATGAAGTGGATACCTAAATTATTTATCCTTGAGGTGATCATAACTCGTTTATCGTGTTGTTAACCAAAACACTCCTTTTGATACTCCAAAGTTAGCCTTTATTTTATTCCCATCAAGAAGATGTTGAAAAACCTCTTCTGTTATTGTAAAGCCATTTTTCCAATCCTCTCTGATAAACGTATGTCCTTCAACAGATGTTTTATCATAAAGGAATTTTGCTTTTGAATTCCTAATTACCAAACTCATATATTTACATATAACTTTATCTGTCATGGGATTTCACTCCTATTAAAATGAGTAATTCACTAAATGTCTGCTATTTCTTCAATATTGACACGACCATTTTTGATGAACGTATCACTTACACAAAATTCACCGGTTATATCAAAAAATATATTAACTCCATCACTTGAACAGAGATACGTTCCAACCTTCGATTTCTTTATGTCCTTATACGTGATTTCATATGGTACTCCACGCTCAAATTTCATGTTCCTTACCTCCTATGTATTAATCTTATGAATACATCATATCACACTTTTATTTATTTGTATATATTTATTCATTAAATTGTTGTATAGAATATTAATACTCTTTTGTGTATATTTTCATGAAAAATACGACACTTATAAACTAAGTATCGTATAAATATTCATTCTTATTATGATAAAGTTAAATTTTAAAGTATCTATCCTATTTATTGCATCATTATGCTAGAAATACCACATGTACCCTATCCGCATCACTTGTAATTCTAGCCTCCTTTTCAATTGGTAATTCTCTAATTATTTCCCCTGCATTCTCTTTATTTTGTCTGACATTTTGTTTTGCTTCTTCCATGCTACTTGCCTCAAATTCCAATTCAATTCGTTTTGTTTCAAAAATTACCGCCTTATACCTAACCATGTATGTCTATCTCCTTTTTTAACTATTTTATTTTCACAATAACATAATTAATAATTTGCGTAAAATCTTGTTTTTATCATACTTGTCTACAAATCCTATAACTTCGTTTATGTGATTTTAAATCCATTCTGAAACACATCTATACAATCCCATTTCAAAGTTCCGTAATTAAATTCCATTCTATACATAAGTCCATTTGAATTTGAATCTATATCATGTTGATAGTTAGTTTCTAATCCTTTTGTACCCTTAAGACGATTTAAAACATCAGCACTATCAACATCGACCCATTTAGGGAAACTCTTTTTATTAATTTTCATTATAATTCCTCCATTATCTTATTTTTATTCTTATGAAATTATCATTTTACAGTGTCTTTATTTCAATTTTAGAAATGAAAAACTCAACAGACATTCCAGCTCTTTTTGATTTTTCGAAACAATCAATTGAAATTTGATTTGCCTTGTTCCACTCATATCCTTTATCTGCAATCATTTTGGTTGCCTTTTCCATATTCTTGAGCGTTAGATATTTCATATGTATCATCTCCGCTTCATTTGATATTTACATCATATCACATATATTTTTCTTTGTCTACATATATTTACTCTTTAAATCTATTCACATTCATATTCCCAAATCAATTTTCTAGCAATCCATCTATCCGACATCTCATCTATGTGCATTTCGGTATACTCATCCTCAAACATTCCATTCCCTTTGTATGCTGCCCAGACTCCATCTTCAGCAAGTTCTAGAAACACTCTACGAAGCTCTGTGACGGTGTATTCATTACACTTGATGTCTCCATCAGTTGCAGCGGAAACGGCCTTAGAAGCTCTCTTGATCAGCGTTTCAATTGGAGTTTCTTTCTTGACTGGTGTTAATGTTGCGGTTGTCATATGTATCACACTCCATGTATTTATTCAAAAAAGAGATTATAAGAGGTCATTTCGACCTCTTAGTTATTCATCATATATTCGAGTGCTTTTGATGGGTATCCTTTTGTAAAGATGACTTTTCTTTCGTTCCCATCATACACACTGAAAGTTCCGGCTCCATACATGCTCTGTGACGAAAACCCCATACAAGACTCAAAAACGACTCTCTTCCCGCTTTTTGTGAATCCGGCCTGAAGTGCGTTCGTTCCTTCAAGTTTAACATCTGTATACTTGGCGCACTTTTCACGTTCCTTGCGCTCCTGTGCTTTTGCCTTAATTCTTTCTGATAACTCCATTGCTCTATCCATATGTATCACCTCTTCTATGGGATACCTAAAGTATAACATACGTTTATGTATTATTCAACATATATTTACTTATTATTTATTTGAAATAAGTGTTTTATCAGATCATGCACTAACCTTAATCTCTACAACATCACCATAATCACAAACAATATCGTGTTTGCAGCATGTAGCAAGTTCAAGCACCTTCATGTTATCACCTTCACATTTGAGGATAACCGATCCATCACGCTTCACAAGCTTGATTGTTTTCATTTTCATTATATAGTCACCTCTGTATATTTATTATTTAGTTGAATTTACAGGCCATTTCAAGTTGATCTGCAAATGACGTATAAACGTCTGTTTTGTTTAGTTTTTTGATTTTCTTTTTGAGTTTAGATTCATGTTGCATAGTTTTGGTAAAGTTTGATTTACTGGGAATAGGGAGAATTTTGTTGATTGCTTGAATCATGAGAAAAGCCTCCTTTATGTTAAACAGCCTGATTAACTGCCTGTGAACGGATAAGATAAATAACATAATTTTTAGCATCGTCTAATTTACTGGTTGTTTTCAAATTGGCATCGATCTCTTTCCCTTTATCGTCAAACACTCTGAAGCAACCCCACAACTTTGCAATAGTATATCCTCCAGCATTATAGGTTCTAAGACGCTGTGAGCGGCCCACATATATCATATCTTTTGTTTCAGTTATAAATTGCACAGGTTCAGTATTTGAGCTAACAGAATCGCTTACAGCTTGTTTGTTTAGGTCTTGTTCATGCTTCTTAATTACTGATTTGAATTGTGATAATTTACGGTCATATTCTTTTGACATCTCAGACAGATTAGAAATCATATTGCCATATCTGTCCTGCATTTTGTTATATCTACGGACATTTAAGCCACCTCTACCAGTAACGGCCCATCCTGGATTATTTGCCTTATGGTTAAGTGATTTAATGTACTGTTCGTAATAACGCTTTTTAAATGATTGCAGATACTTCTTTACTTGATACTGAATTGACTCAACATTTGTTGATTCGATTATTTTTACTGCTTCTGATTGGATTGATTGAAATACATTTACACATTCTTTCTTGTAATCCACCTCAAACATGCTAGATGAGTGTAAGCGGCGTTGTAAGTCGTCTGAAACAATATATAACTCAAGATCATCTATGTTTATAGTTGGATATGAAACAGGTTCAGAATTGATTACAGAAGGCTTAGAAGTAGTATCATTAGCTGTTCGCATACTGTCATTACCACTTAGGGAGTTTGCGAACGCAATGGTTTTTTCTGATTGTTTTGCGTAAAACAGATTCTTTCTTCTGCTCCACTTGAAGCCATTTGCACATACAGAGGACAACATTTCATCGGACAAAGTATCTGAAAATGATAATTCAATACCGTTCAATTCGTTGTTATAAGCGACTATGACAGATTCGCATACACTATTATCTACGGATGCATTAATATTCTGGCTGATCTCAGAGGCTACCAAAGGAGATACAATATCTAATACAAGATTACTCCAGATATATTCTTTTAGTTCTTTACCACTAACGGTTTCGGTATATTCTCCGGCCGCATTATTTGATTCAGAGTAATTAACCAATATTTCATAAGATAGTTCATCATTGATTAACTCAGAGTAATTAGAAGGCAAAGACTTTTTAAAATTCATTGCTCGTTCTTGCAATTGCAAATGATATTGAGTGAGAGTATTTTCTTCTTTTTTTGTTGTTTCATTTTTAACATATTTATTTACTAATTCTTTGGCTAATTCATTAGTCATCGTAACTTCTTTTTCTTCTCTTATAACTACTTTCTCAATCTCCGCAACTTCATTCATACTGGTTTGTTCTTCCCACATTTGATTAACGACCTCAGTAAATCCTCTATAATAATGAGTATGATTGTTTAAAGTATACTCTGTCATTCTGTTTTCAACTTCTTTTTTAAACTCCTGTGTATATTCGGCTGTTGCAAATACAAAAGTATTCCCACCACTCAAAACTTCACCGGAATGTTGATCATAAGAAACATTTTCATACTTCTTAACAATAGCATTTACAGCGTTAACGCTTGGCAGGTTCTCCCATCTGACATTAATTGAGCCACCACTAGCAGACTTACGAACCGAAAATTTAACATTCGGGAAAGTTGCTTTCAATTCTTGCTTAATTGCTGCCGCTGTAGTTGCTGTCATTGTTTTTGTCATTTGTAAAACCTCCATGTAATTAATATGTATTAACTTCTTATCTATAATAATAAACCTTTGTTAGTGATAAGTCAACATATATTTATTTATTAAATAAAAAAGAGAGAATCTTCGTTCTCCCCTCAATGAAATCAATCATATTATATTTATACATTTTTATGTATATTATTCATTCACTATACACCCTTATACATACTATCATGAATATTTATACATAAAAAACTTGATAAAACAAGTATTTCATGAGATTAACATAAGAAAATTAAACCCTTCTAATTTTTGTTTTTGGGGTAATCTCTATTCTGATTCTCACATTTTCTGTTCGTATTGTTAATACATCAAATCCTTTATGAAACACTTTTCCTGTAATTAATTTATCATTAACAAAAGCTTCTACTGTGTGTCCTACTTCAATCTCCTTTATCATATTAAAATTGTCCATTCTTATAATTTTTCATTGTAGTTCTTTTCAGAGTAATGATTTCAATATCTCTACCAAAATTTCCTTTTAAAAGTTCTAAAGCATCTTCTTTTGCAAATATTGTTGCAGATACTTTTATATTATTGCGCACCGTTTCACCATTAACCTTGATTTCGTATTTAAAATATGTATATGTCATGCGACCCCCAAGGTTAAAGCCCTGCGGCTATAAATTTCATTTATTTATATTTATATAATAGCATCATTTTTCGTTATCGTCAATACTTTTTAATTTTTTACCTTATATTTATTTATTAAATCACACACTCCATTTTATGTACTCATTCCCCTTTTCCACTCATCAACCCGATCAAATTATAAGTATACTCATTCATAAACACTTTAACCTGTTCCTGCATTTCTTCTTCTGACATTGCTCCGTGCTTATAAGCTTCAGCAACTCCAGTCAGATCCTCATGAGACAAATTATAGAAGTGCTTGAATTGATCCAGTTTATTATTAGATTTAAATGTATTTAGAATCATATCGGTTATGTACTGGTTATTGGTCATTGTAGACACTCCTATGTAAAATGTATTGGTAACTATGTATTAAAATCAATTATAACGCTCTGTGAGGCTCTAGGAAAGACCGTAACACTGTAAGAGGTTCAATAGACGGTGATTATGACCATTGCCGTGTTAGAAGCGTTCAGGGCCACTACAACATGGCGTTTGTTGAAACCCTTCACACAATAGCGATATTCATTATATTTAGCATCGTAGACAGGCTCAGAGACCGCTTTGGGGAACTTTAGGATGAATAACATACGTTCAACAGTGAAGCATCTGTCAGACTGATTAAGGCGTTCTAGAGCGTGTGAAGAATAGGTGTAAGCCGATTGTTTGGTGAGTGATGAAATGATAGATAAAGATTGCTGCTGTGATATTGGCGTTGGTTGTGATTGATTGAATGCTGTTGCTAAGTTTGGCAATGGATTCACCTCCTCTTGATAGTTATAATTTTAGCATAGACGATGTGATTTGTAAATATATATTTACTTTTTAAATGAGAAACGAGCAAATAAAAAAAGAACCCTGTTAAGGATTCTCTACATTTTAAATCCGAATTTGATTTCTTCAGCATCTTCATAATAATATGATTCAGTTATTTCTTGCAATTTCTTCAGGTAAACATATAAGTATTCTTCTCTGTTTGTTTCAATGAATTGATACTCATCGATCAGATCGTTCATTTGACTATAAACATCTTCTTTTGCGAAATCAGATTCAATCTTATTTGTTTTAACATTTTCATTTATTATTGCTTCAATTTTGACAATTATCTCTTTCCAAAATGTTGATTTTTGCTTCTGAGTTAATGGTTTCTTGTCTTTATTTTTATAATATATTTCAATATATTTATTATATTGTTCAACTGTGATTAGGTTGTTTTTCTTTGCCAGTTCAATTTCTCGAAACAATGACTTCGCGTAACCGTATTCTTTATTGACGATGATTTTATTTACAAAGTATTCAATATTTGCGATGACGTTTTTTAATCTGTTTACTTCTCTTGTTTGACGTTCAGCAGCTTCTTTCTCTGCCTCTTCTTTATTGATCTGAATTTCCAAGTCAGAAGCAACATGATAAGCATTTAAACCATATTCTTGTTGGTGTTTATGGCACATTACTGGATATTGATTACTAATACAATATTGGTGAGCTGCTGGAGTAACCGACTTTCCACAAACTGAGCATATGTATGACATTTGTATTGCCTCCTTGTTTTATCTCTTGAATACAGTATATCACGGGAGACAACACAATTACAACATATATTTACTCATTAACCCTAATTCAAAAACTCAATCGAATGAATATTCTCCCAATTCTCATCTTGATAATCTTGAATAGTCCAAGCAATTTCAATCTCATCACCAACAACTAATTTAGTCGGTGCATCTAGAATAGATGATAATTGAGACTGTAGAAGCAAGATCCCTTCACCTTTGCCTGTGATTAGTTCGCCATAGATTTCGCCTTGTGGTGTTACGTCAACAATCGTGAAGTCTTCGAATATGTATTGATGGGATTGAGTTGTCGAGGCTGGAACGGATTGGATCTGAGTTGAGTCGATTGAGGATAGTGGGAATTGAGATAGAGATAGAGAAAGAGAGATGAAAAGAGCGAATAGGATTGATTTCATTATAGTAACCACCTTTATATTTTTATTATTAAATGTTGTTAATCTGTTCAATAGTGATTCTACCTGAATTGATAAAAGAATCAGAGAAATTAAAGGGACCATTAATGTCAAAGAAAGAGTTGATACCATTAAAAGAGTTAAGGAATGTTGAAACTTTGGAGAATGTACCGTAATTGATGAGATAGGTTTCGCCTGGGATAAGGAAATTAGGGTTGATGGTTTTAGTTTGCATGTTGATTGCTCCTTAATGTATGGATATATTGAGTACCTTTGTTACATATATAGTGTACCATACTTAATTGTATTAATCTACTTATATTTACTTATTATATTATGTGTGAGTATGAAAAATAACCGTCAGAGTGGGAATGACGGCTAAGGTGTTCCAATTGAACGAAAGAACGCGCCTTGTGCGTTCTGTAGTACGTCATAGAACTCGCCGGGTTTGCGAGTTGTGTGGCGGCTCTTGATCTTGTCTTTATATGGTTGAATTGAAAATTTGGCTAATAGGCGAACGGATTGCATGAAAATAAAGTTATAAATATATTTATTATTACAATTTTCCTATTAAGACTTTGTTCATAAAACCGTTGATAATAAAGGCTTTTTTTGAGTGTTTGGAATATAAAAAATTCCTGCTTATTCATCCAGCCAACTAATTAATAAATTCCTCATTCTCTCGGATGGAATATAAATATTAATTTCGTTATTGTCACGGATTGCACTTCTCCATATCCATTGGATTAATTCACCCGTTGCCCACTCTTCCTGGTTTAGAGCAATTCCTCTTTCGTTGAAGAACCCTTCAATGATTGGATTCATATATCTATTGACCGTGTAAGCTAAGTATATTCTATCCCTGTACTGATTCGTAGCCCTTACATTACAAGATATGTATGAACGCTGATTCCCAGGTGAACTAATTTTACTCTGATATTCCTTGAATGTTGTCCAGAGAATTTGATTAGACTTTGCTTTCATTTTATGTTTGAAATAGTTTGCAACATTATTTTTTAGTCGTGTTAGTGATTGGTTTCGCTTTTCGTACCAACTCTTAGAAAGTGTGTATTTGTCTTTTCCTATATCGTTCAGTGTGCCATCATAAATATTAATTAGTGGTTTGAGTTTGGTTCTGATTTCTTTGTCTTCTGCCTTACCTCTGACAAATGAATATGTATCATTATTTTTATTTACTTTGAAATATTCATACTCTACTTTGTTCAAGTCATAATAATACTTCTGAATCTGACCACTGAATTTATATGTAAGTATGTATGTTTCCTTGAATGATTTAAAGATGTTATGTGGAAACGTCCAGATTAAAATTGTGTCACGATAAAACAGCAGATTTCTATTATTAGCCATGTTCTTTATATCATTAAATTTACCATCATATTCTAATGCTTTTGGATTCGCATTGTTCCAGCATATATAACCTTCTTCATCAACAAATAGTAAGTTGTTATCAAAAAGCAGATCCTTGTCAGATTTTTTAATTGCTAAGTGTTCGATAATATCCATTACTTCATCAAGGATTAAAATATAATTTCCTGCCTGAATAAGCTCCCTTGTCTCCTCATTGGACTGCCTGAATAGTGCATGAGTAGAAACAATATTGTGACCATTTGCAAGCAGTTCATGAAACGAATCTTGTTTATGTGTGAAGCGTCCTTCTGAATCGTAATTTTTTGGATCAACAAACCTTTTTCCTGAACATGATTGTTTTACTCGGTCCACTTCATCAAGATATGGAGTGATGAATATATACTTATGTTTGCTGTCGCGGTTCATCATGTCTATTGCCGTTGTCGTTTTATAGGAACCCATAATAGAATCAACTACTTTGATTGTCAATTTGTGAATACCTCCTTTTGATTATTATTGTGTTAATGAGTCGGTGCGAGAATATATGATAAAAAGGAGAATGGGATTCTCCTTGAATTTATATTTTATTCATATTTATTCATAATATTTATGTATTAATTAATCTCTAAGATAATCCATGCTGCAATTTCAATTACAAATAAAAATGCAAACACCAAAGATTCAAGCGCCCATTTATACTGTTTCTTTCTCACTTCCTTAGTCATTCTATAAATGGTGTATAAAAGAAATGATACATAAATAAGAATCATCCTATCCCACCTCCTTTCATTATTGTTTAATTTTCAGGCAATAACACACTTCAATTTTGTAATTGCAATATTGTTGTTCCAATCTGTTTTCTTTAGGTTGTAGCCCAAGGAATTAAGTTTTGATTCAAGCTTATCAATTTTACGTGAATTGCTCGATGTTACCAAGGCTGTACGCTTACCAGAAATTTTACTGCGGTCATCCCATGTCTTGAGCAATTCAAGAGCAACGCTATTCGCTTCAGTGTCATTTTCATCGATCTTTTTGAGTTCTTCAATTTCATTTGCAAACTGCTCTTCCCATCTGATGACTGCATTATATTTATTCTGCATCATTTGAATTTCGTTGCGACCAGTAGTTTCTGTAATCATTGTTATCAGCTCCTTTTATGTATCTCGTTTTTGGTTATATCTTATTATAGCACGATATTTTTTGTATTTCAACTTATATTTATTTATTAAATATAAATATTGCTCAAGTATTCACCTGTGAGATCGATAAAGATACCAGGATTAAGAATATCTGTGTTATCGTCAATAACGGTGATATTGTTAACGTCTATTTGAGTGGTTCTGCCATCTTCCCAATCAATAACAATATCTTTGCCGAATGAATCAGAATATTCGTTGATGACAATACCATACGTTTCACCTGTCACTGTGAGGCCGATAAGGTTAGTTGTAATGAGTGGATTAATATTAGTTTGCGAAGGCTTAGAGACGGTTACAGGAGTGTTAGAATGGTTATAGGAGATGATACCCTTTGCTCTATATTGATCAACAACACTGTGGAACTCGTCATAGGATACAAAGATAGGTTTAGCAGCATTAACTGTAAAGTTGATATGAGGAATAATTTCAATTTTGCTATTGGTCATACGAACATAACCAACATGAACGCCGTCAATGTGCAGCTCGTGAAGGTTAAACATGTTGGAGTCTTTAGTGGTAACACCTTGGATAGTGTTGATATGGTTGATAATTGTCATATGTATGATCCCCTTTTGTGATGCTGGAATGTGTTAACCGTTAATACCTCTTATACCTTATTATAGCATATATTATATTATAATGTCTACTTATATTTATTTATTAAATGATTAAAATGATACAAAGAAACAGTCTAAACATATAGACTGCTTCATGCAAACTACTACTCTTCAGTTACTTCTGCTTCTGTATTAGTAAGGTTAATCAAAAGATCATACATTTTACCCGTAAAAATCAATGTTTGTCTACCCTGTTCTTCTGTTATCTTATTATGTCTAACCTCTTCATTATAATCTAACTTTGATTGTGCAAGTTGCTCTTTTTCTAACTGTAACTGTTCGCCTGCTATGCTAGGCTTAAGAAAGTTGGTATATGTTCCCAGATAAGAACCATAGATAGAAAGTATAAGACTAATAATGGCTATTACGTTGACTGGCTTTTGTTCTTTGATTACTTCACTGATGTTATCCGTAACAGTATCAGATGAATCCTGAACAGGTATAGAATTAAAGTCAAGTGGTATGTTGTTATCATGCTGTAAGCCTTCTAGTGCGTCTGCTACAGGCTTATACTGTTCGTAGTTAACAGTTATATGCTTTGCTGCAATAGTGTCAAACTGAATACCTTTGATAGATTCTATAGCAGTGTTAATGAGAGCAATGCTATCGATTGCTGATTGTGGAATACGTGCATTAATAATACCTTGTGTGGAGCGAATGACTTCTTTCATAACATCTGCTGAGATAGAGGATAGTGCTTTAGTTGATGAATCTATTTGTTTGACTGCTTCATCGGATGCATAATAGGCAGCATCTTTTAATAAATGAGTAACGTCTGTTGACATGGCAATGCTATAAGCAGTATCACCTAGTAAGGATTGAAGAGAGTTAACCTGTTGTTGTGCATACTGTGCAGCGTCTAGAGCTGCTTTAGATATTCTAGATGAGTAAGACGGTATGTGTTGATATGGATTGGGGTCAGACATGGAATGGAAGCACATCCTTTATTAGAGATGATGAGGATAGGTTAGGGTTATTATACCATATAGTGGAATGGCTTAGAATGGATTGTGTGAGGTGTGAGAGGGAAATAAAAAAAAGAACCGTTATGAGATATAACAGTTCTGGAGTGAATTATATTTATTTATGCTTATTTATATTTTTGAATAAAATTTAAACACTTCTTTTTTAGTTTATTAAATTCTGCAGCAGATAGATATTCATATTGTTCAGGTTCTTCATTCATGAGATCTAATTCATGTTGAACAATATAGATTAAATCTGAAACAGTAGTATGTTCACCTGGATCATAGCCAACATTACTAGGAAGTGCCTTGAGTGCTTTATTGAACATTATATGTATCCACCTTTCAAAGTTAAAGGAATATTTAGGCTCAGGTGTCACTCTGAGCCTTTTTGTTATTAACCTACTAATACTCTATAGTGTAAGCATTGGATATTATATCCACCTGCTAGGATTGTTGTAACGGTTGCGCTATCTTTATCTCCAATAACTAAACCATTGAGTTCACCATTCATACCAATTGTTAAGCCTTTTGCGTCTGTGATTTTACCAACCTTGGATGATACTCTATATACTAGAGTGGTGAGTAGATCCTTCTTAAACTGTTCTGCCTTCTTCTCTGCTTCGGCTTGTGTGTAGCCTTCTGGACCTTCTAGCAGCCATTCAATGCAGCGTACTCTGTATCTCTCTGCAAACTCTAGGATGATGGCTGGGAGTTCTGAGAACAGCTGTGCCTTCTCAATCTCCTTGTTAAGTTTATCTGACCAGCCGGATTGGATGGATTCACATTTAGCAAGTTTCTTGAGTGCATTCTTGATGTCATCATGTTTACCTTGAATCTTGCAGATGTCCCAGTAAAGATCCTTATCGGTGTTTGCCCACTTGACAGTTTCAAGGTCATTGATGTCAACACCTTTAGAAGTGAGAGTTGCAAGCATCTTGTCAAGTTGTGACTGGTGACGTTCAATAGTGGATCTCTGTTTGTCAGTGGCAAGTGCTGCTTTCTCGTACGCTTCAGTGAGTTTAGTGTTTGACATGTGGATAACCTCCAAGGGATAGGATTAATATGTATCATTTACTTTATATATTTATTATAGCATGGATATTAGATGATTGCAACATATATTTATTTATTAAACATCACTGGAGTATTAGAGTTGAATCATATGCTATAGTTTAGGTACAGTCTATGGTATAGTGATCAAAGTGAGTAAGTGGGACTGTAAGACTATTTGTATTTATGTAAATTAAATTTTTTAAAATTTAATTGTATACAATGTATTATTACGGATGAGGAACATCCATCATTAGATAAGAAGCTATAGATGATACAATTAAATAGATAACAATTATATTGATATAAATTAGATTGTGTGCAATTGAATAGTGAGATACTTAAACAGTATGACAAGTACACCGATAAGTGATACATGTGCATGCATATTTCTGTGTTATATAACAGAGTATAATACTAATGATACAGTGTGATGTCATAATTTAGAGACTTCGCGTTATCGTTCGATTCTGTGAGTGTGTATATTGGATATATACAGTGATATCATATATGTTATGTCTGGAGTTGAAAATTTCAAATGAAAATATGGTCAATTTAATAAAAATTTTAAATAAAATCCAGCGAGATAAGTAGTATATAACTGGTGAGTTGTCAAGGTTGATCATGCATGCTAGATAGCATACAACTATACTTATGTGCTATCTATAAAGGGATACCGGGGGTAGTTTACAACCCAATAACTGGTAAATATAGAAAATAGTCCGCTATCTGTTCCACTCCTACACTCAACTCAATTTTTACTTTTTATCTCCTCTCACTCCCCAATTTACTCTCCTCTCATTTTCCCATCCTCTTCCAATTTATAATTTATATTCTCCAATTTTCACCCTAATTTCAATCGTAATTTCAATCGTAAACCCCTTATATTTCCTACACTTTTTCCCCTTAATTTCCTCTAAAATCACCTCATTTTCCACATTTATCCCCCATTTCACCTCAATAACCCTTATATTTCCTCATCTTTTACGATTAACCTATATATCGCAATCCATCTCTTACCATCGAATCACCAACCCACACTCATATCGGCACATCCAAAACACAAGAATATCCTTATTCTGTCTACACTTTTTACCTCTCACCAACCTCAAATTATCATCATTTTTCTAATTCTAATCGACACTACATTCACCTCATTTCTCACTCACGATTAAAATTTATCATCATATTATCTTATCTCCAGGGGAGGGGGTACATTAACATAAAAAAGGTAGCATCCAATATCCTGGATACTACCCACATATAAATATTCAAATTTATTTTTCATCTATCGCACACTTTACGTTTTAAGTTACACTTTCCATCACAACTCAATTTCAATTTTAAACTCAGATTCCTTTATAATTTATATTGAATTCACATCTCAACTATCCATCTTGTCTATTTATTCATCCCCATATGATAATTATAAAATCATACATAATTTATAATGAAATTAATACTGAATACTTTAATGCCAAACACACAACAACCGTTTAAGTTGGTTTTATCTTTTGATCTTTCTTTAATCTTTCATCTCTCCGTTTTCAATCAGTTGTCAAGCTCACAGAAACTAGCGCAGCGTGTTTCTAAATACTGTATCTAAACATCTAAAATATAAAGATCTAAGTACATAAGTACTAGTCCGTAATCTCTCCCGGATGAATTACGGTTAGATAAGGGATATTTTACGGTAGGATGTGGGAGATATTACGGTTAGTAGTGGGAAAAATTACGGGTAGAGGAATTCTCTATAGATCAACTATGTTTTCATAATTGATATAATAGTGATTGTTGAACTTGTTAAATAGCAGCTTCCCATTTTCATCATACTGGTATTCAGTTTTAAAAACATGTCTCTCTATATTTATTAATTTTTTATCGACAAGTGATTTTGTGTATTTGGGTATTGTCTTCTCGCTCATGTTCAGTTCTCTGGTCATCGTCTTCTCAATTCCCGTATAACAAAAATGCTTTTTTGAATCAGTATAATTAATATAACTTTTCAAATAATACAATATTCTAACTTCTTTCTTATCAATCTTCCCATCTTTAAGACCAAACAAAATACTGATAGGGAGATGAGTAAAAAATTCATCTCCACTTAAATCATCAGTATTAAACTTATTTTTATTTAAAACAAAAAGTATAGGTGTATTTGGTTTCAGTGGCTTCATAGGTTCAATTATGTACTCGTTATTATAAAGACTTGTGTATATAGGCTTAAGTGATTTATTATCAGCTACATTGAGAAAACTTTTTAACTCAGACAATAATACCTCAAACCTGTATTTACCACCAGTCTTCCAGGTCATGTATTTGAGATATAAGATTATTGCAAAATCATTAGCAGTTATATTTTCATCCCTCACGACATCTGTTCTAATCTTTATGTATTGTTTCTTATTTGTATTATCTTTACTCATTTCCCACAGCAGCCTTTAACAAATCACATAGATGTGTATTTCTTCTCATATTATCAACTTTACGAATAGCGAAATTCAGCGTTTCGGCCTGAGTCAAGAATATACATTTTTTCTTACTTCTCGTTATTGCTGTATATACTAAGTTTGCAGATGCTTGATATTTATTGGACTTATCCAATATGCATAAAGTTGCCTCACTCCCTGATCCTTGGGCCTTATGAATGGTATAGCACCAGCTATGTAATAGTTGCATCGCTAACCCAAAATCCAATCTTACTACAGCATCATCAAACTGAATAATAATCCCTTTCTTTTCACTTTCTCTAATTTGATCATCATCGTCTACATCGTATTTATTCACAGGTCTTTTCTCATCTTCAAATTTAATATCAATTATAATTCCAGAATCGCCATTCACCACGTCCGTTCCTTCGTCATCAATATTTGAAATGTCGTACATATTAACAGTGTTCATGACAAAATCATTTACTCGAATTATGTTCTCTTTCTCATATCCATATTCGTATTGCTTCTTCGCGCCATCATCTGGATTAACAACCGATTGTATATATTTATTTATTTCAACTGTTCCAAGTTTTCCTTTCTTTGTTGGAGTTAAAACCATAATATCTTCAGGCGGAAACAATTTCATTAATACGTTATAATATCCTTTATAGTGAGATTCCATATTACATTGATCTACACAATGTAAAAGAAAATCTTCTCCAAAGAGTATCTTATCATTAACAAAACTGTCTTTGACAAAGTGTTTTCCTTGACGGATCTTCGTTGCAATGTCTAGGATTCCACCTTTTTCTTGTCTAAATACAATATCTAGCTTCGTAAGAGGGATTGTTCCGCACTGGATTATATCATGAAGGAAGTTCCCGGCCTGAATACTGAGGAGTTGAAAGTCGTCACCTACAAATAACAGTCTTGTTTTAGGATTCTTAATTTTAGCCAGCAACGAAGATAAAATAAATACGTCTGTCATTCCTGATTCATCCATAATCACGAAGTCTTCATAAATCTCATATAGATGTTCTTCGTCTTTTCCACCTCGACCATACCCAATCTTTCTATGTGTGGTTAGTGCATTAAATCCGGTATATTTCTTTGTAACCTTAGCAGCCTTTGCCGAAGGAGATACCATTGTGTAAGTTAAACCCAGCCAATCCAATAATTCAATTAGAAACATTTGCATCTGACTTTTTCCGGTTCCTGCGTACCCCACCAACAAGTTAACCGAATTCTTTTGTATGTTTCTAAAGAAATCCTTTTGTTGATGTGTCAATCCTTTAGGTATAATATCAATATATTTATTCTCTATGTATTTGATAAACTCTTCTGGATCAAAATCTAATGGTTCACCATTCTTCAGTATTTCAGTCAATCTTTTTGCAATGTAAAATTCCGCATTATATGTTTTAATTAAAGACACTTTATCATCAATAAATTTCAATTCATCAGTCTCATCTAACAGATTATGTATTTGATCAATCTCTAACTCCAACTTTTCTGACGCGTTTCTCAGCAGTTCTTCCCGGTACATAAAAGTATGTCCGCTTTGCTGGTTCTCGTCAATAGCAAATCTAATTCCGTATTTGATTCGATTAGGATCATCGTGAGCAACACCCATCAGTTTTGCAATTTTATCTGCTTTCTTGAATCCATATCCGTGAATCCTGGTTAATTCGTATGGATTCTCTTCAATTTTCTGTATAGCTAACTCTTTACTTTTAAACACTTCTTCGAGCTTTAAAATAACATCATACGTAATTCCATACTTTCCAAGTCTGCTTAAAATTTCTTTATATGCTATGTTTTCAATGATTCTATTTTTGACTCGTTGGTATACCACTGGTCCAAAACTCTTCACTTTTTTATAATCAAATTTATCATCAACGAATAGTTTAATAATATCTTCATCTGGATAGGTGGTATAAATTTCCTTCAGTTGTTGTTCAGTTACCATTGTTGCAAGAAAGGACTTTTGACCATCCATTGTTTCTGGAATGTCTTGGTATACAGACAACACATTGTAACTTGCTCCATACTGAGGATCGATTTTCTCTAACTGAATTTGAGCGTCATATTCAACTCCAATTTCAAGTCTCTGCATCACTCCTTTTATCGAAACTCGGTTGTAATCATTGAGAATTACATTTTGACTTTCCGTCTTACACGAATAGATTCTGAAATCTCCCTTATTATCTGCTTCTCTCTTGGGATACATCATTCGATCTGGCGTTAACTTCAACTCAATAATAGGATTCAATTACTCAACACTCTCCTTTTTATTTTCATTTTTATCATTAACAATTTTCTGTGCGTCTCTCTTCATCTGATGAATCACTCCTTCATTCTGTCTCAACACTAATTGAATAATCTCCTCTTTGCTTAACTCCATAAAAATCTCATCGTCAATCTTCTCGCCAATTCTCAAACTCAAACTATTGCTCATATCATTATCTTTATGTCTATATTTTTCTGTTACATTAAAGCTACTGTGATTATAATGCTCTTTAGCTTCTTCTAAAGTACCATACATAGAAGCAACATTTCGGAAGCTATGAAATACTACATTTCTTTGTTCAGAGATGCTCATTTTATCCTTTAAATAAGTCATCATATCTTGAATTGCACCAGTACTTAAATGGAATATTTTATTATCATTGTATCTTTCGTAGTACCTCTGATCCTTAATTTTTAGAACATATTGATAAAGATCTTCTGAAATTGGAACAGTATGTTTCTTACCGCCTTTGCCCATTACAGTAACTTCGTAATACTTGTTACTTGGGTGTTCTACAATATCATCCCATTCTAATCTAAGCAAAGATCCCTTACGAAAGCTTGTTATATATGCCATTCTGATCAATGCTGATTTTTCTATTCCTTTGACAGTATCAATAATAATGTCGGCCATTTTTTCAGCTTCATGAGTGTAAAGCGCTCCACATCTTACAGAGTCGTCAGCAAGTGGATTCGCTCTGGTGGTCACAGATTTAACATCATAGTCATTCTTCTCAAGAAACACATAGAGTGATTGAATAGCAGCAATGACATTGTTGATTGAAGTGTTAGTGTATTGTCTCTCGCCTTCTTCATCGAGTATTTCTTTTAAAAAGTTGCGGTATTTCAAAACATCTGCATTTCTGATGTATAAGTCCTCTCTTGTCAGCAACTCCAGATCTTTTCCTTTAAACCACTGAAAGAACTTTCTCAAACCACGTTCATAATTTTCAGATGTGTGTTTGCTTTCAAATCCTTTTAGGTGTGTCTGGATGTCTTCCCATACATTACCCATATGTAATCCCACTACATTGTTTGTTATAGCACTCATATTGTTCTCCTCCTTATTATATGTATTGTTTTTTGAATTCATTATGTTTGTATCCATCTGTCTCATAAACACATCATATCACATTATTATGTTTATGTATATATTTATTCATTAAATTCTTCATCTTTTTTGTTATATATAATGAAGCAACATAGAACCCTCTTCATGTGTTGTTTGGTAAATTTAATTAATAAATATATGTTGACTATGCAATATTATCATGTTATATTATAAACACAGAGAGAGATTGCTAAACACAAGCAAGCATCTCCTGAATAAAACATACGAGGGTATAAAAGAAAGGGCAAGGGAATACATAATATGAAAAAAACACAGGAGATTAATATGCAATATCAAGGATTTTCAATTAAGGAAATGGAAGATAAGTATTATGATGGAGACGCTGATTATCTGGATGAGAAGTTTGTTTCCAAAGAAATGAAAGAAGGATTGAACGATTGTACAAAATATCTAGATTCTAATATGGTAGACGATGGAGTACTTTGGATGATGAATAATGCTAATAGTGGAGTATTTTATAGAGAACCGTTTAATCCACAGGTTGGAGTAAGCTTGTTGAGTTTAGAGTTGAATTGAATTAATTAATAAATATACATATATCACTTAACAATACCAGACAGGAGGAATTTGAGATTAGCCTAGACAAACAAGTCCATGTATACAGCATCGATACCAGTTTCTTTTATAACGAAAGTGAAATGTCCATACATAGAAGATTAAATAAGAACTACAGATTTCGATATTTATTAAAAGGTAAAATAAAATCAGCTCACATTGAAGACGACACAAAAAAAAGATTTGAAGAAAAAATCTCAAGGACTTCCACTCGAATTAAAAATCTAAAGGATACACTGTACAAACTATTTACAAAAAATGAAGAACTTAGAGTTTTGCGTAGTGAGTTGATTAGAGAAAAAAATACGATTTCAGTATTCGACTCCGTATTAACAAGAACTCTAAAGATTAAACAGAATACTTTAACCAAAGACATACTTGTTGTTCAAACTTACTTTTTTGATATTTTAAAAGATCTTATACATAATGGATTTATCTTTGATAATGAAAAATACATATGCTTTACAGCAAGCGCGGGACAAATTAGAACGAAGAAAACGGTATTCATTAAAGAAAAAACATTTAATAAATATCAACAATCGCTGATGTGTGGTCTTACCATTAAAAAGATTAATGATCATAAAGGAGTCAATATTAACAAGTATCTAGCCTATCTTGCTCTCTGCAATAGTGCAACGGAAAAATGGGATGAGTTTGATATTGACAAATCTATCGTGGTCAATGACATGGAAACACTTGTTAACTGTACTGTTGACTTCATTGATGACAAGACATATGAAATTGAAACAAAGAATATGGACATTCCCATCGAACACACAGATGGTTGTGGAATGATCCTGCCAAGAGTTAGTAAGAATAGTATAATGGTGCGTCTGCCTTGGGTAAAAGGTTTGTTAGTCCCTTTTCCTTTCGATAAATTCATTCGTGAAGAAAACAAGAAGGCAAAAAAAGGACTCTACGGCACCGTTAAAGATATTTATGGTAAAGAGCATGATCTAAACGCTGAAAAAATTGAAATAATATTCACAAAAAGCCAGTTTAAAATGTGGAAGTACTATTCTTCCTGGGATGAGTACAAGAAATTTTATAAAAAGTTTAAATGCCATGCAGGAAAGTGCAACGAAGAAGAATCATTCATTAAGAATGCCAAGTTGAATTATCAAATGCTTCAAACCCTAACAGACATCACCGATGATGAGTTAAGAACGATTAGTGAAGAAACTAGAAACAATATCATTAATGTTGGAACAGATCGGCGCACCATGCTTAAAATACTTGGTGCTACAGAAACAAATATAAACAAAAACTATGTCCAGCAAGCGCTTGAGATTTATCCAGAACTATTAAATGATACATATAGCAAAGAAATCCTTAAGCAGACTAAAAAGAGCATGGTAATGTCTGCAAAAGCCGGGAAGATCTCAATAAGCGGCAAATACACATTCATATGTCCAGATTTACATGCTTTTTGTGAATACTTAATTAAGGACGATAAAGACCCCAAAGGGTTGATTGATGATGGAGAAGTTTCTTGCTTCCTTTATAATGATGAGGAAAAACTTGATTGTTTACGTAGCCCTCATCTATACCGGGAACACGCTGTCCGAAAAAATAAAGTAAATAAAGAAATGAAACGCTGGTTCGTCACTAAGAATCTATATACAAGTTGTCATGATGCTATCAGTAAAATACTCATGTTTGACGTTGATGGAGATAAAAGTTTAGTTTGTAATGATAAAACTATCGTAGAAGTTGCAGAAAGAAATATGAAAGGTATTAACCCCCTATTCTACAACATGGCAAAAGCAGAAGCACAACCTGTTAATTATGAGACTATATATGAAGGATTAAAGTCTGCTTATACTGGTGGCAATATTGGGATGATCAGTAACGACATCACGAAGATCTGGAATAGTAACAACGTTAACCTGGATGTGATCAAACTATTATGTATGGAGAACAATTTTACAATTGATTACGCAAAAACTTTGTACAAACCAGAAAGACCGAATAACAAGAAAAAAATAATTACCGAATATACAAAGTCTAAAACACCCTATTTCTTTGTATATGCAAAAGACAAAGAAAAACCTAATGTAGAACCAGTTAATGAGAGCGTGGTCAATAGGCTTGGTAAACTTATCCCTAATCCAAGAATTAAATTCTCTGCAATGAATATAGGAGAATTTGATTACAAGGTGTTGATGAGTAAAGAGTATGCTAAGAGAGACATAGACAATCAAATCATTGAAAGATATAAGGAATTAGACCTTAAAAAGCGATTTATGGATACTCGTCCGGTTGATGGTCACTATACGGGAGATAGTTTGTTTGTTTATAAAAACATTAGAGACAAGATATTGGAAGTTTGTAATGATGTAGATCATGTAGTCGATGTGCTAGTACAATTCTTGTATGAAAAAAAGAAAAGTAGCTATAAGACAACACTGTGGTCTAGTTTTGGAGATGTTATTGTTGAGAATATTAAAAGTAACACTATTGATAGTTTAGAAAAAGTCCTATGCAAGTCTTGTGGGACTAGAATTGAAGTAAACACAAATAATCAAATCTATTGCAAGCACTGTCAAAAAGAAGAATGGAAGAAATATAATGCCGAAAAACAAAGACAGTATAGGAAAAAACAAAGAAAACAGTAAAAAACGTGTATATTCAGGAATTTTTCGTTATACGTTGATTTTTCGCGGTATTTTGGACAATAAATATATGTATGTCAAATTTTTTTAATTTAGAAAAGCCCTAAAAATCAACGTATTTTAAAAAACATGTAAAAATGCTGATTGTCTTTTAGGGAGCATGATGATTTAATATCCAAAATTAAGGGATTATCATCTTCTCACAAAATAAAATTAAACTAAGGGAGAAATTTAAAATGAATAAAACAGAACTTGCAAAGGTAGTAACAGAAAAAACCGGACTGGCTAAGAAGGATGTTGAGGCATCGGTAAATGCTGTGTTTGAAGCAATCACAGAAGCGCTCGCCAATGACGAAGAAGTGAACATTGCTGGATTTGCAAAGTTCGGCGTTAAGCCAACTGCTGCACGTAAAGGACGCAATCCGCAAACAGGCGAAGAAATCGAAATCGCCGCCAGTAAGAAAACGACTTTCAAGGCTCTCAAGGGTTTGAAAGACGCTATTAAATAATAAATATTAATATAAAACAATAGCTTTATCATACATACATATTCAAGAGATGTAATATCTCAACTGAAAGTCGATAAGGTAGAAAAGGTTCTCTACACGCTTGGAACGCACGTTGTGTACGCTCCAAGTTATCAGAGATGCAGGATACGCCGCCCTGCTATCGACTTCGATTAACTTACCCCTGAACAAGGGAACCTGTAAGAAGAAACTGAAAGACTAAGAATGCAATGATATAAGCCGAAATGGCAAGTTTTATTTAATAGTACACAAGGTTCACAAATGAGGGGATTGACCTCCCCTCCATCCTACCCAACGAGGTAACGCCTATGAAAAATAAGGTCGTAGTTGATACTAACGCCCTGTTGCAACATATTGAAGTTCTTGATATTGAAAATTCAATTATTATTCCTGAAATTGTACTTCATGAACTTGATAAATTAAAAGTTGGCATTACCGATACGGCGTTTCGTGCTCGTCAGGCGGTTCGCAAATTAAAATCGAAAACAGATATCTTCTATGATCATGAATTCGGAAAACAGCATTCAGCAGCACAACTTAGTAATGATGATGTCATTGTTGCTTGCGCTGAATTTCACGATGCCTCTCTCATATCTGGCGATTTTCTTGCACAACTTAAAGCAAAATCTCTTGGTGTAGACGTATATGAACCCGACGATGCTTATAGTGAAGATTCCTATTGTGGATATAAAGAAATCACAATGAGCGAATCTGAAATGGCTTACTTTTACGAAAATAGAAATATTAATAAATATAATCTTCTAACTAACGAATACATAATTATCATAAGAGAGTCTGGTCAACCCGTAGATGTTAAGAAGTGGAACGGTAAAGAGTTTGTTGATTGTGCGGAAAAGAATTTATCTACTGTAGCAATGGGAAAATTCAAGCCACTCGACATGCATCAGATTGCCGCTATTGATTCATTGATTACAAATGATATTACACTTCTGCGTGGTAAAGCAGGTTCTGGTAAAAGTTTGCTCGCGTTTGCATATGCAATGCATCAACTCGAAAAGGGCAGAATTAATAAACTCATCTGTCTGGTAAATCCTGTTCCCGTACGGGGAGCGCAAGAAATCGGCTTTTATAAAGGTGATAAGAACGAGAAGTTATTGCAGAGCGGCATTGGAAACTTACTGATTAGCAAATTGGGTAATAAAGAAGAAGTTGAGGCGCTGATTGCCACTGGAAGACTTGTATTGATTCCATTTGTTGATATTCGAGGATATGACACTGGTGATAAATCGTTGGTATGGATTTCTGAAGCACAAAATCTATCTGTTGACTTGATGAAGCTTGGTCTGCAGCGCATTGGTAAGGGTAGCCAGATTATCATTGATGGCGATGACAAAACACAGGTAGATTCAGATTCTTATGCTGGAATTAATAATGGGATAAAGCGCACAAGCACAGTATTTCGTGGTGAACAGTTGTATGGTGAAGTTGAGTTTAAAACAATCTATCGCTCTAAAATTGCAGCGATTGCTGATCGTATGTAATTAATAAAAATACATATTAGGGAGTAATGAAATATGGCTAAAAATAAGGACAGTAAAACAGTTAATCGTACTGGTCTATTTGAAATGGACAAAATGACAGTAACTGCTGAAGATAAAAACGGGATTTACATTTTTGATCTTAAGTCTCTCCTTCAAGATTTTGATGGTAGTAACATTTCTATTACTGTAGCTTCTGATTTCGAGCCTAGTCATCAAGTAGAAGAATAAGGAGTGATTTGATGACTATTACTCCTGAAAAACTACTGGAAATTGGGATTAAAAAGCGAAACGGTGACATTACAGATAGTTGGGCTTCTCTTGCAGAAGATTTTAGTAATGGAATGTTTTCTGATGGCGAACAATACCGTCTATGGGTAAAGAATAGACTTAGAACTCAAGGAGTTCAAGATAAAAACAACGACCTCCAATCTTCTAATACTGACAATTTCAAAGAATCTATCGAGATTAATAAAGATGGATCACAAACCAGTAATAAACTCGTCAAAATGTCTATTGAGGATTCCAAAGATGTTAATTATCTGCTTAAAGCACACGGTTATAATCCTGATCTGTGGGAGTTAATCTCTGCTCGTTCGAATATTTGGAACTCCTATTCGAAAAAAGATGGTATTATGCAACTTTACTCTAGTAAGATTTCCGTTAAACCAAAAAGAGATGAGCTATCCCTCGAATCACTTCGATCTATGTTTAAAGAAATGTCAGATAACTACGTGCGCCCACTACACAATCCAATTCGCTATAGTAAAAATGGCAAGATGCTTGAAGTATCTATTGCAGATATTCATTTGGGAAAACTCGCTTGGCAAGGAGATTCTAATGATACATATAATTGGGAAATTGCAAGGGAAAGATTTTTTCATATCATAAACGATGTTTTGACTAGAACACAAGCATATGAATTCGAAAAAATCCTTTTCTGTTGGAGTAATGACTTTTTCCATTATGATGGACTGACCAAAACAACCACTGGAGGAACACCGCAAGATACCGATTTAAAGTTTGCACAAATGTATAAAATCGGGACGAAGATGCTAGTTGAGGCAGTTGATATTCTATCACAAATTGCTCCAGTTGAAACCTTCTATGTTGGAGCAAATCATGATAAATTGACAAGTTATGTCGCAACAGAACATCTTGCAGCATGGTTCAGAAATGAACCCAATGTAACTGTGGATACAGATCCTAAAATTCGCAAATACGTTGAGTTTGGAAAATGTCTAATTCAATTTTCTCACGGTCACGCCGAAGGTAAACGAATTGGAGAAGTTATGCCAGTAGAAGCTAGAGAGGCATGGGGTCGAACAGTTTATCATGAAGTTCATGCCGGACATTTTCACTCTGAGAAGACTGTGACGAAGGATAATGGTGTTATTATTCGTTATTTAAATTCTCCCACTGGAACTGACACATGGCACTATGAATCAGGATATGTCGGAGCCTTAAAAGTTGGACAGTCTTTTATTTGGGATAAAGAATTGGGACTATTGGATGCCATTTATACAACAGTAGAATAAATTTTTGGGTGACTCATTGTGGGGTACACTCCCACTGCCCTCCTATATCAATAATTGTTTAGGAGGACGCAATTATTAAAAAAACTAATCGCATTGGTGAAATATCTTATACAAATAGCGGACAGAAGATGAAAATAGTATCATACATAAGCGAGAATAATATTAGTGTTGAATTTGATGATGGATTTATTAAACAAAATGTGCGATATGGGAACTTCAAACGAGGTGGAGTTACAAACCCATACGCACCAAGTTTATGTAATGTTGGTTTTATGGGATGTGGAGAATTTGACTCCAATGATAAAGCTCACAACATTTGGCGCGGAATGATAGAAAGATGTTACGGTACTAATAAGAATCGTGCAAGAGATTTATCATATTCTGAATGCAATGTCTCATCAGATTGGCACAACTACCAAAATTTCGCAAGATGGTATACGGATAATTATTATCAAGTTAACAATGAAGTCATGATGTTAGATAAAGATATTTTATTTAGAGAAAATAAAACATATTCGGCAGAGTTATGTATAATTGCTCCAAGTTCAATAAATATGCTGATTAATGGCAGAACAAGAATAGATAGTGGAAGTTCGCCACTAGGAGTAACTTATCATAAAAAGTTCAATAAGTATGAGGCAAGTTGTAACAAAAACGGAAAACGGGTTTATTTGGGAATATACGACACGCCACTCGAAGCACATATGGTATATAAGAAATATAAAGAAAATTTAATTAAAGATGTGGCTAATACATATCATAATAGAATTCCAGACAAATTGTACGAAGCGTTAATGAATTATCAGGTTTAAAGTATGAATATACATAGACATATCAATATAATTATACACCAATTATACATAGTCAACTAGATATCTTACTTAGGGGAGGCGTTTAAAATTACTGAGGATGAATACTGGAATACCAATCCCGATGGAGATCCGCGAGACCTCCCTTCTACCTTTCTGTCTGATGAGGACATTGCTACAGATACAAATGTAATTATTGTTCCGAATATGAAAATTAATCTCAATCTAGTTCTGGATAATTATGTTGAAGTATTGTGCAAAGCAAAAACTAAAGATGAATTGAAATTTGAATTAATGAAGCTTTGGGGTCATGCCTCTAGTCATGGAGCGCTTGCTGAGAGACTAGATAAATTGACTATGGAAGTTGATATGCTACAAATGGATATTGATGCTATGAATGACGGGTACACATTCGAGATCGAACTTGTTGATGGTGACGGAGAAGACGATGATTACGTTTAATTTATTGTAAAAATAAGAAGAAATCCTTGGACGATTGCTAATCTAGAATCGCCCTTTTTATTGTTCTTATTTTTTAAATGAGGATGCCCCTGCTACAAGGGTTTGCATTAAACAGTGGACACTCCCCCGCTATCCTCATTTAAGTTTTACTTTTTGAAGTGTTGTGAAATGGGAGTTTTATTCGGTTTTTTGAGTTATTAATAGTGATTTTTTACGACATGAGACTCTTAGACTAGCTATCTAAGTGAATGGTGACCTCACTCATCTTCTCATGTCATTTTTAAATTAAGTGAGGATATTATATTGTGAGGAATGTGATGGTTTATGAATAAGGACAATACGTGGTGTACAAGAAGATTACAGTATGAAGATGTTAAAAAGTATTTTGAAGATAATGGATGTAAGTTATTAGATACAGAATATAAAAACGCAAAAACAAAGATGAAATATATATGTATTTGTAATAGGGAAGCAGAAATTTGTTTTGATAAATTCAAGTGTGGCAAAAGATGTATTAAGTGTAAATATGAAAACCAATCAATACAATTACGACTTCCTTTTGAATACTTAGAAAAAGAATTTTTAGACGGAAACTGTAAATTGCTAATAGATGAAAAAGACTATATTAACGCAAGATGTAAAATGAAGTATATATGTGAATGCGGAAAGATAGATGAAATTTCTTATGATAGTTTTAAAATTGGTGGCAGATGTCAAACTTGCGCTGCTATAAAAAGAAGAAAAACTTTATTTGAAAACGGCAGTGCGCCAGTATCATGCCAACAAAAATATATACAAAGTTCTATTGGTGGTATATTAAATTACCCAGTACATACCTTATCTCTTGATGTTGCTTTCCCAGAACAAAAAATATACTTAGAGTTTGACGGCAGCGGTCATGATTTAAATGTTAAAAGAGGAGAAAAGTCAAGAGAAGATTTTGAAAAGTATGAAAAAGCAAGATGGTATGCCTTGAATCGCAGAGGCTGGAAGGAAATAAGAGTGGTCAGTAAAAAAGACTATCTACCAACAAAACACAAGGTAAAAGAAATATATGAATATGCTGTTGATTTTCTAAATTCCGGGTCAAGTTGGATATGTTTTGATATTGACAATTTGTTAGTAAATTCTTCTAGCATGTCTGAATTTTATGAGTATGGAAAACTCAAGGCAATAAGAAAATCTAATTTCGATAAATAGTCATGTGGAGAAGGTGAAGGAATGGCTATGAAAAAGGTTAAGGAAGTTCAGGATAAAAAGGTTTGTTTAAAGTGTCAAAAAGAAAAATATTTAAGAGACTATTATATTAGTTATTCATCTCTTCATTCAGATAAGAAAGTGCCAGTGTGTAAAATTTGTTTGTCTGAAATGTTTGATCTCCGCAAACCAGAGGTTTCATTACAAGAAGTTTTAAGACAAATAGATAAGCCCTACATATATGATATATATACTACATCGGTAAACGAAAACCCCGAGAATATATTTGGAAAATACATGAAGAATATCGGCATGCAGCAATATAAGAATATGACATGGAAAGATAGTTCTTTTGAGAACAAAAAACAAGACATATCCGAAGATATCATTCCGACATTCAATAAAAAAAAAGATGGATTTATTATAACCGATGAACTAATAGATAAATGGGGATATGGATATTCAGAGGAAGAGTATATTTCTTTTGAAAGAAAATATAATATGCTCAAGAATAACTATCAAGAAAAAACAGCGATGCATACTGAGGCGCTACTCACTTATATAAGATACAGAGCAAAAGAAGAGCTTGCAACAGCAAGCAATGATTCTAAGGCTGCTAAAGAATGGGGTACACTTGCCAAAGATGCTGCTACCGCTGCAAAGATTAACCCATCACAATTGTCTAAATCAGACCTATCAGATGGATTAGATACCTTTGGACAATTAGTTAGATCGGTTGAACAAGCCGTTGATATTGTCACCATCTTGCCAAGGTTTAAAGAAAGACCTCAAGACAAGGCCGACTTCACTCTTTGGTGCTATGTAAACTATATCAGAGACCTAAAAGGACTTCCTCTCGTTGAATACGAGGAGATATATCAGTTTTATGAAGTGAGAAAGAAAGAATACGAACAATCATTGTCTGAAGATGGTGATGAATAATGGCTTCTCATTCAAATCATCAGTCAGATAACAACAAACATACAAAAAATAGACATGATACCAGAAACCCAAACTTTAATCCGACTGTGGCTGCACGAGGGATAGATGAATCGGATAGTTTTACCAAGAATTTAGACAAATATATTGACTTTGTTTCGTGGGCTAGATTTTTCCCGGATTTATGGTGGGATTTGATTACCCCATCAACGGGAGGTATTCGTCTTGATTTAGACCAGAGGGTATATCTTCGTTCTGTTGCTAGATTTATATCTAACTACATGGTATTCCCCAGAGGTTACGGCAAGACCTTGCTCGAAGTGATGGGAATGGTCCATGCTGCAATTTTCCACCCTGACATCGAAATAACAATGACGGCACAAACACGTGAGAATGCAGCAAAACTAGTTGATGAAAAGTTTAGAGAAATTCTAAAATTCTACCCCTTAATTCAAAACGAGATATCTGGTAAACCTCAATTTTCAACAGATAAAGTTGAAATAGTTTTTACATCTGGTGGACGATTAGATGTTATGGCTAATGCTCAAAGTTCAAAAGGAGCTAGACGAAAACGTCTAAACTGCGAAGAATCAAATCTATTGAACAACATGTTATTTCAAGACGTATTGGAGCCAATCGTGAACGTTCCTCGCAGAACCATTGGCAAAGAGGCTTTGATTAATCCTGAAGAACTTAATGGACAAATTAACTTCATGACTACATCGGGGTTTAGGGGTTCGGACGAATTCGAGAGAAATATCTTGATGATTGATGAAATGGCGGAATTAAAAGGAAAAATAGTTATGGGATCTGATTGGCAACTCGCCGTTAACTACGGTAGAGGAGAACCAAAATCCTCATTACTAGAAAAGAAATCTAAATTATCTCCTACATTCTTCGCCATGAACTATGAAAGCAAATGGGTTGGCGCTAGTGATTCAGCCTTAGTCAATATAAATAAAGTAATTGATCTAAGAACATTATCACAGCCAGAATTAAAAGGTGATGGAAAAAGTGAGTATGTTTTGGGCGTAGACGTAGCAAGAAGTTCATCGCAAAACAACAACCAGTCATCTATTGCAGTAATAAAAATAAAAAGAAACAAAGAAGAAAGAATCGTAAGATTATCCTTGGTTAATCTAATAAATCTTCCAAATGGACTTAATTTTACGGGTCAAGGTATAGAGGTTAAAAGAATTAGAAATCTATACAATGCAAAAATGGTTGTTGTTGACGTAAATGGGGTTGGTTCTGGTCTTAGAGATGAACTGCTAAAAGATGTCTTTGATCCTGCAACTGGTGATAGCCTAGGTTGTTGGGATACTATAAATACGGATGATCAACCAGAAATTACAAAATCACCAAAGCTGGTGTATGCACTAACGGCTCAGGGAATTAACAATGATATTATTATTAATTTTATTGATGCTATTGAATCATCTAAGTTGCAGTTGTTGATGAAAAATTCTGACAATAATTATGACATAAATGATAGTGAATACGCAAAAAAGATGTATCCATTTATTCAAACAGATTTACTAATTGAAGAAGTAGCTAATCTAAAACTCAAGCAAAATGCCAATGGTAAATACACCATTGAACAACTCACTAAAAGAGTTGATAAGGATAGATATTCAGCCTTAGCAATGGGTCTTTGGTACATCAAAAACTTCGAGGATCGTTTAAAAGATAAAAATACCTATAATCCTATGGACTTCTTCTTCATGAAAAAACCAAATGTTTACGGTTAATATTAAAACACTCCCCCTCTCTCCACCCACTATCGGCATAAAGGCGGTGACAATACTAAATGCCAGAAGAAAAGCAATTAACAAAAGAGGAAGCTCTTGAACAAAAACACGCTCATTATGCTGAGACTTTTCAAAAGTTACAACTCATTGATCTCTCCACTTATCCGTATCGTACCCAAGAAAAACTAATCGGTACGTTTACGAGAGAAGATCTGCGAAGATATATACTTGCTCCTGAGTTAGATGCAAATCAGAAACAGCTCAGACGTATAAGCAAATTCCTCTACAATGCATCTCCTCAATACAATATGTTGGTCAACTACCTCTCTTCTATTCTTACTCTTGATTTTCTCATCAAGCCAGTCAGCCAGAACCCAAAGAAAATTAAGAAGAAAGAATATGAGAATAAATATTATCAATTTGTTAGCTTTGTTGAGAAGATGAACATTCGTCATGAGTTTTCTAAGATATTGGAATCTGTTTATCGAGATGGTATTTATTGTGGCTATGTCCATCAAGATAATAGTGACTTCTTCTTTCAACAATTAGATCCTGATTATTGCAAGATCACATATTTTGAACGTGGGATGTATTTCATTAGTTTCAATCTTGTGTATTTTTATACATATCCCGAACGCTTAGCTATGTTCCCGCAAGAGTTCAGGGATGCATACAAAGATAATAGTTCAAATATCAAGAATAAACGTTCGACTTATTGGTATCCGCTAAAGTCTGAAAATGTAATTTGTATAAAAACGGACGAATCAAACTGGTACTTCCTCCCCCCGAACGTCTCTTCTTTTGAATCTGCTTTAAATATCAATGATTTCAAACAACTTGATAAGTCTGAAGCCGAGATGGGAAATTATAAATTACTATTTCAAAAGATTCCCATCAATGAGAAAAGCGGAACTGAAAATGAGTTTTTAATTACGCCTGACTTTGCACAGACTTTTCATGAGAACATTCAAAGTAATGTTCCTATGCAGGTAGGTGTTATTACTTCTCCAATGGAAGTTAAGGACATATCGTTCGATAAAGACTCTGTTGACAGAAATAAGGTTGCTGAAGCCACAAGTCAATATTGGTCCGATACGGGCGTAAGTCAATTGCTATTTAGTAGTAATGATAAGACCACATCTGCCTCTCTTGCCAAAGCAATTATGGTTGATGAGGCGAAGTCTTTTAAAATACTCTATCAAGTTGAACGATGGCTGAATATATATTTAAGCCGTTTCTTTGGCGATAAAATGTTTAAAGTTGAGATGCCTAAAATCAGTATCTTCAATCGTGATGAGTTTATGGCTAGAGCAAAAGAAGCCTCCTCACTTGGATTCCCCGAAAAAAGACTCATAAACGCTGCAATGGGCAATGACCCTAGTGCTATGTTTATGGATGCATTTCTTGAAAATGAGATTCTCGATTTGCCAAATAAATTCATTCCATTATCATCTAGCTATACTGCAAGCGGTTCTGCGTCCGATGGTGGGAGACCACAGAATAAGAGTGCGTCTGATTCTAAAGAAAAGACCATTGAAAATGATTCGAATGGAGACGGCATGAGAGAATAATTAATTTATTCTTGATTGGAGGTGAGAAATTGAAAAAAGATAAACACTTATCTTTCAATGCAAATTTTGAAGATATTCGTGAGCATGATAGCCAATTTTTAAAAGTAAAAATGAAAGTATTTGCTTTTGGAGAAAACAGAAATAATTCAGATATTTCAGAAGAAGCTTTTGAATTAGCTAAACAGACTATCTTTAATATCCCAGTTGTCGCAAAATACACTGATGATATGGATAAAGATGGAGCCGATGGAGATCTCGAAGGCCACAACCCATATTTGACTACAGATAAATCTGGCAATCTTACTATCAAAAATGATACGTATCCAATTGGAGTAATCTCTTCCGATGCAAATGTTTCATATGAAGAGGTAAATGAAGGAACCGAAGACAGTCCAGATATGAAGACTTATGTAGTTGTGGACAATGTGTATCTTTGGAAACGTTATGAAGCTACACAAAAAATTCAGGAATGGATGAGTCAAGGCATTGAACCTAAAGTGTCTATGGAAATCGGTGAAGTTAAAGGAAGTTATTCTAAGGAATCAGGATGTTACAAAATAAACTCCTTTATATTTGAAGCCGTTGCCGCTTTAGGAAGTAATGTAACTCCGTGCTTTCCAATGGCGCAACTTGAACAATATTCCACATCAACATTTGAAGAATCATTCTTTGAAATGTTAAAAGAGCTACAATTCTCTATTAATAACGGGCAACATTTAGCAAGTAATGTTGCACCAGATTCGCAAGAAGGAGGTAACAAAGTGCCTGATAATATTGCTTCTCTGTTGGAAAAATACAGTCTAACAGAAGAACAGTTGGTTGAAAAAGAGATTGTTTATTCTGAGTTTTCAATTGAAGAATTGGAAGAAAAGATTAAAGAATCTTTTGAACAAACTCAACCCATTGAACCACACCCTGCTGATCCAGTAGCGGCAAATAGTTTCTCGCTGACATCAGAACAGCTTGAGGGCGAGCTTCGTAAATGGTTGGCTTGTATCGAAACAATCACTGAAGTTTATTGTGGAGAAGTTTATACATCTCCTCGCTATTACTATGTAGATGATAAACGAGATGAAAAAGTTGTTATTGCAAGAGACGATAAAGACTGGTCTTTGGTCGGATTTACATATTCAGAAAATGGTGATGCCATTGAAATTGATGTTGAATCAAAACAAAGATATAAAGTCGATTATCAACCCATGCAATTGGCAGAAGGTGATATGCAGTATTCAGTAAACGTAATTGCGGATACTATTTCTTCTGCAAAATCAGAATTCATGGTTACAGCAAAAGAAAAAGAAGTTTCTACAAAGTTTGAAACTGAAAAAGAAGAGCTGCAAGGCCAATTAACGAAACTTCAAGAAAGTTATTCTGAACTTGAAGGTAAGGCAACCTTGTTTGAAGCTCAGTTGAATGAAAAACTTCAAAGCGAACGCCAATCAGCAGAAAATGATGTATTCGAACAGTTCTCTCTTGAATTGACTGATGATGAAATGAAACCCGTAAGAGACATATCTTCCACTCTTTCTATTGATGATATTACTGAAAAGTTGTTTGCTCTGGCTGGTAAGAAGAAGGTTAAATTTAATTTCAGCAAGCAAGATAGACCTCTTGGCTATCAAATTCCTGCTGATAATTCTAAGTCGTCTGGTAAAGCGTATGACGAATTGTTTGAAAAATATAAAAAAAGCGATGAATAAAGGCTCCTACAAAGTAGGCGCTTTTTATTTTACAAAAATTTAGGAGGAAAAAATTATTATGGCATACGGTGCAGTTCGTATTGATAAAGCCCAGGCTACTAAGGCCGGAAATATTAAGAGTGTGCAGTTGGCTTCCACACCACTAGAAAATGGTTTTGTATTCTTTGCAGATGCTTTGGTTACAGGAAAACGTGAAGCATATCAGGTTGTACGCCCGGCCACGGCAGATTTGGCAACCCGCAATCTGGTTATCCATGCAAGTGTTCCTACTACATATCTCGCTGGTCAGACAGTTGTTGATTTTGTTCTGGAGGCTGGTAAAACAGGTCGCGCTTATGTTCCAGAAGTTGGAGACATTTTCACATTCACAGACAATGTAATTGATGGAACTTCGGTTCTTAATGAGTATTTGATCCCACAAAATGGCTCTTTTAAATTGTTGCCTAGCTCCACTATTGGCTCTACAAAGTTCTCTGCGAAAGTTATTGAGAAAACAACTTTGTATGGTCTTCCTGCCACTGCTTTCGAAGTAGTTAAAAACTAAAAATAATCAATCTTAGGAGGATATGAGTTTATATGAAGACAAAAAATACCGTTGCACAACTTGCACTTGATCACTATCAGGGCAAAGTGACTCAATTTAGCAAGGACGAAGCAGAGCATACTCTTCGTTGTGCATTTAATGAAATTCTGGATTTGGGAAGTCACAAAAACTTCCGCCGTGCGATGAAGCATAATGGTCGCGCAATGTTTGACGTTATGGAAGATGTGCTAGACACACTGATTACAGAAGGTTTGGAAAATCAGTTTGAGGGTTTTGTTGACTACAAGACAGTAGCAGTCGGTGACAAACCAGCATTTATGGTTGATGATTATCACCTGTTTAACGTTGCTACATTGGCCGCTGGTACTAACAACATTCGCCGTCAGAAACTAGATCGTTCTGCATTCTATGTTCCTACAGAATACAAGGGTGTAAAGATTTATGCTGAATTCGAAGAGTATCTTGCAGGTAAAGTAGACTTTGCCAAGATGATCGCTAAAGTTCAGCGTTCCATGAATGCTCAAATGGCAGCAGATGTTAATACTGCAATTACTGCTGGCTATTCTGCTCTGTCTGCTCCTTATGCATATAATGGAGTTTGGGATCTGACTCAATTCAACACTTTGATTCAGCATGTTGAAGCAGCTACTGGCGTAAAAGCAATGGTTATGGGTAGCCGTACTGCATTGCAGAAAGCAGCCCCATCTCTGGTTGCATACAACGGCTCAGTTATTGAAAGCCGTAATGATCTCGGATTCTATAAGGTTATTGACGGAACTACTATGTTTGAAATTAAACAATCTCATATTCCTGGAACAGATACTTTTGCTGTTGGAACAGATTACTTGCTCGTTGTTCCTCAAGGCGAAGAAAAGATTGTTAAGGGTGTTCTTGAAGGTGATGCCATTATCGAAGAAACAACTAACGGTCTAAATGGTAATCAGGATCAGTCCATGGAATACCTGTTTGAGAAGAAATATGGCTTTGGTGTTGTTACATCGACCAAGTACGGCGTATATACATTCTCGTCTTAATTAATAAATATAATATTGGGGAAGATTCGTTTCTTCCCCTCCATCTCATTGGGGAGGCATGAAAATGGTTGCATCAGCAAGAAAAAGAAAACTCACAGAAGATACCTATGTAACAATCATTAGTAACTGTAGAGGATCTTTGGTTTACAAGAATCGTATCGGAGAAGACTGGTTGTTTGGTCAGCCAGGAGATGAACAGCAGATTGCTATTAAAGAACTACGTTCTATGAAATCTTCTCATATTAAATTCTTTTCTGAACAATGGATTATTTTTGCAGAAGAAGATGAAGACGTTATTCCTCATCTTAAACTCGAAAAGTATTATCAGAATCTAATTACTCCAGAATATATCATTGAAAAAATGGATGGCGATGTTGGAGAATTTGAAAGATTCTTAAAATCGGCAAACTCTAAAACGGCATCTATGATTTTGTCTCTGGCTAGATCCAGATATCAAACTGGAGAGCTTAATAATGCACGAGTTATTAGAATCATCGAGGATATGCTCGACGCTGATATCGATGTAGATAACCCTCGTAGATAATGGGGTGAACTATGACCAACTACACTGAGGTGTATAGTGTTTTTCAGAGTCAAATCAATGACATGGAATTCAACAGTTTATCAGTTGTTGAAGAACTTGAAAAAGTTTATCTAATAAATTCAATCCCCAAATTTCGCAGATGCTTGCAGGATTTAGACGATAGAGACGATGAAAATCTAATTTTCAATATAGACCTCACTATAGATGAAATGCAAATATTGGGGAATTTGATGGTTGTTGAATATTTGAGTTCGCAAATTATAAGTATTAAGAATATCGAACAATCAATGAGTAACGGAGATTTTCGTCTTACTTCTCAGGCTGAACACCTTGGAAGATTGCTCCAACTTAGAAAAGATAGACAATCAGAATTATCTAAGATGATTGTTGACTACACTTATAGTTTTAGCGACCTAACAAAATTAAGATAACCACTTTGAGGTGGTGAACAATGTCTTATTTAGACATATTTAATGCAAGAAACACTACTTATGGATCAACAATTAGAGACTCTAGAATTACTGATACTAAGCGTAAAATTACTGGTGCGTTTTTTGATCATCCATCCTACTACAACATCTCTGTCTCCACTCCCTCCACTCCCCTATCCTCCACTCCTACTGATGTTTGGATTACCGACGACTCTGAATTAAAAAGTCAGAAAATCGTTACGGCTATTCCTGGTCAATCTGTAGATGTCGGATATCTCTACTATTGGAATAATGAATACTGGCTTACAATTCAAAATGACTATCAACTTGGCGGTATATACGATCGAGGAATTATTTTACGCTGTTATTCGTCAATTAAATGGCTAGACGAAAATGGTGATATAAGATCATCTTGGTTCTGCATGCAATCAAATAGTACATCTAGTTTTGGTATTGAAGATGGTCGAGTATTAATCCTCCCCAATGAGCGTAGAGAATTAACAATTCAGGATACTATATACACTAGAAAGATTGAAAAGAATAAACGGTTTATTGTCGATGGTCGCGCCTGGCGTGTTATTGGAGTCAATAGATTAATAGACGGAATTATAACTCTAACCCTCGAAGAGAACCTGATCAATAAAGACTTGGATAATGTTGAACTTGGTATTGCTGATTATTATAATAATGTCTCTGATTATAGTTTAACTATATTGAATGGTGACAACGTGACAATCAGCGCAGATCAGACATTGCAACTTAATGTTCAAGCAAAAAACAACGATCAAATTATAGAGTCTCCTGTCTTAGTTTATTCAATTGATTTTGAGGATGTAGCTACAGTATCAACTACAGGTCTCGTTACCCCTCTGAGGTCTGGAATTGTAATAATTGATGTATCATTTAAAGGTCAAACAGCGTCTATTCAAGTTAACATCACTGATGTCGTCACACATAATTATACTTGTGATATTGTTGGTAAAGATGAGATTACGGTTGGTAAGAGTCAATCCTATGTCATTAATTTTTATGACAATGGTGTTGAGTATACTGATGAAAGTGTAATTTCATTGAAAGCTGACGATGGAGTAAGTGTGACAACTTTGGCTAGTATTAGTGCTCAAGATAGTGTTACAAATACATTTACTGTGCTGGCTGGAAGCAAAGTTGGATATGTACAATTGATTGCTGGAGATGTTGATGGTAAGAGTATTGTAATGAAGAGAGTTAGGATTAAACCGTTGTATTAAAAGTCAGGAAGTGATATTACAATGTCTTTTTTCTTGGAAATTAGTGAATATAAAAATACGATAATCGGTAGAATTCTAGAAAATCAGGAATTGTGCAAGGCATTGTTTTATCAATCTCCTGATTTCTTAAATAAGCCAGATATTGAAGATACCACTGAGTTGATATATAAGTGTATATTTCCCCATCGCTTCATTCCAGATATAAACTTAACTACTGGAACATATATTGCGCTTGCATTAGGTGATTATCGATTGGTGAATAACAGTTTTAAGACTGGCATAGTTTCAGTTAATGTATTTACTCATAGAGATACATTCAAAACAGATTATCAATGTACAAGAGTTGACTTCATTGCTAATAAAATTGATGAGATGCTGAATTATAAAGATGGGATAGGCTTAGGTAAATTGGAATTCAAAGCATTGAATGAATATGTGGTCAATGAAAAATTCCAAGGATACGCAATCACCTATAAACCTGTGGACTTCAATAGATGAGTGATATAGATGAAAGCATTAGTCTTAAGCTCTTATTGGGTCAGCCAGTTAGCATTAATGGTGTGAATATATATTCACCAACATTAAATGAAATAGTATCTGTTGGTTATGATACATATAATTATGGACTATCCTCTCTTCTATTTGATAAAAATCTATTTGAAGACTTAAAGGAAATTAAAGAGTCTAATTTCGATTTGATGGTTCATTTTTTTGTTAAAGACGAAAGCTTTAGAAATTCTGTTGAGATTGGATCAAATTTAATCTTTAAAGAAGAAATAAAGGTAGAAATTATCAATAACGCCCCTTGTTTTGTCTTAGGCGACTCTCTTGTTGATCACAATTCTCTTGAAGAAATACAAAGACTAATAAAGATCGCGAATAGAATTCCTGATAAAAAACCAGAGGATGAGTTTAATCCTAGTAACTCTAAAGCAAAAGAATTTATGGATAAAATCTTAGGTGATAGAGCCAAGAGACCACCAAAGAAACCAATTACCAATCTACCGAGTATTGTATCTGGACTCTCATGGAAATCAAATTTAAACATTTTAGAAATTGGTAATTTAACTATCTATCAAGTATATGACGGTTATTACAGGATGGAAAACATAGATCACTATAATGGCATCCTTACAGGCATTTACACTGGTAATATTGATTCCTCAAAAATCAAATTGCAAGAAAGTGCTTGGACAAAAATTATAGATTAATAGGAGGAATTTATTAATGGCAACAACAAACCGTTGGGCTATTCGTGATGTCGCTACGGCATCATTTTTTGATTTGACAACAGGAAAACTTAAGGTAAAGCTGGACAGTTTAAAATCCAGTGGCCTCGAAAATTCATCGGAAGTCACTTATGTAATGGGGGGGTCTGGGAATCCTAAAATTCTGGGATTTTCTGGGAGTAGAGCTGCAAGATTCACTCTGCAAGACGCTCTTTTTTCGAATGAAATGATCGCAATGATGCTGGGAACAGAAGTGGAAACTGGTGCCGTACCAATTATTGTTAACGATGTGCTAACAGTAACAAGTAATGCTGCAACGCTCAATTATACGCCTACTGCTGCTGGCGCACTTAAAAGTGTGAACTTGTTCTTGGCAGACGGAACACTTGGAGACGATTTTGCATATACGGCATCAACTCCAACTACAGGACAATATAAAGTAACAGGTAAAGCTCTTAGTTTCTTTACGGGTGATATTCCGACTGGATCTAAAATTATCGCTTACTATGAAACAACTACTGGTGTTGATACAAAGAAGATGACTGCTCAAACTAACAAATTTGCAGGAAGTTACAAACTTGTTTTGGACGTCCTTGTTCGTGACGTTCTGACAAAATCTGATTATGCAGCACAAATCACTATCCCTTCTGCAAAGATTGAAGATTCATTCAATCTTACCATGGCTCCAGATGGAGATCCTTCTGTTTTGGATATTCCAATGGAAGCGTTGGCGGTTCCTGGTTCTAAAGATTTGTATACCATGTATATCTTTGACGAAAGCGACTTGGCTTAATAAAAGATAAATATATTAAGCCCATCCACTCTAAAAATGCGGATGGGCTTTTTTTATATCTAAATATCAATAGAGGTGTTTAAAATAATATTAACAAAAAGCCGTAGGGTTAGTTGCAAGAAATTAAACATTGAGCATCTTCTGTCTATGGGATACGAATGTAAAATAGGTGACACTATCGATGTCAATGTGAATCATCTTTCTAATAAGAGTCACTCAATAGTTTTGGTGGAATGCGATTATTGCCACAAAAACACCATGCAATTGCCCTATAAAGAATATCGAAGAAGGTTAAATCAAGAAATACGATCTATCACTAAAATTATTAATTTTTGTTGTGATGACTGCAAGCAGAAAATCGAATACGATTATTTAAAAGAGTTCATTGAAAAACTTGGGAATAAATTAATCTCAACTTCATTCGTTTCCGCAAAAGAAAAGGTGTCTTATGAATGTCAGTGTGGAGAATTGTGCTATGTAGCATATGACACTATTCGGGCAGGCCATGGATGTAGCCGATGCGGACACGAAGTTGCTGGCAAAAAGAGAAAAAATAAATATGACGATATAAAATCACTATTTACAAACAGTGGTTGTACATTGCTCACTACAAAAGAAGAATATGAATTATTGAATCAACTAAATCGTGTTGATTTTATTTGTGCCTGTGGAAAGAAATGGTCTAATTCAGTTATTTCATTTCGTATGGGATATGTTCGATGCGATGAGTGCGCAAAAAAGAAAAAAGATGAGACAACAATCAGCAGATTTGGGTTTGATAACGTCATGAAAAATCCTGAAATCAGAGCCAAAGCCTTTAAGAGTCTTATGGAAAATAACAGTATGCCAGTATCATTACAACAAGCATATATACATAATATCGTTGGCGGAGAGTTAAACCATTTATACAACTCCTCTTTTCTAGACATCGCTTTTCCCGAAGAGAGAATATATATCGAATATGATGGTGGATTGCATGATGGAAAGGTAAAGTTCGGAATTATTTCTCAAGAAGAATTTGATAAAAAAGAACAAAGAAGAAGATATGCCCTGCATCGTCGTGGATGGAAAGAAATAAGAATCATATCAGGAAAAGACAACATCCCAACAGAAACAAAAATTATTGAAATGATAGAATTTGCAAAAGAATATATCTCTACTGGTCATTCATGGATAGTATTTAACATTGGCAAAGGGACAGTAAAAACAAGTCAATTTGAGAATGTATATGATTTCGGTTCATTGTCAAGAGTCAGAAAAGACGGTAGTAAATATAAAGATATAATCAATAAATATAATTTAAACAGGGAGTAATAATATGCCACAAATTGAACAGTCTTCTCCGTCTCCTCCACTTAATCAATCAATCACCATAGCGGCAGCATGTCGCAACCGAGATTTTGTTATTGATAAATATCTTGATCATATTAATAACATCTCATATCCAAAGAATCTTATCTCACTCTATTTTCTTATTAATGACAGTACGGATAAAACAGAATCAATTTTACGTCAATTCAAACAATTGCATAATAATGAATACAACTCTATTACAATCGAAACAATGAATCGAAAAGTTCCCGAAGATATTCGTAGCACAAAAGTCAGAAATGAATATATATACAATCACTTGAGTATTTTGAAGAATCATATCATGTCTAAAGTCAATACAGATAAACTCCTGTTTATTGATTCTGATATTTTAGTTCCCGATGATATAATTAACAATTTGCTCAATGCAGATAAAAATATTATATCATCACTTATATATAATGGTTATTTGGTATCTCCTGAAGCACCACATAAGTATCCGAACATTATGAAGCTCGAAGAAAACGGACAATACAAGCATATCTCTAATTACTATGTTAAGAATGCCTCCACATTAACAGAACAGAAATTATATAAAGTTGACTTAACAGGTGCAGTTTTTCTATTAGATAAAAATGTTTATAAAAATGTGAAGTTTGGATACCATCCTCAAGGTGAAGATGCTTATTTTTGTAAGATGGCTCAAGATCAAGGATTCGAGTTGTGGTGCGATGTTTCAACGTTTTCAAAACATATTATGAGTAAGGATATGTAATTTAGAATATATAATAAAAATAAATCTATAAAATTTACAGGGAGATCGTTAACATGACTATGAATATTGCTATTATATATAGCCCCAATTGGGCTGAGTGGGCAGCGGTTGAGACATATTCTATATTCAAAACCAATGAAGGAAATATCAAGGTGTATTTGATATCTGATAAAGATGGAATTTTTGATGCTAGTTATATTACAGATTACTTTGGTGACAGATGCAAAATTGAGTTTATTAATGCTGAGGATAAATTCAAAGAGTTGATTCCTAGCACAGTGAACGTAAGTTCTAGATTTACAAGGTATGCACTGTATAGATTGATACTTCCAACTCTTGTCGATGATGATAAGCTGCTTCATATTGATGCAGACGCTTTGGTTGTTGGCGATGTAACTGATTTATACAATACAAATATTGATGATTATTATATTGCTGGAGCGTTAGATATTCATGCAGATCATTACAATTTGAAGAAACCGTTGGGATTAACTGACAAAGATGTATATGTTAATGCTGGAGTATTACTAATGAATCTGAAGAAAATTAGGGAAGATCATCTTCAAGAGAAATGGATTTACGAAGCAAACACCAAGAAATTTCCGGCCCACGACCAATGCATTTTGAACAAGACTTGTAAGAAGAAGATATTATTGATTGATAATAAATATAACGTATCAATTTCGGCGGGGCTAAACGTTGAACGAGATAAAGTTAGAATTATGCACTATGCAGGAGATAAGCCGTGGTCAAATAATAATGTTCCACACCCCCATTTTTGGTTCAGGACACTAAAAGACTATCGTAAAACTTTTGGACTTAGTAGATCAGAGGTGTAAAATGGCTAAAAAACTTATCGACCGTAGATTGATATATTGTTGGTTTGGGAATAACGAGAAACCTCCAATGGTACAGAAATGTATTGCTAGTTGGAAAGAACACAATCCAACTTGGGAAATTGTCGAAATTAACGAATCAAACTTCCTAGTCGATGAATATCCATTTGTTCAAGAAGCACTGAAGCGTAAAAAGTATGCTTTTGCTACCGACATCGCAAGATTGTGGGCCTTGCTAACCATAGGGGGCGTATACGTAGATTCGGACTTTTTCTGCGTTAAACCATTAGACAGATTCCTTGAAACTCGTGCATTCACTGGTCATGAAACTCAGGATCTAATGGTTACAGCTATTATGGGCAGTGTTAAAGGTCATGAGTGGGTGAAAATGTTGCTCGATTTCTATAATGATCGTCCATATAGTGAAAACACTAATACAAATATTATTACACAACTAAGTAGACCATGGGTTACTAGAGAAAATGAATATGGTTATAGATGGCTTAAAGGCGATGTCACTATATATCCAGTCCATACGTTCTGTTCTTTCCAACATCAAAGATTAGAAGTGATTCCGCATAAGGATGCTTACGGGTATCATTTATTCCTTGGTTCTTGGACTGGTAGACAGATCAGAGATGTTGTAATTCCAAAGGCGTAATAATTAAATAAATATATTAATGGGAGTGAATTAAATAAATGACTAAAAAACTTACTGCTGCTGAGTTAAATAAACTTAGTTCAAAATTCAATGAACTTAAAAAAGCACATATTCTTGATGGTCAATATGAAGTATCTATTCATACCAGTTTCCGTGAATCATTGATTGAGAATGTGGTTATGACTTACATTGGACTCCTTGAAGACTTGAAGAAAAGTGAAAATGTGACCAATGAGACAATTAAAAATACCGTTGTACTTCTGGATACATTGATTCTTAGAGAGTTCACCGATCTTCCTATTCCGAAGAAAAATGATATTCCTAACTTGATTAAATTTACACATAATCTGCTTGATAATGGAATCCTAGTCGAAGTATATAATCATATTCCAAAGGATCAGATTGAGAAAGTAAAAGCCAAACTTGAACAAGTATCAAAGGGTATTGGTGAAGCAACAGCAGAACTTGCAATTCAAGCAGCATTACAAGAAGCAAAAACAGCCGAAAACGTAGAAGTTGATTCTGATGAACTTTAAAAATGTCAACGATTTAGCCAAATATATAAACCAGCAAGTATTGCCCAAAACACTCAAAGAAGATGTTGGTGAAAAGCTAGTCAGGCCAAAGATGAAAGAAAATATTCAATCCGAGGTCTATGATGTATATGAAGAGCCTGTAATATATAAGCGACTAAGAGAAAATGGCGGCTTAATGGATGACGCTAATATTATTGTTGAAATGATTGACAATAATACAGTCTCCATTGAGTCACACCGCATGGACGACAATCGAAACGTATCAGTAATTGTTGAAACTGGTGTGGGTTATAACGAAGATTGGTCTTTCCCCTATACGCACAAAGGCCGTCCATTTGTAGAAACGACCAGAGACGAGTTGCGTAATGATGGCAGCGTTGAACATGCTATTGTTAAAGGGTTAAAAAGATTAGGGATTAATACACGAAAATAAAATGGTAGAATCAAAAAATTTTATGCATATCTGTGTTCTTGAGATATCTGTTTTATGTATAGGAGGATAGCAAATATTGAAACAAGAACAACCCAATCTAGACGAGTATTTTTCGTGGGAACTGGACGACAAGACTCAATTTAGAAAACTAATATTCCATATACGCAATGATTTTGTTAAAGAAAGTGAAAAATTAATTGCGAATAGCGAGTTAAATGTGTGTTGTACATGTAAACAAAAATTACCTGCAACAACATACTACTTTCAGTCTAGTGGAAACCATAGACTACATAGTCAATGTAAAAAGTGTGAGTCTGGCGCAAGCTACTCGTGGGGTAGAAATGCAAATGCCAATTTTAATAAAAATGGTCAACATTATTGTAATAAATGCGATAGGGTATTGCCGTTAAATATATTCTATTTTAATCCAACTAATGGTAAATGTAATCAGAAGACGGGGTTTGTAAGTCGTTGCAAGGAATGTATGAGAGAAACGTCAAAATTTAATCTATATAGTCTCAATGATTGTAGATCGTCATTCTGCATACGAGATGATTACAAAGTATGTCACGGATGCAACGTTGAATTACCTGACAACGATTATTACTTTTTCAAAAAAAATAATAGAGATAATGGATCAACTAAATGTAAAAAATGTAGAGGGTTTGATTACGGAGTAGACAGACCAAACAAGGTTTATAAAGATACTTTGCCAAAAGGATATAAGATTTGTTGTCAATGCAATAAAATGATTTCCGATGAAGAATATAGTAAATATAATAAATGTGAAGATTGTTCCAGAAAAAAGAGAAAAATATATCATCAAAGAGATGACGTTAAGAAGTCAAAACTTAAGTTTGCAAAAAAGAGAAGATCATTGAAAAATAATACAGTTCATGACTTAACCACTGATGAATATGCGGAAACTTTAATATACTTCAACAACTCATGTGCTTACTGTGGAATTAGCAATGAAGAATGCTTAGATAAAACTGGCAAATCACTTGAACAAGAGCACATCATCCCTATTAGTAAAAAAGGTGGGTATACTAAAAACAATATAATTCCAGCATGTAAGTCATGCAATAATTCAAAATCAAATAAAGATCTCGGAGATTTTATATCAAGAAGAATACATAAGAAAAAAATAAATTTTAAAAATGTTTGTCTTATATATTACTTCATAAATAGTAATGGACTTAAAAACAAGTTTTGATGAAATGGTTATTTAATAAACATTTTGGAGGGCGATTTAATGAATCTGACTTCTCCTATTCCCTATTATTCTTTAGAAGGACTTACTGTTTTAGCAAGTCAAGAAGAGATTTTGTCTTATGAAATGCAAAAGAAAATTGGGGATAGATTGCTTAATGAAACTAAGTTAAAAATTATAGAAGATAAAATCGTTAATTTTTCTATATACCATAAAAACACATAAGGATTTGATGCAATGAGCAAGAAAGTAAATAAGCAGAATACGTTGCGAGAACCCGCTAAGAAATTAGAGGAAGTAACTGAAGAAATGTGGCTCAAGGTGAATGATGACTATCGCAACCTTGCAGAAGAATTCGTCTCGGTCCAGGACTTGAGTATTCAATCGAAATCACAGTACAAAAGTGTATTGAGACAATTCGGATGGTACATGTTCAACTCAATGAACAACAAGAAGTTTTATGAAATTACAAAGCGTGACTTTATTAGGTATCTTAGTTATATACGTGATAACAGAAAGATGTCTTCTTCTGCCATCGGCGTTCGAAAGTCTGTAGTGTCAAGTTTGTGCAACTATATTGAGAATGTTGTAGCAGAAGATGATTCTAACTATAAAATGTTCAGAAACTTTACTCGTGGCCTCCCTTCTATCCCCCGTAATCGTGTTTATGAAAAGGTTAAAGTCACCAAAGAAGAATACGACATGATGATGAGTGTACTAGAAGGTGATAAGAACTGGTTGGGTATGGCATGGCTTGCTACGGCCTTCCTGGTTGGTGCTAGACGAGCAGAGATTATTCAGTTTAAAACTGAAATACTCGAATATTCAGTTGTTGAAGGACAGAACTATGTAATGTCTCATGTTGTTAGGGGAAAAGGAGCTTCGACTGACGGCAAAAAACTAGAATATATGATCAAATTAGAAGTTCTGAAACATTGGAAAAAGTGGATTGATGAAAGAGGATACGAAAGCGAATATGTATTTACTACAAAATATGATCATGAACCCAAAGCAATGTCTTCTGCATGGGCAAATGATTTTTGTATGAACACCCTTTCCGATATTCTTGAACGCCGAATCAATGTACATATTTTTAAGAATTCTTGTATTACATATCTGCTTGAATCTGGAGTTCCTATGCATCTTGTTTCTAAATATGTAGCTCATCATAATGATATCTCTACAACTCAGATCTATGATTTGCGTGACTTTGAAGAAGAAAAGAATAAGATATTTGATGTTAATGCAACATTTGATAAAGATGAGTCGGAACAACCAGAAGGAAGTTCGTCTGGATCGTTCGGTAAAAAGAAAAGATAGGAGATAAGTAATGAAAGCAACAGTTAGAGGAATTGAAGTTGAAGGAACAGTTGAGGAAATAGCTCAACTAATTTTTGAGATTGATAAGAATAAGAAGTTGCCACCTGCCACAACAATTCCTGTCCATCCTATTTATGAGTATCATCCCCCAGTTTATGTCACTCCTCTTCCCTCCGTACTTAATCCTGACCCAATAGTTAGACCTCAAGTATGGTGCGGTGGATATACGAGTGGTGATAGCACCTATGTGTAAACAAGATCCGAATATTCAAATGTATAATTAGGTAACTTGATAAATCTATCATTTCATGAGGAAATCACGCTTAAAAAGTCCAATGTTTATGCGGGTTTTTGAATCATCAAATTTATGGAAATCGAATAATTCTCGAAATAGTCAACATCTAATCGTAGGTGTTGGCAGTTTTGCAAATTATTCATTTGCATTATATTTAATTAATAAATATATGTTTACAAATTAAATATTTAGGTTATAATATATTTAAGATCGAATAAAATACAATTGAATAAATAATATCTCCAACATATTGTTTCACATATGATTGAAAATTATGGCATCCCTGATACATATCCATTATACTCTAAGTATAGTATGGATAAATTTGGGGGTGCTTTTGTATGTTGAAACAGAGAAAGATATTAATTCTTGTAATTACAATTGTTTGTGGAGTTTTTATATTGAGTGGTTGTAGTGAACAAGAAAATTCTAGTGCTCCCACTCTTCAAATGAAATCTGAATACGTTAAACTTTTAGATGATGATATCCTGGTTGAAATGATAACAGACTCTTACTCCTTCATATCACAAGGAGTGAATGAGAAAGGTCCTGAAAACAATTATATAAATATCTCTGAATCAATTGCTACATACAATGAATTTATTGGTGCAGCAGTCGAAGAATTCAAAGATTCAGATGATAAAAAATATGAGGTGTACAAAGATGTTCACGAATCAATTTCAGAAATATTGAATGTATCTACTTCTGGTGATTTACTTTTAGATAAAGACTCTGATGAAAAATATCAGATAAGCAAAAAGAGAAAAATTAGTGACGATGATTTAATTGCAATCAAAAAGGAACTTAACGAGCAATTAGATAAATATTTTGAATAGAATTTATATATAAATATCTCCCAAGCCTCTTCTTTATCAGAAGTGGCTTTTTGTTCTATATAAATAATAACTAAATATATGTTTTAAGTCAAGAAGCATTCGTTGTTGAATCGCTTCTTTTTTATTGCCCAAATTTAAAAAGGAAGTGATTTAATATAATGGCTGATAATATGAAAATATTAATTTCTGCTGCGTTGTCGCCAGATCAAGCTTTGAAGGACATTAACTCCTCAATTTCTACCCTAGCAAACCATCCATCACTAAAAAAACTCGAACTTAAAATTGACATTGATAAAAGTTTTATCTCTGCGATAAACGGATTTGTGGATGCATCTAAGAAATTTAATACAATCATGGAGTCTCAGAATAGAGTTGTCAAAGAAACAATAACTGAGATGAAAAATCTTGATGGCAGTATTACTAAAGTTACTCAGCAAACACTCGAAAGTGGAGCGATGATTGAGAAAACTCGTATAAAACACGATGCCAATAAGAAAGCGGTCCAGGATGAAAATAAAGCATACGATGCACAGAGAAAGACACTGGCAGATTTAAAATCACAACTTGAGGGCTATGAAAAGGTTTCGACCAGAACAAATAAAAATAAAGCTGGCGAAATAAATAGCATTACTAATACATATAAGAATGCTAATACCGGTCAAACATTAACTGTTAATACTGATGCAAATGGGTATATAAATAAATCTGCTCAACTCGAAGAGTTTTTAAAACTCAAACTACAACAAGAAGCAAAATTAAAGGCAATCGCTGATCAAGCACTTAAAGAAGAACAGCAAAGACTAAAAGAAGCAGAGGCAATGGATCGTGCTCACTTTGCAGCTCTGAACACGAATGCTAAACGATTAGAAGATATGGAGAAAGTCCATTATCTCGCCCTTCAAAGAAACAGAGAAATGGATAATCGTGCTTTGCAACAATATGCCAAAGAAGCTGAGGCTATTGACCGTGCCCATTATCAAGCCCTACAAACAAATCAACAAAGAATTGAAGCAGCAGATAAGCAACATTATCTTGCGCTACAACAGAATCAAAAAAGAGATCAGCAATATGCCCAGTCTGTTGCTGAAACTCAAAATAAGATTAATGATGCCAGGAATAAATATAGTGGAAACAATAAGATAATCACTGAATTAAATGAACTTGAGACCAAATTAAAATCAATCAAGAATATGGGAGATTTTAAGTCCCCTCTCTCTGCTCTCAATACAGACATCAGAAGAACAATTTCAAATCTAACCGAGGTTAACGGACATACTCGTACTTTTGGCAACTCACTTAAGTCTGCAATGTCCAACATCCTTCTCTACTCGGGTATTGGCAGTGTGTTTTTTGGCATAACTAATGCAATTCGCAGTGGTGTCCAGCAAATATATGAACTCGATACGGCGATGACAAATTTAAAAAAAGTCACAGATGAAACATCTGCATCGTATAGTCGGTTTTTAGAGTATGCCAATCAGACTGCAAACTCTATTGGCGGTCTAACAATTGACGTAGTTAAAGCATCAGCAGAATGGGCTAGATTGGGATACAGTATTCAACAGGCACAATCACTTGCTAAAGAAACGCTTGTATATCAAAACGTTGGTGACTTGGCTAGTGCAGAAGAAGCATCTAAGTCTTTGATTTCAACCATTAAAGGTTTCAACCTCGAAGTGGACACTCAAGGGAAGAATATCACACACATAGTTGATGTATTTAATGAAGTCGGAAATAAATATGCAATTTCCTCTAGCGGAATTGGTGAAGCGCTTCGTCGTTCAGCTGCTTCAATGTATGAATCTGGAAATACAATTGAGCAAGCAGTGGCTTTGGCTACAGCGGCAAATAGTACAATTCAAGATCCTGCCAGAGTAGGCCAGGCATTGAAAACTATTTCAATGCGTTTACGGGGAATAAGTGAGGATGGCGAAGATTTAAGTAGCCTCGTTCCCACCCTTGAGAAAAAATTTGCCGCTCTGGGTCTGACACTAAAAAAAGATGATAATACATTTAAGAGCACATACGACATTTTTTCTGACTTGAGTGGAGTATGGAAGGATTTAAATGATTTCCAAAAAGCAGATATCTTGGAAAGTGTTGCAGGAAAACTTCAAGGTAATATTGCAGCCTCGCTGATAAACGACTTTGAAACAGCTCAGAAATCACTTAATACGGCCCTTAACAGTACAGGATCTGCTGCTAGAGAGAACGAAACTTACCTTAATTCCATCGCTGGGCGACTCAATCTCCTCAAAAATAGCATAGAAAAATTCTGGACCAGCAGCATAAATTCTTCTTTCATTAAGGGTATCGTTGATTCAATATCCTACTTAATTAAAAGTCTAGATAATCTTGGTAATGTAGTTATACTGATCAGTGGCTTATTTCTGGCCTTTAAATCTAAAGCTATTGCCGGATTAATTACATCTCTTATGTCTACAGTTAAGGCATTGTTTACAACTACGGTTGCTCTAGAGTCAACTGCTGGAGCCGCAGATACTGCTGCCATTGCTATGACTGGATTGCAAAGGGCATTTGGTTGGATTGGATTAGCCGCAACAGCATTATCTGTTCTCTATATGGTATTTCATAATAATGAAGGCACTATTGAGAAGCATAATAAACTTATTGAGGACAGCAATAAAAAGTATGATGATTTAACAAATTCCCTTGCTGAAGCCGAATCTTATTATAAACAAAACTTCGATGCCATAAACTCTAATGCCGATGTTAAAGATAAGCTGTTTGAGATTCAAAATAAACTCGTTGATACTTATGGTGCTGAAGCTAATGGACTCGATCTGGTTAATGGTAAATATGATGATCAGATAGCGAAACTTAAAGACCTCAATAAGCAGAAATTAGAAGATCAGATTAAAGAAAATCAAATCATTGCTGACTCTACTAACTCTACTCGTTACAGTAAACCAACTCTTGGAGCAAGCCTTAAATCTGGAATGGGTTTTGGCACTGGATATAAGGTTCAAGATGGTGGAGGACAAGGAACAGATTTAAGTCTAAAGGAATACTACGAATCTCTATTGGATGTTCAAGATAAGATTCGAAATAAGAATACGGAGATATTTGCGTCTCAATCTCTGATTCCGAAGAATGCTGAAGAATGGGAATTGGCTCTAAACACTGTTAAAGATAAGATCACAGAGATCGAACCAGAGTATAAACAGATAGCTAACCTCGAAGAGTTAAGAAAAGAACAGTTAAAACAAGCTGGCGCGGAAATGTTTAATCTAAATGATGAACAAAAGAAGCTATATGAAACCATCACTGGAATAACAAATAAGCAGCCATTGAATGATTTAATGAAGAATTTTCAAGGAATTGCTGGTTACGTATCATTCTTCGATGGCGGCAATCTAGATAATGTTATTGCAAATTTAAAGTCAATTCAACAAATTAAAGGAAACCCAGATATTGTTGCATCACTTGACGCATTCGCTAAGAGCAGCGCTGAAGCAGCAGATAAAGCAAAACAAGCTTCAACTCAATTTGTCACACTAGAAGATGCAATAAGAGCCTTAGATGGTGGTCTTAGCGGTTCTAACGAACAAATGACTGCTTTTACAAAAATTATTGTATCTTCCAAAGAAGAAATTGATGTTCTTAATAAAGCTCAAGCAGAATTAAAGGATAATAACCAATTGTCCGCCTCTACTATTCAAGAAGTAAGTGAAAAATATTCTGATTTTATCAAAGTCACTGGTTTAAGCAAAGATGCTATCTATTCATTCATTAAAGCAAAAAAAGAAGAAAAGAATGCTGTAATTGAAGCAGAAATAGAAAAGACTAGCAAATCAATTGACGCAATAAAAGATCGTATTACCGCTATGCAGCAAGAATATGACATGATGGTAAAACTCATCAATGCTAAAGCAGATGATTTAACTGTTGACAACTTAAGAGCTGAACAACGTGCTATTAAAAGTCCGTATAACGATGCAAAAGATGAGTTATCAGCCTTAATTAACAAATATAATATTCTCACTAATACTCTTTCTGATTTCAAAACCGATACTACTGAGTCCAAGAAAGCAACAGATTCTAATTACGACTCCATCTCCGATACCGTAGAAATTCTCACCGATCTCCAAAAGTCCCTAATTTCCATCCAGAAACTTCGCGATGAAGAAGAAAATAAGCGCTCTCGTCTACGTAAAGGATCACAAGAATATCGTGATTCCCTCGCAAAAGAGAATAAACTTATTCAGGAGCAAATCAAACTCCGTAAAGAAGGAATTGCTAATCCATCTCAATTAGTTTCGACTAAGGTTACCACAACAGTTAAAACTAAAGCTGGCGAAGATTCCTCTTCTACGGGTTCTTCTTCCTCTTCCTCTGGTGTATCAAACTTGCTCGCAAGCGCCTCTGCTCTCCAAGGTCAATTTAAATACAAACAAGTTGCTGGAGAATACAAAGGTACATTCGATCAGTTTGTTGAAGGTGCAACCTCTGACTGTTCTCAGTTCGTTCAGGAGATGTTTAAAGAGTTCCTAAACACCACTCTCCCTCGTACTGCCGCAGAGCAAGCCAAACAGGGAGTAGCAATCTCTAAGGAACAACTTCAAGCCGGAGACTTGGTATTCTTCAATACAACGGGTAAAGATAATTCCCACGTTGGTATCTATCAAGGTAATGGCAAGTTTATTCAGATGGGTAATAGCGGACTAAAAGAATCCGACTTGGATAGCTCTTATTGGTCTGGTAAGTATCAAGGCGCTAGACGAGTCACGGGTTCAAGTTCTACATCTACTGCCTCATCCACTACTGGTAATTCTACTTCTAAGGTTGGCGGAACCACCGTTAAAACCAATGGCGCAACAGCGAAAGAAATGCAAGATGCATCAGATAATGCTGTTGCTCAGAATACAGCAGATGCCAACACTATTTATCAAAATAACATTCTCCAGTTGGATTCAATCAAAGAAAAATATGATCGCTTAGTTGCTTCTGCCGAACTACAAATTGAAGCATCTAAAAAGGTGCAAGATACTCTTGATCCGAATTCTGTTGAGTGGCGTAAAGAAAATAACAAACAGATAAATATTCAGACCCAAATCCAATCTCTTAAAGCCCAGGAGAAATCAAATCTTCAGGCTATGATGAAAGAATTGGGCGTTTCGTCTGATGAGTATGATGACTTCTTAATACAATTAGATACTGATGTCAAGGATATTCAATCTGATAAATTAAGCGGATTAACCGAAAATATCAATAGTCAAATATCGGCCTCTAAAAAGATTATTTCTGACATCGGGAATGAAGTCGATGTATCCAAGGCTAAACTATCTCAGTTTGAAAAAGGAACAACGGAATATAATAACGAATTGGCAAACCAAATAAAGTTAACAAATCAACAAAGAACTGCCAACGAAGATCTCATCAAGTTTATTGAAACTCAAACAAAAAACGAAAAACTATCAGCGGCAACGAAGGTTGAACTTAAAGAGTCCATAAAAGAACTTGTTCTTGCTAATTATGAATATTCGACATCTATAAAAGACATTAAGGAATCTTATGTTGATGACGTTATTGATAGTTATAAGAAGATGGTTGAAAAGCAAAAAGACCTTGCTTTAAAGGCAATAGATAAACTCAAGGATGCTGAAGATGAGCGTCATGATGCCAGAACAAAAAATATTGAAAAAGAATACGATGATTTTGAAAAGGTAATAAATGCACAACAAAAAGCCCTAGACGATGAGATTTCCTCAGATGACTACAGCACCGAACAAAATAAAAAGATTGCTGAGCGAGCCAAACTTCAAACTAGATTGGATTCCTTGTCTAAGGATGATTCAATAGAGGGCAAGGCGAAGGCCAAAGAACTACAAGAACAAATAGCCGAAAGTACTGAGGAGATTGATAAATACAAACTTGATCGCACTCGTGAACTAAGAAAGGAAAATCTTCAAAAGCAACTAGATGATAAAAAATCTATTACAGATACTGAGAAGTCTATAGAGGATGAATTAAATAAGGCTAATACGAAAGCTCTTGAGTTATCTACCAAAGAAAAAGAGCAGTATTATACTGATATCTTAGAAGATGAGCAGTCATATTATTTATTGAAGCAAAAACTTCTTAGTGAAGATTCTACTGTTGTTACAAGTGCATTGGATGATTTAAAGAGTAAGTATAAAACCTTCTTTGATTCAATAAAAACACAGATAGGTGAAACCAGTAAAGAATATCAGAATTTACTTTATACGTTCAACAAGGACAATGAGGCTATTACTTCATATTCTGGCATTTCTGGTTCTGGTGCTGGCGCAACCACAAATCCAGCAAATACTTCTTCCTCCTCTTCATCCACCAAGCAAGCAGCGTGGACTCAATATCTCAGCAATAAACAACAAGCGGAATCCATTCGCGCTCAGATGGCTTTGTTAGATAAAAAATCATCACAATATGCTTCTCTAGAATCTCAATTTAATAATCTTGCTGCACAAAATACTGCATACCGTAATCAGTATGGATTCCCAGATGGTTCATATGAGAAACTAAAGAATACTGCATTCTCTGCTGAAACTGGTGGTATGACTCCTGCTTTCTCAGGTGGTAAATTCTTGCTTGCACATGAAAAAGAACTTGTATTGGATAAATTTGATACAAGTAAACTTCTTCAGATTGTTAATGTTGCTAGAGATATCTATGATAATTTTAAATCTGGATTCAATAACTTTAATCCGTCAATTGCCACATCTACCGCTTCTTCCACATCATCAACTGGAAATGTATATCTGAATGTTAAAATTGATAAGTTGAACACGGATGAATCTGGAGTGAATACATTCTTCACCAAGATTCAAAGTGAGTATAAACGTAGAACTGGCAATAAATAATCAATTCCTAAAGGTGGGGTCTTATGGCTCCACCTCTTTATAATTTAAGGTGGTGGTTAAGTGCCAATTAGAGATAGTCTATATTTTATATATGACGGAATTACAAGTGAAGATATGGGAATTCTTAATGTCAATTTTGATACTGGAATGTTAGATGAAAACTTTCTTCCCGAACAGTCTATCAATGAAGTTGTTATCAGAGGTCGTGATACTCCTTACTTTGTTGAACGTAAAAAAGTACCTTTCAAAGTTAACTTGTCATTTGCTTTCGTAGATAACTTTGACGAAGGTAGGTTAGAAGAAGTGTTTCAATGGCTGGGTAAACAAACTTATTATAAGCCAATGATATTTTCAGATAATTTAGATAAGATTTATTACCTTTTATATACTGGTGAACCAAGATTGCTTCACAACTCTCTCAAGCAAGGCTACGTGACCATAGAGATGAGAAGTGTTAGTCCATATACATATTCACCTGTGTATCAACCAGAGGTTCTGGACTGCTCTGAGAACACTGTGAATGGTGTGGAGTTTGTGGTTGACAACAAAGGCGGTATGATTTGTAAACCACAGATCACTGTACAGAAAGTTGGTAACGGAGAAATCAGTATTAAGAATGAATCCGACAGAGGAAAAACATTTCGAATTGTCAACTTAGTCGATGATGAATTTATTGCTATCGACTGTGAAAAAGAAGATATTGTTTCAGACATACCACTTACCTATCATTTTGATGATGCTTACGGAGAATTTACCTCCTTCGTTCCTGGATATAACTATTTAAAAATATATGGTGACTGTATGATCCAATTCAAATATCAGTTTGCTACATAGGGAGTGTGTAATTTTGATTGAACAAATCAATACAGAAATAATTGAACCAAAACTATATTTGTGTAGACCAAATAAAACAACTATTGCCCATCTTCCAGAAGTAAGATTTCAAATTAATCAAAAAGTATATCTTGGACTCATTAATGAAATGACGTTTAAGATTCCTCTTATGCTTGATGAATACGGGGAATTGGTAAGAAATAAACATATTGATATGATTAAAGAGCGTTATCTTATTCGGTTTGAAAAAGGTGATTATACTGAATACTACATTATCGATAAAGTAAATAAGGCAATGGGTGATTCAGATAGCATTACTGTAAATTGTTATGGTTATGGTTACAGTTTAGCATCTAAACTTATTAAAGATTACAGTGTAGAATCTTATACCTTGAGTCAAATACTTGACGATATGCTTGCTCAAACGGTATGGAGCATTGGATATGTAGACGCTACTTTTGATTTAAAATACAGAGCATTAGATTTCTCTGGAAATGTTATGGATGGTATTCAGCAAGCGGCAGAACTGTTTAATGCCTTAATTATATGGGACACTGTTGACCAAGAAATAAATTTTTATAATCCTGATAATTATGGAGTAAATAAAGGATTTAAAACTAAATTTGGTATGTTAATGCAGAGTCTGGATCATGAATTAAACTTTGATGAATTCTGTACTCGACTCAAATTGTTTGGTAAGGAAGGAATCTCGATTCAGTCTGTAAATCCATTGGGCAGTAATTTCATCCAGGACTTCTCATACTTTATCTATCCATTTTTAAAAGTTGATGGTGTGATTGTAAGTCATAGTGATTATCTAAGCGATGGACTATGTGAATCATTGATTGCTTATAATTCATTATATACAACCAAACAAACAGAATATACTACTCTACTCACTCAAATGACTACATATCGAGCAACTCTTGATACCAAACAAACTGAATTAAGTACACTCACAACGCAGTTATACATAATTGATGATAATCTTGCTACAGCAAATGCAACAGGTGGAAGTACAGCGCAGATATTAATTGATAAAGCAAATAAAGAAGCTCAAATTACTACTAAAAAAGCAGAAATTGCAACGGTGAATGCTCAGATATCCTCTACTCAAGCATCGATGGACACATTGGCAAATATATTAAAGATGGAAAATAACTTCACGAGTAACCAACTCATTGAATTAAATCCATTTATCATTGAAAAAGAGTTAAGTAACGAGAATTATACTGATGCAAAAACACTTTTAGCAGATGGTAAGGTTGAGTTTGATAAGATTAGACAACCTAAAATTGTTTCAAAAGTATCTATTGTGGACTTTTATGAGATTCTAACAGAAAGTCATAATTGGGATAAATTGAATATTGGCGATGTTATTACGGTTCAACATGAACGTTTGGGAGTAAATATACAAGCAAATGTTGCTGAAATTGATTTCGATTATGAGAGTGCTTCAATCGACATCACCATTTCTAATGTAAGAGAGTTGCTAACGGACGATCAGAGATTTCTGAAGAATTATTACAAAACAATTAGTTCATCTAATACAGTCAATATGAGTAAACCAAGTTGGGATGCCGCTAAAGCAACAGCAGACGAAACAACGAGATTTTTGAATGAAACGTGGGATGCTGTAAAACATGATATTGTTGCAGGAGTAAATGAGTCAGTTGAAATTTCACGCAAAGGTGTAATTGTGCGTGACCCCACTGATCCCAATAAGATTCTGATTATGCAACATGGTCAAATTGCATTATCTCAAGATAACGGTAATACATGGAGCACAGCCATTTTACCAGATCGAATTGTTGCCGAACGGATTGCTGGACGTTTGATTATGGGTAACAAATTGATTATCTCTGATGATGATGGAACATTTGTTATACAGGGGAATTTGTTAACTATTAAAGATGCTGAAGGCGACATTCGTATTAAACTTGGCGAGTATGAAGATGGCAAATATGGATTAATGATTAAAAGTAAGGCCGGAGAAATAGTTTTAAACGAGGATGGAATTGTCCAGACGGATACAATCCAATTAGCAGATAATGTGGATAGTACGCATGGATTAAAACTGAAGTTCTACATTGACGATGGAATGATTAGTGTTAGAAAAGTAATGCTTAATTTTACATTGGAGAAGTTTAGAGCGTATAGTAAGGGTGCTTTGAGTGAGGTTATTCCATTAACGACTACTGAGACGCAAAGTTTTACTGCTCAATCAACATCTCCAGAAGGAACAAGTGGTGTGTCTCAAACAGAGGGATTCTATTTTGCCACAGGAGGTCATAATCACGGTATAGCCCCTGGAACCGAGTTAATGATATCTGGTGGCGGAGCTGTAACGTGGGTTGCTTCTGGTGCTCATCAGCATTCGTTTGCATTAAGCGATCACTATCACAGTTTTACTGTTCCTACTCACCTGCATGACATAGATATGCCAGCGCATGAGCATGGAATTGATTACGGAATATACGAAGATACCTTTGCCACAGGTGTTCAAATTATAATCGACGGCATTCCTAGAGGAAGTACATACTATGGATCAGAGAATAATGTAAATATAACCGAATGGATATCTACCGTTGGTTGGCACACGGTTGAACTGACATCCACTCAGTTAGGTAGAATAAACGCAAGTCTATATTTAAAGACTTTTGTTGGTTTTTAACTACTTCACGTTCCAAACGCCCATTGGTTTATTATTGCCGACATAAGAAGGGTAGCTTGGATAATATTCTACTGATACCATCTTTCCATTTCCAGTATAAGGAACAAAAACAAATCCGGTTGCACTTTCATTCTTTTCAAGAGTCTTTGTTCCATCATATTTTTGACCATCAAGAGTTGTAAAAATAAAATAAGAAGCTCCGGCATTGTTAATTATAGATTGATCGGTATCACTTTCCATTTTAAATTGGTATCCTCCGACTGGTCTAAGGTTGTATGAATCAGACTTGTTTGTTATTGTGGTATAAATTTTAAACCCATTTTTCAAAACCACCCCATCGTTATTTTCAGTAGAGACATATTCTACTTTATCAATTGATGCTGTAGTCATATCATTTGATATCTTCTCTCCAACTTCAGTTGTCGGTATTGGTAAGTTTTGCGTTTGTGTTGTGATGTTAGCCGTGGTCGTAGATGTAACATTTGTTGCACTTTCTGTTTTCTGATCAATATTAATAGTATCCGTCTCCTTATCGTATTGTACTGTTAATCCCAATGCTCGACCAATTTCACCTACTGGTAAATAGTTTAGATTGTTATAGTTAATTGGTTGAGCATTTAATTTTGTTTCCTTGCCATTGATTACAACATCTACCGTGCTATTAATTTTAGCCGATACGGTTTTAACCGTTTCTGCTAAGACTGGAGTTGTTATTGTTAGTGCCATCCCAATAATGACTCCAGTTGCTAAATAACTGCCTTTTTTCATTTTGTTTCACTCCTTTTTATTTGTTGTTATTGTTGATGGATTATGTTAATATGTATATTTTTATTATACACCAACATATTCCAGTTGACAAGAGATTAATCGTATGTATTTTATATTATTTACATATTTTTATTTATTAAACACGTATTATCAAAAAACATATTCCATCATCTAGTCACTCCTTCGTAAGTGGCTTTTTGTTGTGCTTCAAACGTTATACATAAGGAGGAATTTCATAACAATGTCGTCTTTCAACTATCAAAACAGCACAATCACGAAATATCGAGCTGGCACAAGTTCAGACCCATATATCGACATTACAGAATCAAAAAAAGTAATCAATGGTGTTATACAACTTAATGAAATTCCAGTTTCGTTAAACAAAGTTAGAATTACAGGATACTACGAGTTGCCCGTTTCTAATACAACTAATTTAGCGACAAATGAATATCGAGTTGATTATGCTGAGGGCTTAGTTTATTTCAATTCTGCCGCTGAAGGGCTAACCCTAACAGCAATCTATAAAGGCCGTGGAAATCATTATGTAAGTTCGGGAAGAATATGGGTTGAAGAGTCTGAGGGAAATGTAGTTCAAACCCTAAAAGACATTATTGTTGCTGGTCAGGAAGTTATTGACGAACTCCCTACCCTCAATCAAACAATCGATGATGCACACGAAGCAACTACCGATGCAAATGCTGCTGCTGCAAATGCAGATACAAAGGCCGCTCTAGCTGTAACTGCTACAACAAACGCAAACACAGCAACATCGAATGCCAATACTGCCACCGGATTAGCAAACACAGCAACTTCTCAGGCGAATACAGCCAGAGACAGCGCTAATACTGCTGCCAGTGCGGCAAACACCGCTAAGACGAACGCAGACACTGCTACAAGCCTCGCAAACACTGCTGCCAGTAATGCAGACGATTCTGCCGATAATGCCGACCTAAAAGCAGCTTACGCTCTTGAGCAGGGAGACTATGCAAAGGCAAAAGGTGATTATGCTGCTGAATTGAGCAATAAAGGCGAATATGACAATGGAGTAACTTATAAACCACTGAATATAGTTGTTTATAATGATGCAGTGTATCAAAACATTTTACAGTCTACTGGTGTTCTGCCCACTAACACAACATATTGGAAAATGATTATGCAACTTTCGGTGTCTACAACATGGAATTCTGTAATTAATAAAGTAGATGCCTCCATAACCGAAAAAGGTATTGTCCAACTAATAGACAACGCTTCTACTCCCTCCACTACTTTAGCTCCAACAGCCAATGCTCTCAAAGTCGTCAATGACACTCTTACTGCGCAGTTGGCGGATGTGGTGCAGAACCATGTGTATGTCCGAGACAACATGACCATGGCGGAAATACAAGCACTGGCTAACAGTCTGGTGAACGGTGGTGTTCTGGATTTTGTAGCATCGGCAAACTACCATATCACCAGTCCAATATCCATTAACTATGAAAACATTATTGTAGAAGGAAACGGAAGCACAATCAGCGTCACGAGCGACATTGAAGTATTCTCTATCAATAATTCGAGCAATACAACGGTAGAGAATTTCAAGATTATTGACACCACCTTAACGTCCAGGTCCAAGTACCATATCCATTTTCACAACTGTTCTAAGTGTTTGGTACAGAATGTTGAGATCATTGGAATGACGCTTACCAAGACTGACGTTGCGGGTATTTGGTTCAGCCGGGCTACGGGATTAAGTTCCTTCGTGAACCGTGTTCAGTTCTGTCTGCTCAATCAAGCGAGCATCGTTATGGAAAGTACCGACTCCTGGACTAACAATAACACGGTATGGGCGTACAGCAGATCCTTCGGCATTCATGCTGTTAAGCCAAGCCAATTTATCGAACAAAATCAAATCATCGGTAGTTCGATTAATGGCGGCGTGTGGGTCGAGGACACTATAGACGGATTCAATGTGGAGTTAATCAAAATCCAAAACAACTATTTTGACGGTAGTTACGATGCGATTGACTCCGGTATCGGCATCAAAGCGGTCAAAATGGTAGACAGTATCGTTGCGGTTAATGATTTCTGGCGACAGATGGATGAAAGTATCATTATGACTGATTGTTCAACGGTAAAAATACTAGGAAACACGTTCAAGAACGGCAACCGCCGCGATGCTTCCAAGGACGATATTGTCATAAATATTGGTGGATACAATATAATTGACGCTAATACATTTACACGACAAGTCGTTCATACTAACAAGGGTAAGTGCATTACTGGTACAGGTCAAAACAACGTTGTCAGCAATAATACTGTTTATTTCTCCACCTATTACAATACCCCGAGAATCGACCTCCACTCCAGTAATAAATTGTGGAACAACCCGGGCAGCGGTGTAGCTGACACAAAGAAATCTGTTAGCAAAATGTCATTAAATTATTGGCTGGATAATGTCCCGGCTAGTTCTGCTGCCATCCCGATGAACACTGGCGGAGGAACACAGGCGTATATACTCGGATATGCAGCGAAGATAGTAGGTCTGAGTGTCTACTCAAACGAGCAGCATACTGCAGGGACGCTGACGCTAACAATCTATAAAAACGGAGTGTCTACTGGCGAGACATTGACGTTTAACACAAACGTGTTCGTTGTCACGAAGACTGTGACAACCCCGATTGATGTGTCGCCTACGGAGACACTGACATTGAGGTATGCGACAACAGGCTGGGCTCCTACGACAGCAGATATCTCCGCGTCAATCTTAATTGAGTTTGCCGAGTAACAGAAAGGAGATATGAAATCTATGTGGTTAGTTATTATGTACGGTCCTAACGGTTACGACACAGAGGTTGAAGAATTCGATAACTACGAACAGGCCTTTCGTGCGTATGGAGAAATGGTGAAAAAGGTGAATGAAAAGTGGATTGGAAAGATTGTATTGTCAAATGTCGAACGAGGCAATTATTTTCCACGAATATTTGATCCAAACAAATTAAAGTCACCAAACGTATTTTTTTGTTCCAGTAATCCATAAGGAGGTAGTGCAGTGGCTCTAAAAATGAACTATCAATATAAGGTTTTGCCTAATGTGTACGTCGATGAACTGGCTGTACGCGAATTCCTGACAGATCAGCAAGTTGTGGATTTGATTGATTGGCAGAGTAATGGATGCTATACAACGACTATACCGGACTGCTATTGTCGTATTGATATCCTATTCGGAGGAAAATCGAGCTTGGACGTGACTTTGACCGTCTACAACTCAGATGTTACTAAAATAATCGATCAGCACAAATACGAATTTGTTCCCAATATGCAGTCCACGGATAACTTTATCAAACAGGCATACGACCATGTGAAGGGTAAGCCGGAGTTTTCCGGGGCAATCGACTGTTGAAAGGGTAGGTGATGTTATAATGTTTGCAATTGAAGTTGGAATCGAGACTTTTTATATGGATGATGATGCTATAGTGGCAAGAGATATGATGTATAAATATTGTGAAACAGAGTTTGGATTTAAAGGAGATCGCTGGGAAGAAATTAAATTCGAAATTGACGATGATGAGTTGGAAAAATTACTCGAATCTCAAGGAATTCACTATAAGATAATTTACTAATAGTGGAACATACGGGATATATTTGCATTGAACACTACCGCAAATATAGATGGATTTTTAACTTAAATTATTTAAAAAAGACTACAAAATAAATAGATTTGCATTATTTTTGTAGTCTTTTTGATTGTTTTATTTTAAGCCGTATAAGATTTTTGGTTCAGGAATAGATTGTTTCCTCCTCCCTACAATGAGGGGAAAATAATGATTAACAATAAAAATAGTAGGGAGAACGATGAGTACAGTGAACAATGTTAAGATTACACTTCTTAAAGTTTGATTATAAACTGTGATACCACATGCATTTATTACCCACCTGGCTAAAGTTATGATAGGTAAATGAGATGCTAATATAATTAGCGAATTTTTACCAAGGTAAACTAAAAAATTTGATTTTATTATTGAAGAAAAAATAATAAAAAATAATATTCCACAAATTGCAGGGATATAAAAATTGTAATAATGATTTAGTTTATTATAGTTCATATCAATTATGTAGTTATTGTTAATCATATCTTTTACAAACCATGAAGTTACCAACAATGGAATAATGAAAAAGAACGCCTTGTTTTCAAATAAAATTTTATCGAATTCATATTTTTTGGATAGAAATCCTAAACCAAAAAAAACAATGGCAGAAAATGAAATATCTATACTCCAAGGAAGTCGAATTGGCATATATAAACTATCCATGTATCCAAGAACTGAAAACATGACCACGAAAAAAAATAACAACTTTAAATTTTTAACTTTCTTTGCTATGAAGTAGAACATAGTTTCTACAACGAACAAACAAGTTAAAAACCATAATGCGATATTATAATTCATCCAGCCATTAATTCCATTGGAGTAAAAAATGCCAAGCAATGATTTAAGTATATTAAAATCTCCTGAGCTAAATATACTTAATCCAATAGAAAATGCTAAAGATAGGATGGAAAACGAGAAATACGGTATTAACAAGGTTCGAGATTTATTTCTTAAAAAAATACCTAGTGTGTTGTGTTTGTTAATTGAAAATAGATAACCTGATAAAAAGAAGAATAAAGGCATATGAAACGTGTAGATAAAGATTGTCCAATTAATAGGCGGATCTACATGCCCTAATACAACTAAGAGTATACCTAACCCTCTTGCAGTATCAATCCACTCTATTCTTTTTTTTGAGTTGTTCATAATAATGTTCTCCTTTTAGTTAGATTGTGAAATATGTTTGTAGTATAACAAAAATGGTACAAAGAAAGTGTTGATTTTTAAGAATCTATATTTTATGTACAATTGGACCAAATTGTTCACTAGTGGATACAAAAATAATCAAAATAATACTTCAGATTCTAATTCTTCTGATGTATTATTTAAATTTATCTAAATTTTTTCTTATGTCTCTTCCCTATTTTATACCACATCTGATCATCATTGTCTTTGTAGAATCTAACCCCAAATATTATTAATGGTGTCCAAATTTCTCTAAAATGATAATAAGGCATCCCCATCTTCCTCTCTCGAATATATATTATAAGTATATCCAAGTTATCGAGTCGTTTGTGTCGTATAATGTCGCAATTATTATATATTTATTCATTAATATGAAAATAATTACTTATCTCATGAAATAGGAATTTCATCAGGAAATGCGTCAAAAAAGTCCGCATAAACACTGGGTTTTTTGAGAGACAAAATTAGAAAAATTGAATATTTGAGTAAAAGTGAGGGACACAGCAATGTGTCTCTTTTTTGTTTGGAAAAATAAGGTGGGGATGTAAATATGATTAAGTATAATATTAAAGAAGTTAAAAAAATGTTTTCGGAACGTGGATATGAACTTCTGTCCGAAAGGTGTAACCGACAAGAAAAACTGCAATACATTTGTCCGACACACAGAGACAGAGGTGTTCTAACTATAACAATAGGTAAGTTCGCTGAAGGAAATGGATGCAGACACTGCGCCTACGACCTAAAAAGACTGACGTTTGAAGAAGTTGAAAATAGATTTTTAGAAAAAGGTTTTGTCTTAATTGATAAGGAGTATGTAGGTCAAGATAAGCTAATGAGATGTATCTGCCCCAATCACCCCGATGAAATTATGAGTATAAAGGTTGCTAATCTCACAAAATGGAGAGGTTGTAAGATATGTTCTAAACCACTTACGTTTGACTTCGAAGACATCCGAGTAGAATTTTGTGAAAGAGGATATTTGTTGTTAGAAGATAGATATATTGACTCGAAAAGTAAATTGAAATATATATGTTCGATGCATTCCGAAACTACTCAAGAAGTCGGATATTCTAAGTTTAGAATGGGTCAAGGATGTAAATATTGCGGTTTAATAAAACGAGGTAAAAGCCACAGAGTTCCATTTTCAAAGGTTAAATCTTTATTTGAGAAAAGAGGCTATATTCTATTAGAGACTGAATATCATAATGCTCTCGCAAATATGAAATATGTATGTCCCACTCATCCCGATAGAGATAATCAAATCTCTTATTGCAACTTACTTGCTGAAAAAGGATGCCCTCAGTGTGCAACAGATAATTTTAAAGGAGAGAATAATCCAAACTGGAAAGGAGGAACAACATTAATCAGCATTTATTTAAGAAGTAAAATATCTGAGTGGAAAACCGATTCTTTTAAAAAGTATAATTATAAATGTTTTGTTACTGGTAAAAAAGGAAACTTGCAGATTCATCATATTACTCCGTTTCATAAAATTAGAGATAAATGTATTTCAAAGCTAGGCTTAGATTTGAATAAGAATGTCGGAGATTATTCAGAAGAAGAACTCGATCTTTTAGTCAATGAGTTTACAAATGAACACAAAAAAGAACTTGGCATTCCTCTTCTAAAAGCTATCCATGATGAATTCCATTGCATATATGGTAAAGGCGACAATGTTACATTTGAAAATTTAATTGAATTTAAAAATAATTATATAAATAAATATAATAACTAATTATAGTTTTTATAAGACATTGGAGGACGTTAATGTGTATGATGTATTGAAAAAATTAGGCGTGGCATTTGGTGGATCTGTTATCACCTATGCTTTCGGAGGTTGGAGTGATGCTTTGGGGCTTCTCGCACTTCTTTGCGTTTTTGATTATATAACCGGGATTGCGGCTTCAATTTATGAATCAATGAAGAACCCCAGCGACCCCACTAAAGGACTTAATTCAAACAAAGGCTTCTGGGGGTTGTTTAAGAAATTCTTAATGTTTATGGTTGTTGCGCTTATGTATAGATTTGATATGCTGTTGGGTTTAGATGGGAACATTGGATTCATGCTTGGCGCGTCCTACTTCTATATATTAAACGAGCTAATTTCATTGGCAGAAAACCTTGGACGTATGGATGTAAAATTGCCAGCACAAGTAAAAATGATCATTGGAGTTTTGAGCACGAAAAGCAATACTAACCCACTCCCTAATGAAAATGAATCCGTCCCTTCTACCCCCACTTTAACTATTGTTCCAGATCCAGAGAGTCATGAGAATGAAGAAACGACAGCATAAAAAGACGAATGTTAAAGTATCGCCCGGCTTGAGCATCCCCAATAACTTCGTCTCAGTTGAATCATAACACAAGTTTCGAGAGGAGTATATGATAAATGTTAACACTAGAGCAAGTGATGAATAAATCTACATCTAAGATTGCCGGACTCCATCCCGTATTGCAAGAAGCCACAAAAGTACTTATTGAGAATTGTCATAGAAAAGGTATTTATATTCAAGTTACTCAAGGGCTTCGTACTATTGCCGAACAAGACGCTCTATATGCTCAAGGTAGAACTAAACCAGGGAATATTGTAACCAATGCTAAAGGTGGAACAAGCTTCCATAACTTCGGAGTGGCTATCGATTTTGTTCTTATACTTCCTGACGGTAAAAATGTAACATGGGATTTGAAAACAGACTTCAACAGTAACAATGTTAAGGACTGGATTGAGGTTGTAGACGAAGCAAAGAGACTCGGTTTTGAATGGGGTGGTGATTGGATTTCTATTAAGGACTATCCACACTTTCAAATGACATTTGGTCTCCCCACTTCTCAGTTTAGATCAGGCAAGACTCCAACTCAGAAACAGGTTGATGGAGCAATGATATTGATTAATAAATATAAATATATCGCTCCTGAAGTAAAACCGATACAACCAACAGTAAAGGATGATGATCAAGTGGATAAAGTAAAAATTGTATATACAAAAGATAATTCTCTTGTTGATGGATTTATGAAGGATAATAAAAATTATGTGTCTGTTGAGGATCTGAAGCGTTTGGGATTAATTAAGGCTTCTTGGGACAATATCAATAAAAAACTATATATCAACTAATAAATAAATATATGGAGGAATTAAAATGAATGACTTATACATCATTGCTGGAGCCACTCTTCTCATTGTAGCTGGATTTTTCGTAGTTCCTTGGATGAACAAAAAGAGATGGATTACAATCAAGAACATTGAGACTGTCTTGAGTTTGACTAATATTGAACGTTTAGTTGTAGACATCCTTCCTATCGCAGATAAGTATAAAGAGAAAGCAAACTTTGTACTCGATGTTGCTGCCGAGACTGTTGAATATGTGAATGCATATGCTAATGGAACATTGTCAGAAGATGATAAAATCGTACTTTCATTAGGAATTATTGATAGCATTTGTGAGCATTACGGAGTAAAACCGAGCGATCAAGAGAAGAAATTGATTGAGATTTTGGTAAAGCAGGGATTGGAGTTTGCTGGGAAAGTTAATAAATAAATATAGATGATATGTTTATTTTGGTGAGAGGAGATATATTTCTCCTCCACTGAACCCAATACAAGGAGATGAAAGAAAAATGGCAGGAAAGTATGCAGGATACAATGGAGATCGTCAAGTCAGCACAGAAAATCAAGAAATCCTTACAATTATTGACCCAAGTTTAACATTCCCAAGAGGCATTTATTATGAATTCTCATTTCTAAACAACGAGGCATGTACTGTGAAAATTAACAACAGTTCCCCTATCCCACTTGATGCCGACCAGGGAGTACAAATAAACAGAAACGATACCAAATTATATTCATTTATTATTGTTGAATCAGGAATCAATTATAAATGGTTTGGAAAATACTAAAATATAAAGGTGAGGTGAAAGTATGTTTGAGAATGGTCTAAGAACAGTTCAAAAAGTTACGGTTATTGGTGGTTCAACAAATTCCCCCTCGTCTCCAGTATCTTTTACTCTTGTTAATGCAGCAACTTCTACAACAACAGGAACATATTCAATTAATGGAAAATCATCTATCACAATTGAAATATACGGAGCGGCAACTAGTGCTACAGTTGATTTTAAATGTGTATCAGAAAGCGGAGCACAGATTCCTATCTCTGGTTATAGAGTATCAGATTTTGAAATTGGTACATCTGGTGGAATGAATGAAGTTTGGACGTTCACAAACACGGAAAACCTTGTATCATTTATTGTCAGTTTGTCCTCTGTTACGGGTGGAAACGTAAGTATCAAAGGAAGGACTGGTGGATAACTATGGATGCGGTATCATTAGCAGCGGCAAAAAAGTGGACTGATCAGCAAAATCAAACCTTCGGATATAACATGAAGGATTCACTGATTGATTATCGTATTGGATTGTCTGAAAGATCAGTTACGCCATGTAAAATATATTGTATTGGAGATTCGATTACTAGGGGAGAATTTACTTCTGATGAACCTAATACAGCGTGGGCCTGTGTATTGAGAAAGTCTCTGCAATCCAAATATGGTAATGCCGGAGAAGGATTTATTAATGTATACGAAGGTGCTCTACCTGCGGGATCACACTCACGAGTTACATTTGGTACAGGGTGGTCATTATCTCCTGGCTCCAAGTCGGGATTTGGTGGTTGCTATGCCAATTCCACAGGAGCTACTACTCCACTAACGATTAATTTTACAGGCGATAAATTCACGATCATCTACACAAAGGGTCCTACAGGTGGTAATGCTGACGTTAAAATTGACGGAACATCGGTTGGTTCACTTAGTTGTACAGGAGCAACAATTACTTTTAACAATTATCAAACATTTACAGGGTTAACGGCAGGTGCTCATGTTTTAACCATTGTCCCAGCAAATAGTACTCAAGTTTGGGTACAAGGAATACTTGCAGAAATATCAGCTACAGGAATTCAAGTACACAGAATCGGATACTCTGGTTATGTTTCTGGAGACTGGAACAATACAAATACTAAAGCGTCTTGGGCTGGTAAGCCACCTCATCTTGCTATAATTGCACTAGGAATAAATGATGGCGGAACAGGTGTTAGTCTATCAACATATAAAAATAATATGGAAGCCTTGGTGCAACACTTTATAAGTGTGGGTTCAAGTGTCATTCTACTTCCTTATATGACTTCGGGTTCAGGATGGGCAAGTGCATGGCCTAACTATGTAAAAGTAAATTATGAGTTGAGTAAAAAATACAATACTGGATTGATAGATATGTATCAAGCTTGGGGAAAGTCTTATGCTTTTGCTCAGACAAGAGGCTTATATGGCCCAACCACTAATGATTTTTCTGGTGCAAGTGGTTCAAATACTGCACATCCAGGAGATAAAGGTCATAGATACATTGCGAGTATTGTTGAGAAGAATTTGATTTAGGTTTTTTGGGCTAGAGAAAGTTATATGGAATGTTATGGAGAGGTGCAGAAATGCGCCTCTTTTTTGTGTTTTAAAAATTTAACAAAGAATAAATATTTCAATGGAGGCTAACCGCTTTATGAAGAATAATCACGATTTATTTTATTGCTATAATCCAAAACTTGCTAGATTTTTAAAGTGCAAAGACGGAACCACATTTTTAACCAAGGCTAGGCATTTAGAAACCAACAACATTTTCTACTTGTTTGTTGTTAATGACAATCTCCAGCATGCTCTAGAAGAGTTTAAGGCAGTTAGTCAATAATATGGAGAATAATAATCATAGAAGTATAATCAAAGAAATGAATGATCTTTACTTTATTCAAAGAGGTCATTACCTAATCCAATACAAAGACGGATATAGTCAGTTTACAACAGGACAGATCAATAAGAGTGGTAAGAGAATAAAATCAATTATGGATTGGCAGTTTCAAAGTCATCTTGATGGAGACTTAACTATTGGTACGTTTGGCGGCAAACTGATGTCTAAGTTTATGACCTTTGATATAGATTTTCATGATCTAAAGATGGCACAATGGATCGTCTACAAACTTACCAAAACGCTTTACGATTTAGGAATTAACGAACATTACATAAGTTTCAGTGGGAACAAGGGTTATCACATTGATATATTTTTCAGTGATCTAATTCAAATATCAGATGCAGAAAAATTCTTCAACTATGTGATACTAAAGTCAGACACTACTCAATATTTCTTAGAAGGTAGTAAAGTAGAATTCCGTGTTACGGATAAGTTGGGAATAAAGTTGCCATTAGGGATACATCAGAAAACAGGGAACTATTGTGGATTTTGTGTACTTGATGACGGTTTAACGGTAATGGATAAGGCAAACAGTGAGGCATTCTTTTTTACCATAAAGAAGATTAGTCATCAAAGAGTACTCGATATAATTGGTATTGAAGATGTAGACATTTTCGACAGAGTTTTGCTTACTAAAGCTGAAGATGCCATCAGCCCCCACACACCACTAAAAAATTATGAACAATCAGAAGATTACAGCATTGATTTGGCGATAGAGTTATTTAATAATGGATTGAAATATCAAGGAAGCAGACACAAATCCACTTTGTTGTTGGGCATGTATTTTAAGTATTGTGGCATGGATCAAGAACAATGTAAAGATGAGTTAAGCGCATGGATGTCATGGCAGAAAAGTGAGACGTATACAACACCCCTACTCCATTGTTACAAAGATATAGTTCAGATTACCAAAGATATTTATGAGAAAAACTATAATTTACGTTCAAACGATAAAGACATGACTGTGACATTTGAGGAGATTCAATGGATAATTAATAGTTGTCCTGAAAAGAATCAAAAACTGATTACATACGCAATGCTCATACATTCAAAACGCCATGCCAATTTAAAAGGAGTTTTTTATATGCCTTTTAAAGATATTGAAACTACAACAGGATTAGGAGAAAATACTGTTCCTAGACAAGTAAATAAACTGATCGACTGTGGAGTTATTGAAGTAATTGAACGTAACCGTAAGCCTAAAGGTGGAGGATTAATGAAAAAACTCCCAAATCTATACAGGCTTAATTATAAGCCTAAGAAACTAAGTCTAAGTTTATTTATTGAATCAGATGAAACATTTGTAACCAGTAAGTCAAATAATCTAGGATTATGCATGAAATTTTATTTTACAGATGCTGAGCTGAAGAAACTTCTTCCTCGAAGACAATATGAAAGTATTATGATTGATTAATCTTATACATTGATTTACTATACATATAAGCGTACTTCTTACATGCTTCTCAATCACGACAATATAAATATATATAATCTATTAACCCCCATATCGTACAACTATGAACAAACAAAATCAAAACAACAAACCCCCATCTGGAGATTAATCCATTTGGGGGTTATTTTTTTCTGTGTGGTCTGAAGATGTAATATTAGGTTGTCCATAAACATTAAAAATTAAACCAATTTCATAAATAATCATTTATATATTAAGCGTAACGTAGTTTGTATCGCTTGGATATGCATTTTGATGGTAGTACAATCGCCTTACGTGTACTCCCACGTAGGTCAGATATACTACCATTACCAGCGCTAGATAAGAACTGTGTAATGTCTAATCTGAACTTAATATCTATTTGATCCTTAAACACAGTTATTCCCTCGATTAATCCCCTCAACATAACCTTCTTCTTGTCATGACTTGCCTCCTTGTATTTGGTAATCCAAATGCCAATATTTTCAGCCAATTCTTTTATCTCGCTTAACTCTAATTTTTTGGTTTGAAGGCTCTCTTCCAATGATCTAATTTCTTGGTCAAGTTTTTGCAACTCCTTTTCTTTATCTCCGATCATTTCATTTAACAGTTCTGGCTTGAAAGCACTTTTACCCAATATGCTTTTTGTGACTTCTTTTTTGAGTGTATTCAATTCATCATATTCGTTCGCTATTTCTTTATTTTTTGCATCGAGCGATTTTTTAATGTATTGATATTCTTCTTGATCATAGTCTTTTGCAAACTCTTTATAATCTATTTTTTTCATATAAGCAAGATAATTATTAACTTCATCAGCAACAGTGTCCTCTATTTTATTTTGTGCATACACGGTCTGTCCCTTGCAATCAATTTTCTTTAGCGCCTTGCCTGAACATCTATATACAGCTCTTTTCCACATCTGAATTGAACCGTCAGCGAGCGCATATTTTTTCTGATTATATGTTGTAGTTAATGGAGATCCACAATAGCCACACTTAATAAAACCTACCAACAGAAGTGGACCAACAGAAGTATTGACTCGTTCACGATTGTTATCTTTGATTTTTTCTTTAGATTTCAAACTTCTTAGCGCCTGAATATTATCAAAAACTTCTTCATCTATAATCACCAAGTGAAGTTGTTGTTGGTCTGGCATTGTCCATTCATCTCGACCTTTCGTTTCGAAAACACCTTCTATTGACTTTCGTTTTCCATATGCGGGATAGCCCTTGTATACCGGATTTCTTAAAATGAAATTCACGGCAGCAGTATTCCAGTTCCCCCCAGTGGAGGATTTAATTTTATTTTCGTTTAGGAACTTAGCAATTCGATTACTACCAAATCCCTCTTCAACAACCATGTTAAACATTAATTTCACTACCACTGACTGATCTTCATCGATTTCTAACTTCATCAACTCTTTACCTTTTTTATTTTTCAAACCAGACTTCACGAGATGATATCCAAACGGTGCTGTGCCTCCCCTGAAGGCTCCATCTTCAGCCATCTGTGTATGTTTTTCATTAACACGCATGGATGTTTTTCTGGATTCATTATTTGACTGCCAGAATCTTAAGAAGTTTGTAATGTCGTGTCCCTCATTTGTAAACTCTTGTTGCCCCTCTTTTACAGACCACACTTCAATTCCTTTTGTGCTAAACCATTTAAGCAGCAATGGTGTTTCATAAGTTTTTCTGCCTAATCGGTCAAACATGAAGCACAACAATATATCAAAATGTCCGTTTTCTGCATCATATTTAGCTCGTTGTATTTCATCTCTGTCATCGTTTGATTTCTTATATCCAGAGACACCCTTCTCGGTATATTCCTTCACCAATACCCATCCATTACTATCGATAAAATCCTGACACGCTCTGCGTTGCATAGGAATGTCATTTCCATCAAGTTGACCTTTCGTTGATACTCTGTAGAATGCTGCAACCCGTTTTTTACCTGCCATGTTTTTACCCCTCCACTTATTCTTATGTACTACCATATTTTAAACGTAATTATTGATTTTGTAAATAATGTTGACTAATTTTTTTCTTTATGATATATTATTTCTTGTGAGAAAAACGCATGGGGCGTTAGTTCAGTGGGAGAACGCTTCGCTGGCAGCGAAGAGGTCAAGGGTTCGACCCCCTTACGCTCCATATAAATTTCACACATCACTACGGACTCTTAGCTCAGTTGGTAGAGCAGTAGACTCTTAATCTATTTGTCCAGGGTTCGAGCCCCTGAGAGTCCATCACAGAAGAATAAAGAAAAGACCCAATTTAGGGTCTTTTTTGTTTTAGTAAATAGTGTTTTTGATTTTCAAGCAACTGTGCATTATAACTATCTACTTCATTAATATCGACATCATTACTAAAACTAAGTTTAACTTTCATTTTTGTTTTGGGATTAATTCGTTGTAAGGCATTGATTCTACCGTCTTCTCCATAGCCAATAACTTCATATTCATTGTTTTCGCAAAACACTGTTTCCATATGTATTATTCCTCTACTTTTTAATTGGACTATATGTATTGCAAATTTTATCTTCATTAATATCGTCTTGAATAAATCCATCTAATGCAGCATTTAATATTGAGCAGTTTCGCTTATATCTTTTACATGACATACATTTGCTTATGAATTTCTCAGACTCATTCTCGTTGTCGAAGATACCAACGAATTCAACAGGATAGAATTCCAACTCAACTCTTGGGTTCCTTTTATCGTATAAGATTCGTTGAGTTCTTGTTAAAACTCTGCTGTCATTGTCATAGACGATCTTTTCAAGAGCATCATTATTTAACTTATATATATTGTTGTCATCTCGACCTTTACGATTGAAAAATATGTATGAGTCCATGTACAGATAATGTGTTTTGGTGTATTCGTAGTCCCACTCAAACTTACGCATTTGTTCTGTTGCGGAGTTGATTATTTCTTGCTTTACGCGTTCTCCGTCTTTACTTAAGATTCGTTTGCCGCTAGGAACCATCTTCCTTGCTTTAACATCCCAAACATATTGATTAATATATAGATCATTAATTGAAATCGGTAATGGCAATATTAGTTTTACTCTCATAGTAAACCACGCATAGTTTTAATCCGTTCATCTAACGCTTTAACTTCCTTTTCCAGTAATTCTTCAAATCTACCTTCCACAATAAATCCATCTTTATGATATTCATTCAATTTGTTAATCATATGTATTTTTAGTTGTTCAACCAATGCAATATTATGTCCTACTAGATTCAAATAATCACTCTCCTATATTTATTCATTAATTATTCTTCATTAACAATCTCATCCAAAGTAACAACTCTCGCCTCAACAGCATCCTTGATACACTGTCGATCATCATGTACACACATGCCATAAATATTTAGAATTTCTCCTTCAGCAACATCACTTAAATTTACTTCTTCGCCACATCCCGCACATGTAGAATAATTAGTCACCTCCTTATCCTGTGGATCAGGGAAGAATTTATTAGCATAAGATGAAATGTGATAATCAAATTCATTGTTGTTATTATATTTATTCATATTCTTCATTTTCCTTCGTTTCTAAGAGATTAATTAATGACTCCCTGAGTAGTAGTTCATAGTAATCGTTTGAGATTGGGCGATTTAGAAGTTTTTCGATTGATGATTTGGATAGTTTGGTGAGATTGTCTTCCATAATTCAATTCTCCTTCTTATATTTATTTTTTTCTTTCTGTTTCCACTTTTATCGAGCCATCCTTGCCAATTGCAGTTATGAGCATCGTTGTATGTTTAACATTGGTATCTTTGTAACGATGCGGCTTAAACTGCGCTCCCCTACGATATCCACACAGCACCAGTTTATTTCCTCTGGCAAACCAAGTCTTTTCTACAATCTGTTTTCCTCCATCAGGCTTAGGCTTAGACACTTGTTTATTGTAGTGTGCAAATTCTCCATCGGAAAATTTAAGTGTCACCACTCCATCAGTTGTTAGAAGGGCAACGGTCTTTTTGTTCTTGTCCTTGTCTAAAACGGTTCCCATGATAAAATCAAGTTTAAACTTAGGTCTACTATTACCATTTCTAAACGTCATCATTGAAGCTACTATTGGTTCTTCGGGCAGATCGCCAAATTTACTGATTCCGTAACGTGTATAGTCAATATGTTCAAGTTCATGTTCAGTATAATAGAAAGAGAGTGAATCCATTTCCCATTTACTAACTGTACCTTCAGCAACTGATTCCCATTCCAATTCATATTGTTTAGCATTAAATTGCTCTAAGGTTTCAGGGAGTGACAACCATTCTCTAATTCCATCCATCTTCTTATCGTATTCTTTTTTAAATACGTTCTCGCTGATTACAGGGAAATTGCCACTGTATTCTTTGATTCCTTGATCAGAGAAATTCTCATAATAAAATGGAGTAGAAATCTTATCTAGTGCATAATACTTATCTTTCTCAACTTTTCTATGTATTTTCTTCATTACATACTTTCTGAAATTGAAGAGTTTGGAATACTGTTGCATCTCTTGAGGGATTAGACCACATTCAATTACAGCATTTAGATTCTGAAGATTTAGTTTTTCTTTTGGTATGTAGAGTTTGTTTACGAAAGTCTTCATTATAGAAATACGATTACCAAATGTCTCGAAACATCCTGCTTTAATTAGTTGAATTAATTGTGCTTTCTTGATGATTGAGGTGTCATACATTCGTACCAGGAAATCATCAAATGAAGCATATGGTCGATTCTGAATAACACTTTGCACTACATCATCACCAATACCATTAATACCTTTTAATCCAAATATGATTTGATCTTCGATAATATCGGGTTTGAATCCAAAGTAAGCTTTATTGATATTTGGCAAACCAACTTTTACTCCACGACTCTGCATGTTCCCAATTGCAGAAGCAATTTTACCATAGTTAGTGGATTGCGACTTTGATTTAGTGTCTTCTTCATCATCGTCTGATTCATTATCTATGGATGCTGAATTGACCGTTAGACATGCTGTTCTCCAATAGATGGGATTATAGTTTATGTTCAGACTTGCTTCTTGTAGAGCAATAATTGAATATGCAAGTGTGTGAAGGATTGAGAATGAATATCCTAGCTGTCTTACGATCTGCACATTCCATACGTAATCAAGCATTTCAGTTCTATTGCCTAGTTCTAAGCCTTTTTTGTAAAACGTCTTCTTAATTTTTTCAATTTCAGTTGCCTTTTTCTTGGCAATGATTTTTCTTAATTTATTGGCATCCTGTATTGAAAATCCAGCAACTTTTTCATCCATCGACAACAACATGATAGATTCTTGTGTATCGGCAACACCGTTTAATGTTAAAAGATGTTTTTCAAGTATCTTAATTTCATCTTCATTAAGTTGATGTTTTTGAAGTTCTCCGTACCATTCACTAATATTGTTTTTGAAACGAATGAAACTATCAATAGGTGTTTCAGTTCCATGTCCACTTCCCATTAGTCTCATAAGTGAGTTGGCAGACGCAAGTTCAATTAAGTTTGCTGGCTTAGTTCTTTTTACTGTTTGAATTCCTATTTCTGTAGAAAATTGAAATAAATCAGTAATACTATCCGAACCAATTAAGTCGTATACTTTGGGACTAACCATATCAATTTTGTTAGGGTGCAAATACTTATTGTAGGTTTTGCGTATCGTACCTTGCCACTCCATGAGGTTTTCTGCAAGTAATGTATCTAATGTGACTCGAATTTTATCAAGTCCTTCAATCGTCAAAAGGTCAAATTTCATATTTGATACTGCTTCGCAATCCTCAAGACTAAATTGCGTTACATGTGTTCCATTCGGTGCAGTCATCATTGCATTGGTTTTATAGAATTCTTCATTAAAGACAATAACACCACTGGCATGGATACTGCGTTTGTTTACAAGTCCTTCGATTTTCATTGCAACGTTTAGCCAATGTTCGTGTTTATTAATCTCAGTGATAAACTCTTGTACTGGCTTTCTTTCTTTCTCTTCATTTCCATTTACACAATCTGAAAGCGTCCAGTTGCTTCCTCGTTCAAATGGAACTAGTCCTGAAACATACATTGCTACATCATTATCAATTCCAAGACCACGAGCTGCGCTTTGAACAGCAGATTTAGATGCTTCAGTTCCAAAAGTACATACTTGCAATACTCGCTCTTCACCAAAATATTGTTTCAATTGTCTGAATATCTGATCTCTTTTTGCGGCCTCTGTGTCAATATCAATCGCCTGTTCCATTCTTACAAATGGGGCGCACCATATCATCATCCTGTAGGGGATGCCCTGCACTTCGGATAGTAACCATTCTCCTATCCTACTCTACTCACTTCCTAGCTTAAGCTAGTGTTTTCGATGGCCTCTACACCTTTTTCAATCTTTTCATTATGCCAATAATGATTGTGATATAGTCTTCCTGTTTTTATAGCTTCAACTAATTTAACATGCCCTTTCAGTCCAAGAAACTCAAGAGCAAGTTGTCTAGTAGTGAAACACTGCACAAATTCATAATTTGTATTATACATGTAGATTGCTTTTCCGTTTAAAGCCTCGGTTCCCTTTTTACCATACATTCCATTTTTTATTCCCACATGCATTTCAGAAGTTATTTTCAGATTGCTTAATTTAAGTTTTTGTTCATCGGACCATTTATTTCCGTAGTTTGGATTTTTCTCTCCACTTACCACTTCTTTCATTTTTTCTCTAAAATGTTCTTTGGTTACTGGATCGATGTTTTCCCAATATTCTATTCTGATATTTCTGAGTTTGTTTATTGTGGTTTCAGAATGAGTTTTCCCAAAATGTCCGTTTTTACTGCCAAGTGTTATTTCTCTCATTTTCTCAGAGAATTTTACCTTCTTGGTGCGATCCCATCCAAGTTGAGTATTTCCTCCGTAGCCTCCTTCGTGGATATTGTAGAAGTTATCGCTGATGGCTGCGTTATACTTCTTTATGTATGCTCTTTCTAATTGCCCCAGTTCTTCGTATGAGTCTGCATAGCACAGAATTTCTCTTGAAAAATTCTCAGCTCCATATTTTTGGATGGCTCTAGTAATAAGCAACCCACTACCAAGATAGTTATCATCAAATTTTGTATGTATTCCTATATATTTTTTGTTGTTAATGTGATTTGTAGTTATATATACAAATCCATAATATTTATCATTTAAAATGCTTTAGCCTCATTTCTTGGATGAGACTATATTACAAATTGGCATAAAAGATTGAAACTTGGCACGGAATTGCCCCTTCCATTGAAGTAGGGTTTCTCCGTTAGCAACTTTTAAAGTCACACCGTTTGTTAGACGTTCACAGGGTGATCGACATACATTACTGTATGAAGGGACGTTAAACCATCCGGGAATTCAGGTCTTTCGGCTGTAAGATGTCTCCAATGTGGCATTTCAATTCCATACTCAAGTGGATTAACTTGTGTGATACCCAAAAGAAAGCAAATTAGATATCCAGCAGCAGACCCACGAGAAACACCCACAAGACTATTTCCGCAATCATCATCCCAAATTACGTTTACAATTTCTCTGACAGTAATATAATAACTCGCCATTGACTGATTAAGAGTTTCTGAAATCTTCCAGAGTTCACCTAGTTCAACATTGATCCGTCCAGCCACAGAATGCAATTTCTCAGTTGAATATGTATTGTAGGGCAAGTATTCATAAAAACCATCTTCGATCAATTTAACTATATATCTGTCCTGTGGGTTTTCTGAGTGTGCCATTTTATTTATAAATTCATATTTTCCATATACAGATCTGAAAGTTCCACGAAGATTAAAGTCAGGTAAATCAATCTTGGGAATGACAGTCGGTTTAAGAATTGTGTAGTCTTTAATTTTATTCCCAATTTCTATTGTATTGTCTAAGGCTGTTTTGATTACTTCATGTTCCAGATAATTTAGTCGCTCTGACATCTCATCAATCGTTTGAACAAAAGTAGCTTCATAAAAAGCATCTACCTCACGTTCTCCTTCTTTGGCATTCAAGAATGCCTTATGTACAATTCGATCTTCTGGACGCAGAAAGTGGCTATCAGTAGTGATTATGTATTTAAGACCATATTTATTAGAGAGTTTAAGTAATTGTTTATTACAATATATTTGTTCCTCACTATAAGCTGGCTGGAGTTCGAGATAAAAATCATCTTTCCCAAACACATCAATACACCATTCAGTGAAATCGCAAACTTTTTTATAACTTTCTTTTGCTTTCTCTAAGTCATTATTTTCGTGGTGTGCTTTCATTTCAAGTAGATAGATACAATGTGGAGACCCCAGACATGCACTAGAAGCAATCAAGTGTCCAGGATCTCTTTTAATTATTGATTCAAGCAATCCTCTTTCAGTTGGAGTTCTTAGCATGGGTCCAGTGTAAAAAGAATCTGCCCAAGCTTTAGAACTCATATAGCGAATTTGCTCATGACCGACTGCATCCTTGGCAAGTAACAGGAAATGTGGAAACTTCGTTACACCAGATTTATAGTTGGTACGAATCTCTTCTGTGTTCTCCACTAGATAAATTTCATTGCCCAAGATTAGTTTAAAGTCTTGAGCTATTTTTCCATCCCTTTTTAGTTGTTCGGTGATTTGTATTGCTTTTACATGTGAACTTACAGACTCGTGGTCGGTTATGGCTAATCCCTTATGCCCCATATCATGTGCTGTTTGAATCAATCCCTCTATGGTGTTTGTGGTATCTCGAAGTTTGAGATTAGAGCCTCTGTCAGTGTGATTGTGTAGTAGTATTGAATTACATTGATTACACATCTACACTAGCACCTCCCTCTTCTACACTAATTCCATATTCTTCAAATAAATGTCTTTGGGGAGGTAAGTCTGGGTAGTATTTTATTTCTGCTGTCAATCGTGCTCTCACGGCATCTTTTTTGGTTTTATAAGATCCCAATTCTATCGCCCTTCCTTTGTGTGTGATACATGCTCTCCAAGTTCCATACTCTGAGCGAACCATTACACCAGTGACTCCAGTTTTATTATTCCTATGTATTCTTGTGTTTGCGCTATTTCCTGAATAGTCAGTGATTCTTAGGTTTTCTTTTCTGTTGTCTAATCTGTCCCATTCTTTATGATCAACAATTTCCCCTTCACTGGGACTCATTATTAAATTTTGCATTAAAATGTGACCTCTTTTTCCATTGCCATTATGTGCATATCCATCTGAATCAAGGTGCCACTTATATTTATTTATTTTACATTCATCTTCTTTATCTATTTTCGCTCTACTGGTTTCGTTAAATTTTCTATCATACATAATGATTTCCAAATATTCTCCACAGTCAACAATTTCGTTTGGGTCACGACTATTCCTCTCTTGTATTTCCCCATATCTGCTTAGTTGCTTGCTGTGCTTATCGCACAATAGTTTTTCAATTCTTTTGTTGAAAAACACTCTGTTTTCACTACCGCAAATCGAGCATTTTTTTGTATCTTTTTCCTTAATAATCCCACCACCAAATATCGCTATGTTTATTTTTTAAACCCATATTTATCATAAAACACCTCTTTCATATGTATATATTTATTTTCTTTCCTTTGCTCGTTTATGATTTTTCATCATCTCTCTTAGTTGCTGCATTCCTTCTGAATTGTCGGGTTCTGTACTTGTTGCGTACTCAACGAAAGCATTATATTCTTCTTGTGTGTCAAATTCTATAACGGTTGGTCTAATTGGTTTGACTTCTGTAATAACAATCATCTCCTTTACATTTTCTTTTTTATATGTATCAAGTAGGCATAGCCTACTCGGTAATAAACTTATTTAGCGCTGCTTCTAACTCATCTTCATCGTCAGTCTCTATCTGCTCTAGTTGGACTTTTTGATCAATTGTTACTGCAACATTGCTGTTTTTCTCTTCAACAAATACCTGACTTCCAAGTAATTGTGGAATCCTTCCTTTGTGTCCAAACAGAAATTGTCTTAATGCTTCTCTGAGAATATCGCTCTCATCATAATATGGAGGTAAATTACTAAGAGCCTTCTTGATATCCTCATCTTTTTTTGGTCTTAGCCTAGCCATTACAACTTTTACCCCCACAATCTCACCCCAACATTCTCATAGCCTTCAACCTGAGCCAATTGACCAAAAAGCATCTTATTGTTTAGAGTAAGTAGATCATAGATATGATGAGCAGCACCACCGCCTATAAAGTAATGATCAAAGTTGATGTTTAATCCTTCGACTTCATTCTGAATTTGAATGGCTAATGCCTGGAATGCTTTTCTGATTAAAGGTTTGATATTATATCCTTCATATGAGCCTGATCTTACGTGCTGATCAAGTTCATAAATTGATGGTGATTTACCTACATGTTCAATCAGGTATTTTCTAAGCAATTTATATGCCTTTTCAACCCCCAGCAGTAAACTAGTCGATTCCTTCATAATGTCTAATTTATCAAGTCCCAATAAATTTAGAGTGTAAAAGCCCAGATCAATAACGAGTATCTTCTTTCTTGCCACATACGTGTTGATGAGCTTACCCTGTTTATCTAAAAGAAAACTCATTGCAATTCCATATCCTTGCGGATATATCTTATATTTATTCATATTAAGTTTAATATCATTGATTTCTCTGTTCCCTTTTTTAATGTTATATGTACTTTGTTCTGATAGTGAGTCCAATAACTTCTCCATATCGGCCATTTGTTTAAAGTAGAACAAGACTGGCAATCCAGTAATCATGTTGAAGGGTTTGCTTTTGTTGAGATACCCTAGTGCAGTTTTCAGTAGAACATCTGATGTCATTGCTTCACTCTTATTATCTTTAAGTGAAAAGTATTTGATATCGCTAAACTGCTGTGCCAATTCTCCAATAAACAGTTCATCGTTGTATGAGAAATAATTGGATTTAATATTCTGTTCAAACATGGGTTGTGGTTCACCAGTTATTGAGGGCTGAAGATAGATCGTCCTACCTTTCTTGGCCTTGGTGTAGCTAAATCCCAAATCGACTACACTAAGTTCAGGTGTTACAATTGAAGACATGATATAACCTCCTCATATGCTTAATGCAAAGTAAATCATTTTGATGTACTTGTCATACAAACCTTATAAGTTGATTATATCATGTATATTGCAATATGTATATATTTATTCATTAAATATTATTCCTCATGAAATGGTTCTTTTACAAAATTCCTCGTATATCGTTTCTATGGCTTTCATAGCTGTTTCTTTATCGCATTTATTCTCTTCCACATAGAAATAAACATCTCCCCAAAATCCGTTCTCTTCTTCTGATTCATCACAATATTTACAATGACACATTTATCAACACTCCTTTTCATGATAAAACTAACGATTTATCATAGTTTTCCGTTATCCTTAAGAAACTTCATCGCTTCTTCGATTTGTTTGTTTTTCTTTTCATACTCTCTTTCCTCTTTGAGCCTTTCTCTTTTTGTTCTAGCGTCATCTGCTTGTTGTGCAAGATGGTTAAATAATTCTTCGTTCGTGAGCAAATCAAAACTGATATTTATCGTGTTACTATCCTGATATCCTCCGCCCACCCATTGATAAACTTCAACTGAAAATCCGTCATGGGCTGACCTAATATTCTCGATCTCATCATCTCTATCATTAATTTCATTATAGAATTGAATAATTTGATCAACAGCATCCTGAAACTGATTGTGCATTATGTGATAAATTTTAATATCTTCTAACTGAAACATTAGTATCATTCCTTTTTATTTTATTAATAAAATCTGGATTTCGATTGATTGTAATTTACTTAATAATCACCATCTAAAATTATGTATGCTTCTGATTTTTCTGTGTTTATTTCATGTAAATTAAAGCTTATTTCTGCACTTAAACCGTGTTCAATAAGTTTATTCTTAAGTTTATTTCTTGCAACTACTTCGTTCTCTGCAATAATGATTGAGCACACACCCACAGGATAATGTCCATCATGGTCGTCAGAATAAAATACTTTCATATAGTCACCATTTTCTTAATAAAATTTATGATTTTCATTGTATCGTTTAATTACGTATATTTATTTATTAATGTTTTTATATGTATCTGTCAATTCCTCGAACCATACTTTATCACCCATCACTAATGACAAATCAATCAGATCACGTAGTTCATCCTGCTTAATTTCTGCCTTGTCATCATGATACACTCTAGCCACAATATCAATTAACTCCATAACTTCTGCATTGCCCATTGTGGTTTTCAATGTAATATCATCCTTAACTTTAAAATCAAACTCAACTCTAACCATTTCAGGAAACGTTCTAGCAATACAGTCACCAAGTTTTTGATATGTGACATATCGTACCGATGGATAACCATAGTAATCACGCACGGCATATTTTAGAATGCCTTCATCAATATCTTTTACAATAAAGTGCCATTCAGAATTATATTTATCATATCGAAATTTTAGCCAATCAATATTCACCTTAATGCTTGATGGTGTTTGATTGTGTAGAATCGTTAATTGATCCATGACAATTTCTAGGATTTGAGACTTGTTCAATTCAATCATAAAATCACCTCTCACTATATTTTATTAACAACTCACAAATCCTCATTTAATAAAAAGCATACTCTTTTTGCATAATCTTGATTATAAAATTTAGCAATTACCATGTTCTGCATGTCATGACCATAAAAATCTCCATCTACTTCTAATAAATATGTTTCTTTTGTAATTTCATTTGTTTTTAAAAAGAATCGTTCCAATACAATTCACCTCTTCTTCATAAAATTGAGTTTATTTTAAACCACCACTAATGAACTTCAATTTCTTGAATTAAGTAAACATAATCAAAGTCTGAATCTGGAGAATCTTCTTCATCGTCTGAATGCATATAATCAATGTACGTAGCTTCTTTTGCTTCGCATAGTTCTTCTAGTCCTATCTTCTTTGTTTCTGCGTCTTTGATATTAAAATATGCGCTATGTACCCTAGTTGATTCGCAAAGAATATCGAGTTCAATTAATAAGAATATTTTCATTCTAAATCATCTCCTTATTTGTTAAATTTAATTGAATCTTCAACCTTGACGAAATAATCAAACTGTTCCTGAATTTTTATTGTTAAAATTTTATCCATAAGTAAGAAGAGGTCTTTTTTAAGTTTCTTGAAATTTTTCTTTTTAATTCTCCTATTTTTAGTCTTTTTGTAAATCGAGGTGTATTTACTTAGAATGTCTAGCTCTCCATTTTTAAAGTATTTTTCATATTCTTCATAATTTTTCATATTTATTCTCCCTCGTATATTTATTCATAAAAGTAAAGTTTTATCTGAATTTAGTCATACTTAATTTCTTAAAAATGCATATACACAATATGTTCTTTGAGAGATTCATAATCTCGGTCATTAATAAGTTTCCAATAAAGAGAACTACAATCCTCTGCATCGGTGAAGATATTGCTTCGCCAGTCTTCTCCCAACCATTTTCCCTTTAATGTATAACCAACTTCCATTGAGACTACCTCCCTTTTTTCTTGATAAATTTCAGTTTTCATTAGGTAATATCTAAGGCATTTTCCAGTGATAGAATGATACCAGATACGGCCTCACCTATGCCCTCTTCATATGTCCAATCTTCTTCATAATTCTTTCTAATCCAAGTTAGAGCGTCTGTTACTTTATTCAGTCTATCTTGTAATGAACTACACAACTCTATGTATTCGTGTTTAGTGTGTACTCCCCAGCTTTGTACGTATCCAATATTTTCAAATATCATTGAGTCAATCTCTTTACTAAATACAGAAGGTTTAATAGGAACTTTTAATCCAATCGAAATAAACAATTCATGTTCTGTTGTTAATTTATCATTATCCATATCTTATCTCCTTTTATTTTAATGAAAGTCTCATTTTATAAAGTTTTGTCATCTAAAAAACCCAATGTTTTAGCGGTTTTTTAGATGATCATTTTTAATCGTCCGTGAAAAATTCAGTCATTTTCGATCCACAGCAGGGACACGTAGGTGTTTCATAGGACAAAGTAACATAATGCTCTGGTCGGCACTTTTCACAATAGTAATCGCCTTTATATATTGTCATTTACTCAACTCCCTTTATTTAATTCAATTCAATCTCTCTAATGTTTAGTTCAATGGGATACCTATCATATTCTTCATATTCATAACTCGTTCTTTCCCAATACCAAACAGTTTCAGTCTTAATTTTATTGTTTTCTCCTAGTAAAATTTCGTTCTCTTTATAATGTTCTTCTGGGTCAACAATGTTTTCTGTTTTCTTAATATGTAGTAGTCGATCTTCAAAGTCCTGTTCGGCATTATTCTTGCCACTAAAATATTTTTCGTAGGCTGGATAACCCATATAATCAATTTGTTCAACTTTATAGATCATTGTCATATATTTATAATTCCCTCCTAATATTTATTTTGTGCTAAGTTCAATCTCTCTTTGTAGCATATCTCTTACTTCACGAAGCTCTGTTTGGTCTTTCTTAAGATTATTGATATGAAAAACCATTTCTTTAGTTTGTTCAAGTTTTTCATAGTCCCAAATTTTATATTGCAGTGTAAAAAGTTTGTCTTCGATAGTTTGAAACACCGTTGTTTTTTGACTATTGGTTAGTTCCATGGTTCAACCTCCTTAAAAGTTGTGTTAAATCCAACTTCAAACTCATCTTCTTGGATTACACATTTTTGCTTATGTTCTAAATCAACTGCCTTATATAGTGGAATTTCAGCATCAATAATGTCTACGAGTAGTACCTTTTGTCCAATGTCAAAGCAATGACCTGCAAATTCGTTAACAATGGTAACTTCTTGAAGATAGTGTTTATTTAGTTTCTCAAAATTGTTCAGCATCGTCTCAATTTGCTTCTCCGATTTACTATTTAGATATCCAATCATTTTATCTCTCCTCATAATTTTTGATAAAAGCAGCCTTTGATCGTCCTATAAATTTGCATCAACATATTCTATACATAGGCAATCTGGACAATATAAAATATCCACTTTAAAATATGTACGTCCGTCATTTGTCTCAATATGACCACGCACACTTTCCAATTTTCCACATCCATTAGTACATTCTTGCTCCATCTTTATTCCTCCTCCCATGTTCTCATAGCATCCCAATATTCGACACCCTTACATCCAGACAATAAAAACAATAATTCAAACTCATCATCTACAAAGTAAGATTGATTCCTTTCTGTGTTTAGCAGTTGATAGTATCTTGTTTGGAATTTAGGATTAACTTTTAGTTCAGCATCAAAATTAAATCCTACTGCATCTTTGTACCAATGACCATCTTTTGCATTTATTATTTTTATTATCAAGCGTAATTCCTCCTAAGAGTTAATTACTTCTCATGCTGTCATTTCTTGTGTAACTTTATGTATGAGTCTATAGTCATAAATATGAACGCCAATGTTATGCATAGCAATCCTTTACTTTTGGGCGAATCATTTAAAATTGAGCATATGTATATGATGATTAACCAAAGCGTTATTGCTGCTGTGATTGTGAATTTGTTTATGAATATTCCCCCTAACAGCCAATTGCCAAGGATAACTTTTTAAGATTACGTTTATGAGTTTGATGAACTGCTTGACGAGAAACCTTTCCTTCTCTGCCGATTTCAGCAATGGTGAATCCATCAATAAAGTGTCTGCGTGCAATGTATTTTTCATTTTCTGTGAATGATGAGTCAAGGAAGTTTTCAATATACATCTTACTTTCAACTTCTTCGAAATCATTTAGTGAGTATTCATCTGGAATGATATCTGCAATAGTTAGCTCTTTTGTTGACTCGTTTAGTCGATAAGTTCCCTCATCAATGCTAATTACATCATATCCACTTCTACATTTCATTCTCTCGTATTTATATTGACTACAAAATTCACCCCAAACTACTCTTGCTGCATATGTTGAGAACTTAGCTCCATTGTTAACATCATATGTATCGTAAGCTTTGACTAAACCATAGAGACCAATCGATCTGAGATCGTCTAGATCTTTCTTATTCTTATGAGCACACCATTTATTTGCCAGCTTAATGACTAACGGAATATTATTCTCGCAAACTTTGTCACGGATTTCCTTAGAATTCGTCTCCTTCCCAAGTTTAATTAGTTGCTCATTATTTAGGGAAGAATCATATCTGATGTTTTCAATGTTCATTTGTAGTGATTTCTCCTTTGAGGATATTTTATCACGTTTCATTAATTATGTATATATTTATTTATTAAATCAATTTTGAATAATTTTTCTAAGTAAAACATAGTTTTCATGAGAATTCATCAATTAATGTCATTAAAGCAATTTTGCATATTGCTCTTGTTGCCGAATCAAATTTATGTACACCAATGATATATCCTCCGTATATATTCTTCAAAGAGCACAGCCACTCTCCATTCATATAGTCCTCTAGAACAATTCTCATTCCTTGCTTACTTAGTTTATCTACAACAGTCGTCCACGCAGTCTCAATATTTTTAGAAGGAGAGAAATTATTTACAGAGTATGGAGAATAATCATCCTCATCGTTCCAGTATTCATTACCGCTAAACTCACCTTTTGTTATATACCATTTCAAGAATTCTGTTGCAATTGAATAATCGAGTTCAGAGTCGTTCATCTTTAGGATTTTTTCTTTTGTCATTTAATTCTCATCTCCTATATAAACTAATGCCGACTGAAAAGCCTCATCAAAAAATTCACTATTCCCGGCATATCCACTCATATATGACAGCATACTTATCAAATCATCGTTACTTCTTTTCAAAATAACCTCATTCATTCTGATCTCATGAAGGTCGATATCCTCAATCGGAAGATCATTTTCTTTCAACGGTTTCATATTTCTCTCTTATCTCCTTCATTTCTTTATTTAACATCTCAAGCTCTTCATCCTTCTCATTTAATTTTTTCTGGTAATACTCAATTTCACATCCAATGCATTGACCATAAATAAATGCTGGTTCAAGTTGGTGTCTTTTGCATACTTTAGTTGTCATTTCTTGCTTCCCATCTTATTTTTATACATATCATGTTTAAGCAATACAACCACGAACCAAATCACAGGCCAAGCAAGAATAAATTGTGCTGTTTGCTTCCACCCAAATTCTGAAATACCATCGATGATCATTCCAATTAGCAGCGTGAACATTCCTATGTATAGATAACATGGAGCTAACCATCCGAAAATTATGCTGAGTAGCATTTAGTAAGTCTCCTTTCATATTTAATTGTCAATTAATTAAAGCCATTTGAACATTATAAATGTCAAAACAAGACTTAATAAAATTATCATAAATGGAATAATTCTTTCATATTTATATTTTTTGAGTTTACCCAAGTAACCAATAATACTAATAATCAACAAAGAGATTTGAATCAATAATACTGCAACAATAGCCATATTTTCACTCCCATTTCCATGTTTTGATAAAACTCGCCTTTCATGAAGTTTTTAGCTTAAAATAACGTTGATTTTTAGCCATTTTTTTAAACCCCAGAATTAAATTAATAGTAATCTCGGTTTTCAATCGAGTCATTATCTGTTCGATTATCTTCGCTTCTCTCGTTTTCAATATCAGAGTAGACAGATTTTATCATTTTAATTGTTATTCCAATGTCGTACAAATAGCAAATTTTCTTACATAGTTCATAATCATCCAGAATATCCTCTAAATCAAAATGTTCGCTTTGTTGTTTTTGGAATGGGTGTCTGCGCATTATCTCTGGGATGTTGTGCTTTACGTTTTCAAATGTCACGTGGTCTCTCCTTCCTCAAAGACTTTGTTGCATGGAACGCACAACCACGTTCCTGTTTTAGTTGGGTGAGACAGCGTGTTATTACTATTGCATACAGGACAGTTTGGGAATGTGAGTACGGTTTGTTCTTTGCCATTCAACGCTGCGATAACCTCAAGCATATTTGCCTCACCACAGTTCCACGTCCAGGACAATGCTGCGTCAATCTTGCTTTGTTGGTTTGATATTGTCTGTTTTGCCTCTCGAATCGCCTTAGCCAGCACCGTATTTTTGTTAAGCATTGACTCGTACTCCCCACGACTTACACAATCATTCTGTAATCCTTCGTATGCCAGATAAGCAATCTCTGCCCGTTGTTGTGCCTCTGCCAATTGTTTTCTCGTCTCTTCATAATCTTCCTGTGCTTCCATAAGGAGTCCTAGCGTGGTTTCCTGTAGTTCGTCCTGATCTTTAATTTGTTGTTGCGCCTCTTCTAGATCAGCTAATAAAGAATTGAAATCCCCAACGGTAAGGTATGCATCACAATCTTGATGCTTTTGGATATGAAGTCTTTTGAAATGTTTAACCCGTTCTGGTGTCATTTTTATCTCCTTTTTATTAAAAGAATTTTTTCCCTAGAATATTCATAATCTCTTCTTTTGACGCTTTATTATCTTGATAATCAAAATCACAAATAGCCATATTATAATGCTTGCATTCGTGTGCAAATTTCCGATCTTCATCTACTCGATAAAAGTCGTCATTCTTTTCCATATCAATAACGGTGTTTTCTTTATCACCGATTTCAACTGTTAACCTCAAATTATAATACTGAATAACTCTGCAAGGATATGTATAAACAACTCTGCCCAAATCAACAGCTCGTTTAATTTTGTAATCAATTTCTTCATATGTATCGCATTTCATTGTACTATTAGGACAAATCTCCATATATTTATACCTTACATTTTGACTAATCTTCATAAGTTCCCTCCAAAGGTTCAACATCATTACGCTGTTTAGCTCTGCCCATTTCGTATGCAATTTCATAAACCATATCACGATGATTATTTCTTACAGAATCAAAAATGTTCATCCAAAAGATACGAATAATAACTTTGGTCTTCAGTCTCCGAAAATATTTAATCATTTAATAATCACTCCTCCAGTGATATTTACATAATCTCCGTTACGATAAAGCTTGATTGGTCTGCTGTTTTCATCTTCTTGATACTTAACGAGTTCTTCATATGTATTGTTTGTTGGTTTGTACGTTAAACCATCTCTTGTTGTGTACTCATGCTTACCATCAACAATAAAACTTGTGCATCTGCGTTCATCATTTTCTCCCCAACAAAGTGAGAGGATTGCTTGAACATCTGAGTTGATTTTCTGTTTTTCTTTAGATTCTTTTTTAATATGTATCGTCTCCCTAGAAATAAAATAAAGTACAGGCGTGTTTCTTAACCTGTACTCATCATAACATAGTTTAATTAATTTGTATATATTTATTTATTAAATCTTTTGTAACGTTTTATTGTTAAGTTGTAATCAGTGTCTAAACCTTCAGGAATGGCTCTTTCATGGATGCATTCCCATTCTGACTTATCGTAGTTGGGGAAATAAACGTCTCCTTCAAACTCTGCATCAATGTGAGTTATGATCATATTCTCAGCATGAGGAAGGAATTGTGAGTAAATTGACGATCCGCCAATAATGTAGGTCGATCTGAGTTCATCAACAAATGAATGAACCAATACATCATCTAAGTGGTCATAAACATATCCATCAGGTGGAACAGGGTAATCTTTTTGCGAAGTTAGGATGATATTTGTTCGTTTGGGAAGTGGTTTGTCAATTGATTCAAAAGTTGATCGACCCATTACTACATTATTGTACATGGTAGTTGACTTAAAGAAATTTAAGTCTGCTGGAATATACCAAGGGAGTTGACTATTTGAACCGATAAGTCCATTACGATCCATAGCTACAATGATTGTTAATGGGTAGGTCATACAGCAACGGTTCCCTTGATTGGTGGATGTGGATCATAGCCATCAATGATAAAATCTTCATACCTAAATGAAAATATATCTTTAATATTTGAATTAATAAACATCTTAGGCAGTTCTTTTGGTTCTCTTGTTAATTGAAGGTTGACTTGATCGAGGTGATTAGTGTAAATGTGTACATCTCCACCTGAATAAATTAAATCCCCAAGCTCTAAATCACATACTTGAGCAATCATCATAGTTAATAGCGCGTAACTTGCAATATTGAATGGTAATCCCAAGAATACATCTGTGCTGCGCATATTAAATTTGCAAGATAGTTTATTATTTGCTACATAAAATTGAAAGGCATAGTGACACGGCGGTAATTTCATATTTTTAATTTCTCCAACATTCCAAGCCGAAACAAGGTGTCTACGGGAATCTGGATTGTTTTTGATTGAATTGACAACATCCTGAATCTGATTTGTATATTCTGATGATACTATGGAGTACGAATATTCATCCTCTCCATCATATCCCCAATCAGTATCTTCATATTTTGATTCCCAATTAACCCACTGAGATCCATACACTGGACCCAGGTTTCCATGTCTATCCGCCCAAGCATCCCATATTGTAACCCCATTATCTTTAAGGTATTTTATATTGGTTTCTCCCTTTAAAAACCATAGCAGTTCATGAATCACTGATTTCAGATGAATTTTCTTGGTTGTAAGCAAAGGGAATCCTTCCTGAAGATTAATTCTGATTTCTCGTCCAAACACTGAAAGTGTTCCCGTCCCAGTTCTATCCTCTTTTCTTACTCCATTTTCAAGAATGTCTTTGCAAAGCTGAATGTATTGTTCATCTAGTTTATTCAATTTATTTCCTCCCTTAATTTGTAAGTTAAAAGGCGATGGATTAACCACCGCCAGATATATCTATAGGCTACTTGCCCGTATGACCAAACCCGCCAGATCCCCGTTCTGTTTCATCTAGCTCGTCAACTTCAACAAGTTTAACTGGTGGAACATTAGCAATGACCCCTTGAGCAATACGTTCACCATGTTTAATAGTAAATGATTCTTGCCCGTGGTTGATGAGAAGCACTTTAACTTCCCCTCGAAAATCACTATCAATTGTTGCGGGACTATTCAAAACGGTGATCCCATGCTTGTATGCTAGGCCACTACGAGGACGTAATTGCATTTCTTTTCCTTTTGGAATTTGAAATGCCAATCCAGTTCCAAGCAACACTCGCTTCCCTGGTTCAAGAACAATGGATTCGCCCTCAATTACAACATGGAAGTCAAATCCTGCCGCCTCATCGCTTTGATATGCTGGAATAACCGCTAGTTCATTGAGTTTTTTTACCTTAATTTCTTCATGAAATGCTTGTTTTATCATGTCTGTCATTTTTGGTCAATTTCTCCCTTATTATGGTTATTTTTAGTTATTAAATGATTTTTGCATCAGATTAAAATATATATCATGCCAATAGTCTTGAGTGCCTTCATTGCAAAAGTCTAAAAGCGTAAACAATTCATCTAATCCATCTTTTTTCATGTTTGAGATTATAAATTCTACTACATTCTTGCTAGGTATTGACTCTAAAAAGTATTTCATGTCTTGTCTCATATGTATTTCACCTTAAATTCTCTTGTCTTCTTAGGTGGTCTTGTGAGCATGTTGCTTATTATTTGTCTTGAAATTCCTGTTATATTGCTTGCTTCAACAACACTTCCGTACTTAACAATTTTTCCACTATCCCATACAATTTCAATAGGCTTTGAACATACTTCTTTTGACTTTTCTCTGCCCATCCTGGAGTTCTCTTCAAATGTTATCATCCTGAGATTTCCGTCCTCATAGTGTTTGTTGCTGTCTATTCTGTCAATAGAAGGAACTTTCCCATCTTTGAGTATAGATTTTACATCTTCATAAAAATTATTGAATAGATATTTATATATTTCCGCACTGTTGTTTCCTATCTTTGACTCGATTCCTTTTTCTTTGTATGATTTATTCGCTGGCTTATCTATATTTGACACAAGCCTTTTATGTATGTTCTCAGCCATTTGTCTTATCTTGTGTTCCACCGGATGAGACTCTTTATACTTTCGTTTCATTTCTTTTGCACAAAATTTGCAATAACTTTTTCTTCCTCCTCTACTTCTATTACACTTAAGGAAGTTATCTACGGTACGTATTTTATTACAATGTGTACAAAGCCTCTCTGTCTCATTAATATCTAGTTCTATTTCGTTTTCTCCTCTCTGTTTTGTAGCACAATTGCGGTGTGACTTCATGTTATTCATACCGCAATTTCTTATTATATTTATCTAATTGGACATGCGCCACCAACTTCACAGTTGCCTAGATTTTCCTCATCTGCTTCGGTTTCTGTCTTTTCAACATCGTAAAGAACATTTACATCAAATGGCTTCATTTTTGATTTCATTTCTACAAATTGTTCCTTTGTGATTGCTTCATAAGGGGCGAGCTGGTATGTTCCTCCGTTTAATTGAAGGAAGGATACCCCTACGAAATTATCCCAATTGTTAAAGATAATTTCTTCTACTTCCGCCCATTCTTCTGGTCTGACCGTAATTGTATTGCTTGAGTTATGTTCAGTATATTTATTCTGAAAGCTAAAATATGTCTCAAGTTGTCTCTTGGCAGATACGTCCTCTTTTGTTTCTTTTGCTCCAGACTCAATCGGGAAATCAATAACCCATGTTCGTGCATTCTTCATTTTCTCTTCATATGTATCTCCAGCAGTACCAACTTCAGGATTGATATTCCATCCCAATTTCAAGGCTACTTGAGCCAATGGATCTGCCGAGTTAATGCGAATTCGTCTAATATAATAAGGAGAATGAGACCAATGTAAACCACTAGAAACTCCTCCTGCCACTTGAGACAATGTTCCTTCTGGCTTAACAGCAGTAACAAGTAGCGGTGCATTTACACGCATTTCTTTGGCATATAAGTCTGCTTCGTCTCTTGAAGCGTTGCCCAACAACTCCATAAGCTCTTCTTCCTGTTCTGACGTGTAATCAAGTAGCGCAGTTGCGTCCTTCCAGGCCGTCAAGGATGTGCCAAGCAATCTGTCACGCTTTTGCGTTGCGTCCCAATGCTCAAGCTCTAGTTTTGCAAGAGTCATACGAAGACCAACGCGAGCAGACAGTCGTTGCGCTTCCAACAGCCCTTCAGTATCAAGTACATACTTACCACCGACTTCCGATACAAAAGCTCTTACATTGACCGTAGTGAGATTGCAGACATTGTAAGTAAAAAGTATGATTTCGACACAAGGATTTAGTCCAATTAAAGCCATAATATACTCTAAGTGTTCTCTGGTTGGATTTAATACGCGCAATTGTTTTAGTACGCGACGAGCTGCTTCTTCAAGATTTACAAATCCAGGTTCGCCTTCCATTTGCATCATCTCATATACAAAGTTAAGGAATGGGCGTGTTGGTTTAGACGTAAATCCAATTGAATTGTTGCTCATTCGTCTATGGTGTAATGCCCTAGTTTCATTGCAAGGGAAAGGGAAGTAGTTCTCGTGACCAATTTCTTTAGCAAAACCACTTGCTTCATCCGCAGAAGTGAAGTCTCCAATCTTCACTTTGTTTTCAGAATCATACACATAATAATGTTTAATAGAAAGCTCTTCGAAAAATGATGGAATGGGGATATTGTTTTCGATCAGCTTGTTTTTGACTTTTTCAAGTTTAGCAAATCCCTCGTCTCCCCAAATACCATTCATTCCAAATTTTGCAAACATGGATTCATAATCATCATGATCAAACAGGAATATTTCAGCGGTTCTTCTAACTCCTCCGATTACCACATTTGCGCCAATAAGGTTACCAATGTCGAGAATATGAATCGGACGAACTTGACCATAAATCGGTGCATGTTTTTTGTTATTATTATTTTTACTATAGTATCCTTCTTTGATAATCTCAATTGGAGCAAGATTTTTATCAATGGTGTTTTTCAGCGTGTTATTAATTCCATCAAACATTTCCTTGAGAGGTTCATAACCGGATGCTGTACCGCCAAAAGTTTTAAGTCGTTCTCCTTTTGGTCTAACTGAGTTATAACTAACTTTTACTGTGTGAATTTCTTCGTATTCTGTACTCGTAAGAATGTTAAAATATTGTCTAAGAGCATCTACCCATCCTTCTTTGGAGTCACCAACATAAATCTTAGCAAACCCATTATCAAAGAATGTAACTTTTGTTTTTTCTAGTCGTTGTAAAACGGGAACTGGCTTATATTCGGAATGCAAAAGAGTTGTGTTAATCCGAATCGGAGCCAAACTTTTCGCCATTTTCTTAGTGCATTTAAATCCAACTCCAGTACCAACCATAAGCAGGTAGAATAAGTCACCAAGATCATCCCATTTACTAATATTCAAGAATGAACAATTAAAGTTCCCAAGAACAAATTTTTCATTTAATGCCTGATTTGCTCCACCAACCCACATTGTTCTCCCGGAAGGAAATTGCTTAGTAAGGTACATATTTTCAAAGAATTTCTTAGCTTCTTTTTTCATTTCTTTAAGATTTGGTTTGAGTCCAATGTTTTTATAGTGATCTACAGCCAATCCCATATTGTAATTTACTGTTCTTCGACATGTCTCAATCCATTTCTCTCGTCTGTCATTATCAGATAACCAACGAGAATATGTGCGATAATACACAAACTCCCCAAGCTCTGTTAGTGGTTGCGGATATTTCTGTTCAATTTCCTTTGCAAAATCCTCTGTTATAAATACTTGTGTCAAGCCAACATCTCCTTTGTATGTATATTTATTTATGTTAAAGGCAGAAGAATTGCCTTCCCACATCTTAAGCTTTCTTGCACATTTAAAATCCTCTGGTTTCGTGATCCTTTCCACTTGAGCTTCAAATCCCGTTGCTCTATGATGAATCTTCCATCAACTAGCACATCACAGTATGTTAACAATTTTTTCATCATGTCATCTTCACATATCTCTTCAAATATATACCCAGACCAAATCCATATATTATTATGAATGCATTCGTTTTTTATGCGATGAACCAAAGGTAGCAATCCTTCTGCATTATCAAAAGGCTCACCTCCAAGAATCGAGACACCGGAAAGTTTTACATAATCTATATTTAAATCTTTGATTACGGAGTCTTCAAAATCTTGATCATATATTTCCCCATAGTTGAAATTCCACGAAACAGCGTTAAAGCATCCTTCACAGGAATGATGTGAACACCCCGAAACGAAGATGGAATGTCTCATCCCAGGGCCATTGATTACATCAAAACGTTTATAATCTGCAATATTCATTATTGTGTAGTCCTAACTATGTTTAATTCTTGAGATGACCTCATGCTGTTTACCTTTGTTAAATGGTCTCTGTGAAGGCTCAGACAAATATCCGCAGCACCGTCTGATTACTGATGTTGTTTTTGGATCTCCATTCCCACAATTAGGACACTTAAATCCAGAAACAGTTGCTTCGAATTCTCCTTCGAACCCGCAAGATAAACACTTGTCAATCGGGGTGTTTGTTCCGAAGTAAGGGACATTTTTATATGCAAAATCCCATACTGCTTCTAGTGCATCGGGGTTTTTTACCAAAGAATCAAATTCACAATATGTAATAAATCCCCCGTTAGCATATTGCGGGTAGTCCTTTTCAAATTCTATTTTTTCAAATGGTGTAGCTTTTTTATTAACATCTAAGTGAAATGAATTTGTGTAATAGCCTTTATCTGTAATTCCTTGTATTAAGCCAAATTGTCCTTCGTCTAATTTACAAAAGCGATAGCAAAGGCTCTCGGCGGGGCTGGAATATGTACTAAATCCATATCCAGTTTCAGTTTTCCACTCCTCTGTTTTTTGATTTAGATATTTAACAATATTCAATCCCTTTTGTCTTAAAACAGTATCATCAAAAATGTGACTCCCAAATAATGATAGTATTGTTTCATGAATTCCTATGTATCCCAAAGAAATACTTGATCTTCCATTAGTCAATAAATGATCAACTGTATCTTCTGCTTGGAGTCTGTGACCTGTTGCACCTTCCATATACAAGATAGGAGCAACTTTAGCTTTTACTCCTTTTAAGCGCTCAATTCTATACATAAGTGCTTCTTTGCATACTTCTAGCATTTCATCCAATAACACATAGAATTTCTCTTCTGATCCCTTTGCTTTAATGGCTAATCGAGGAAGATTGATTGTTGTTACTCCCATATTAAACCTTCCATCGTGTAATTCTTTTTCATCTTCAATATATTTACTCACAAAACTTCTGCAACTCATTGGGAATTTAAAAGAACCAGTAACCTCTTTAACTTTTGGTACAGAGATTATATCGGGATACATACGTAACGTACTGCATTTTATTGCTAATTTTTTAATATCATAGTTCGGATCTTCTGGGTTGACATTTACTCCTTCTTCAAGGGCGAAAATAAGTTTTGGGAATACAGGACTTTTCCCTTCTTTCCCTAATCCTCTGATGCGATTATTTAGAATTGCTATTTGAATTTGACGTTCTTCCCACGTTGTTCCTCTGCCGAAGCCAAAGGTAGAAAAAGGCGTTTGTCCATTTGCTGAAACCAACGTATTTATCTCATATTCTAATGATTGAAAAGCGTCCAAAGTCTCTTTTTGCGTTAGTTTGATTGCATAGTCATAACATCTTGGAAACTGGTTTGATAACTCCTTGTTCCCGATATAAATATCTAAAGTGTTAATATGGGAATTATCTGCTTTACACAGCCACTCCATGCCAGTTTTAAAATGCTTGATGAACGAACATGTCACATAAGGTGCAAGAATTTTGTCAATCTCGTTGATTGTATTACCACCATAGATATGACTTGATACTTGAGCAATAATCTGTGCCGTTACAGCCGCAGCAGTTGTAATTGATTTTGGTGTTTCAATTTGAGCATTACCCAATTTAAAACCATTCTCAAGCATTTCTCTTAAATCAATCAACATACAATTAAATGAGGGGAAATAAGGTGTATAATCTTGATCGTGTTGATGGATGTCACCATTATTATGAGCTTCTACTACTTGCTTAGGAATCATATACGCTTGTGCAAAGTCTTTAGCCATAATTCCAGCCAATAAATCTCTTTGAGTAGGGATTGTTTGACTGTCCTTGTTGGAATTCTCGCTCATTACTTCTGTATTAGTTAAATCAAGAAGCCCCTGAACTTTCTTGTCGAGGCTACTTCTTTCTCTTCGTTTTAGACTTCTGACTTCTCTGTAAGCAATATATTCCTTAGCTACGTCTTTTCGTTTACTGAGTAATAAAGAATCAATTACATTGTCTTGAATGCATTCAATATCGAGATTCTTTTTCCCCAATAATTTATGTATGGTCTTTTCTGCTACATTCTCAGCAACTTCTTCATCAATACCCTTTTCAGTTCTTCCCATAGCCTTCAAAATGGCATTTACAATCTTCTGCTTATCAAATTCAACTACTGTTCCATCTCTCTTTGTAACTTGCGTATGCGTCATCTCCTAGTATTTTAATCTATCTGTTTCATTGTAATTCTGCTTTCTTTTTATAATTAACAACGATTTCAATATAGTCTCCATCTTGTAATTGATATTTATCGTTTCGGTGATACATTGCATTATCAATTCCTTCCAATAAATCTGAAGAGTTCTCTAGGTTGTTGTTCTCATCTTTAATATACCATCGTTCATTTTGTTCAATTATGGTTCCTTTAACAATAAATTTATTCAAGCATACACATCCTTTCTTGATAAAATATTATTTTTATTAATTATTTGAGTTCAAAATTAGCTTCAATAAGATTCATTTTATTATCAACAATTACAGTGTATTTTGAACTATTTAATTCATTGACTACTTGCTCATTTGTAAAATACCTTCCGGTATTTCCGCCTCTATTTTTAATGTTTTTATAAATTCCATAAGCAACCCATTCAAATGCTTGGTATGCATTGTTTATATATGCTCTACCACTCACTAATTCCATATTGATCATTTTGTTTTTAATCTCCTTTTATTTATATTTTTATTCTTTATCGCTAATAACTAACACTCACAACCTCAATAATCTCTCCCACTCTCAACACATTTCCCTGATCAAAGAATTTATCTATCGCATATTTAACAGCCATCTCTTCCATCTGTCTAATATCAATTTCCTCATCATCCGAGGAAATCTCCAGACAGTCACTTGCATCGACAAACACATTGAAATCATATTTACTATCCAGTACTCCACTATCTTTATATGTAGCAAGCTCTACTGTGAACAGTATTCCGGTTTCCACATTACACCTCCTATTTTCCCATTCGATCATAATAGGTTCTCATATCAAACTCTCTCCAGGATTCATGCCAAACTTTTTCATCTAAAGCATCCATCTTTTTAAATTCTTTTGCTCCTATATGATCTCTAAGCTTCTTCTTCACATAAACATCTTCATGTAATTGAGATTCATTATCCGTTCCAACGTCTTCTTTGAAACAATCATATAATGCATCTCCCAAACTTATGTATGTTTTATTCAACTCTTCTTTTTAACACCTCCATATTCTCCGACCTCATATCCATCTGGAAGTTCAATAATGTCCCATTGAGATAAAATAACGTCTATTCGATCACCCATTGTTTTTCCAAGCGCTCCGTTTTCAGTAATGAAGTGTACTGAACCACCAAACATTGAATATTCCAGAGTACCAATAGTTCCGTCTTCTTTATGTCTTAGGATGGCCTTCATAATCATCAACCTCCATATTATTATTATTATATTTATTTATTAAATATTTGTCAACATGTTTCGTAATCAATCGTCTGAGTTCCCTGATCGTTATTGCAATACAGATAACTCGTTGCGTAGAATATGTATTTACTATTATCCGATACGGGAGCGATATTGTCAAACATTCTGAAGTAATCTCCATATTTAATCTGATAAAATTTGATTGGTTGCCACTCACCATTAACTAGCTTTTGGATTGTTCTCATTGTTTTACTCATTTTAAAAAGTTAGCAATTTCATCAAGTTCAAGTTCAACTTTCTTATCATCAGATAATAGTTGATCCAACTTAGATTCCATTGCCTTCAATTTAGCTTCTTCTTCCTTTTTACCTAGAATGCCAAGTTTTGATTTAAGGTCAGTAACCCAATCGACAACATTGTACCCACTAAGATTGTATTCTTCTAGTACACCAAGTTCATTTGCAGAAATGGCATAAGAGTTTAGTTTAACCATTAACAATAGAATCTGTTCCTTACTGAGAACATTGATATTGTGTCTGATGCCATCAATTTCAATAGAGCAATTGGTAACTGGAGTGAATTTCTGCAATTTACCAACCTGTTTTTTCTTATCTTCAATTTGCTTCTTCAGTTCAAGAATTTTTTGGTCATTGTTATTTGCCATTTTAACCAATCCTCCGATATAGTTTTCCATTTTCTAAATACTCATTCTTATACATTGGGGAATAAATATCATAAGCAGTTTGGATGTCTCCAATGTAAATTCTTTCATATTCACGATTAGCTGCATTATAGTTACCATCTTTGTAGAATTGGCTTGTATTTATATCATAGTGAACTCGCTCAGTCTTATCTGGTTCAACATATAGATCAACAACACTTCCCCAGTGGGTATCTTTAAATTCTTCGCTTTGAATATGTTCTTCAAAATCACTTAATGAATAATGAATCCATTCATCTTTTGATTTATCTCTATGAGAATATTCCGTCTGTCTTTCTACCCAGTCAAACCATTCAGCGAAATCCTCAGTGCATTCGCTTGAAACTACTTCGATAAATCTATCTCCAAGTGACTTAATCGTTGAGAGTGTTTTATATTTTTCTCCATAAGTATATTCTGACTCTTTTACAAAGAAATGATGTTTCCCTTTTGAGATGTTGTGGTAGACATATTTATACTGCGGAGAACTCCAATAACCACTCGATTTGCCAGTTAGAATTTGTTCAGACTTAGTATCCTTTAGATCAAACCTGCCCATATAAATCCATTCTTGATTATCTTTAGATTTGTATGTGGCTCCAACAATCAGATCTTTAGCCTTTACAAAATTCTTTTCATGAAGGATTTTATTGAATGAACTTATTTCTTGATAATCTGGAGATTCAACAGGTAGTAAAACTAATTCCTTTCCATCCCAGGCATAAACGAATAGCCCTTCAAGGCCCTTCCCTTTGATTGAATTTGCATTCTCTAGGATATAAAGTAGGTTCTCAATAGTAATTTCAAATTCAAATCCGCGTTCATCGTATACTCGGACGTAAGCTTGTCGATGGTTCCAATCAGATGTATAGTCTCCTACTTTCTTATTTAGTACAAATCCCGACGTGGGTACATTCTCATAGTCAATTGGTTCAATTTTATCATCTCGCCAACTATTCCATGAAGTTTCTTTCCTCAAAACACCTTTATGGTCGTAATAGATCACATATGCTAATTTCTTGGTATATGTATTATCTCGATTCTGAAAGCCAACTCTAATCTTTTGTGGTAAAAATATATTTGTTTTTATGATCGCTCACCCTCTCTATTTTTACATCTATAGCATGGTTGCTTAGCAACTTTCCTTCTCATATGAGGAGATTCCTATTTCTCCATTCTCATCAATGAAGGCAATCGCATAGCAATCAATATCATAACCAGGACTATCATACCCTCCGACATACTCATGTGTACATTTTGTATTAAATTTATTTCTAACGTCTTCACATAATTGATGCAAATTTAACTCATCTTCTTTTTGTTCATGCTGCTCAATTGCTTCAAGAATATATTCTTCGATCTTCATTTGATTGCCTCCTTCTTCTTCATAAAAGTTACATTTCATGAGGTTTTGCATACTATATATAGACATCTTATATATTATTAACGCTACATATGGTATGTAAACAACTACAAAAACTCAATAATGTCCTTCATAGCAAACTCTCGGTAATCACCTTTGGCAAAATCCCACGCTTTGAGCAGCCACTGTTCTTCTGGATGCCATTCCGTTGATCCATAACGAATACTCTCAGGAAAAGTATGTCTTAAGCTTATTTCACCTTTATAGTTCTTATACTCAAACATTAGTTTTTTATTGAAGTCCAATATATCTCACTCCTTTCTTACGAGTTGCTTTCATTAATTTTTTGTATTTTAAAATCAGCCATTTCATCAATTCGTTTATGCGCACATATTCTCATATTTCCTATCTCATCTGCGTCATTTGAAAGAATTATTCTAGCTATATTGCCCAATAACATTCTATTCTCGTTTTCGAATTCTCTTTCATCTTTCAAGTTCTGTCCTCCTTTTCTTCATCAATTGTGCATTTCCTCTTGTCTACCACCATATAACTATTTTTATCCAACCTTGTTCATCAGCCAATGGATGCAATAAAGTATTCCATTTTTCCAAGATCATTCTTTGCCAATCATTCGGTTGTCTTTTTAGTTTCTTATAATCAATACCTTTTTCTGTTCCAACATAAATTGAGTTAGCGCTATCGTTACGTACCTCTCTCCTGAATGCAGCTTCTAATTGATAATGCCAATAATCACAATACTTAAATTCTTCTTCGTTATAGTATCTTTTAGGAATACTAAATCCCAGTTTTACAAGATTCTTTTCGCAGCCTCTGGTATCGAATCCAAGTGAATGTTCAATAATATTGTTTAATTCAAAATAATCATATCTACTTTCTTCATCAGAAACACTTTTAATACTTTTTATATCGATAACAGTCTTTCTTTCGTCTCCGTAATGTAGGTTATATTTATCAAATATGCTCATAAGCACTCCCTTCTAAAATCTTGATGAAATTTGACATTTATCAACTTAATTCACATGTAATGATTTAAGTACTTGCCCCATATCTTGCGTAACTGCAAGTTGTCTGCACAATTCAAAAGCTTTGTCTTCGTTGTAATTAGCAATTATAAACAATGAGTATGCCTGATCAAATGTTACAAGGTAATCGTTTGATATTTCATTTGCAAAGTTAATCCCATATTCATTGAAAAATTCAGTCATTTATTCTCCTCTTTCTTTAACAAAATGAATAATAATACCAACAAAAGTATGTTAAAACTCCTCCATTTCAGTTTGAACCTGTTCAATCTTCTTATCATAATATTTCAATTTGGATTCTTTTGCTGCTTCAAAATCAATAATAATTGTTCTGCACTGTTTCTTATAATGTTTCACACATTCCTTCTCATCATAGAAGATATTGAGTGATGTCCCTGTGTTTGATCGATATCCTGTATTATCATATGGAGCAATTACTTGAGCTAATGGTTTGCCATTCTTTCCAAACGGTCTAAAATGGAATTCGGAATAATACACAGTTTTATTGCCTGGCAACTCTTCGTTACTTACAACTATTACTTTCGTTGGTTTAACATGACGAATTGGTTGATTATCAATATCGTTAAATCGATAATCGCAAATCCATACTTCCTCACCAATCTTGATTAACTTTTTATATTCAGCGTGATTCAATCAATAAGCCCTCCCCAATTTATAATCATCTGCATGCTCCCACTGGCGATACCATTCTGGAGCATGAGTCGTAAATACATCATTATGTTCATGGTCATTGTTTACGATCCACGTCTTAGACTCAACGGTGTAGTCGCCTAGATCAAAAGATTCGTATTGTCCGTAATCTACTAACTTCATTCTGTCGGCTTTCCAACGGGAACTGAAAGGCCAATGCGTTGACTCTGCTTTCGTATTACCAATCTTCCAACACTCGATTTTATTGTCGAGCAGCAGTACATTTGTATAGAGTTCGTGTGGATATGTATCTAACCAGTTCATTATTGCTTATCTCCTTCGAGCCGCTGAAGTAGCTTCTTGATATTTGGTTTGCAATATACTCTCCAATCAGGAAAATGGTCATCAAGTAATTCAAAATAATCGATAAACAATTCAACATATGTAATGGATAGGCTTCTTCGGTTGTCACACAACTTATCAACTTCATCTATCAATTGGCAAATTAACAATGAGTCTGTATCTGATAGAAATTGCCTTTTGTTTTTGATTTCCTCTAGTTGCTCAGTAGTAAATATCAACTGATCACTTCCTTTCTAATCAAATACGCCTTTTATTTGCTCTGTCTTTTGCACCATTCTTTGTAAATAGCATCCCAACAGCCTTCTGAACCAATTGAAGACAGATAGTCTGGAATTGGGTACGTATTTTCAATTCCATATTGACCCAACTCAACAATGTAATGACCATTCGTTAATTCTTCTTCTACCCACTCTGCATACTCAATGTTCTTTTCTTTGTGTGTTAGTTTAGACCATTGATCATAAAGCATTTGTGCAGTTTCAATATAATTTAATCTAAGTTTTGAATACACGTTTACACCTCCTTATGAAATCTCTCTTTCATCAAATTATTGCTCTCAAAAAATTCAATGTTTACGCGGTTTTTCTGAATCGAATTCTTTCAGTGTATCTATTATCTCATCACTTGATGCAAAACTTGGCTTCTTCAAATCAATTTTCCCACTTAGCAACTTTATGTATTCAACATTTTTATTTGTGATTGACTCTGGTGCTACATAAATTGTCTCATCCTTCAATTCAAGCACTCCTTAAAGGAATAGGTCTCCCATTATAGAAGACCTAATTATATTTACTTATTACCGCTTGTTATTCAATTGCTGCCGCCCCTTCGCATATTTTGTTAGTGTAGCTCCCCCTTTAACTGTATTCTTTTCTGGCAATACCTTATCAAATGCCAGCCCTTGTTTCTTGCAATAAGCTTTTGCTTCATTTTCTACACCAATCCGATCTGTTGCTGTAAAATCTCTAATTACTACACTTGCTCCACCTTGTGTTGTTGCTAGGCCGTAAAATGTCATATGTATTTGTTCTCCTCTTCATTATATAATATATTTTGTAATTTGTATATATTTATTTATTAAATATTTTCTCGGTAATCATCAATGAATAATTGCAGTGTCTTAGTAATTTTAAACTTAGGTTTGTAAACTTTCCAAACGTTGATGTTTAGTGATCCAATGGCTTCAATCTCAGAAAATACCGGAACAGAATTAAAGTATTGCTCATCGGTTTTAAACTTCATTAATTGAATCTTATCGCAATCAACTTTAACTGTGTTTGCGGATTTACCCATGAGTTTCTTATCTGAGACGAATAATCCTTTAATGAGGAATTTGCCCTGTTTGAATTTATTGCCTGTAATCCGGTAAAACTCATTCAAATAGTTGACTAGATTCTCATTAACGTCAGACAAGTTGAATTCTAGATCATAATACAGAGAGTCATCTGCCTCAAAGTTGATCAGTTTTTCATTTAACTCTCGTTGGAGTTGCTCAAGGTTTGATTTGGGCAACTGAACGCCACCAGCAGCATTATGTCCAGCAGCATAAATTGTGTTTTCGCAATTATCCAGCAGTTCTAGCATTGAGAAATCCTCTAATCCACGGAAACTGCCTTTCAACACGTCTCCCTCATCGCTAAAACCAAGTACAATTGCTGGCCTGTTAAATGTTCTAGACAACTCTTGCGCGACCAATCCATTCATCCCAGATCCCAATGACGGATCTACAACAATTACTACTTTATTCGACTCATCAAAGAGTGGCTTCAATCGTTGCAAAGCTTCGGCCTGAACTTCTTTGCGCTTCTCATTGGCCTTAACCAACTCTTTGGCAAGTCCCTTGATGTCGTCTGAGTCATCTACGCACATTAAGAAGTCAATTGCTAACTGGATATTATCTGCCCGTGTAGCAGCCGTTACAGCAGGACTCACACCGTATAAGAAGTCTGTTGCAGATAGGTTTGTTAGATCATAATTCATTGCCTGGAACAGTGCTTTGAGTCCTGCATGATGTAGATTCTTTAATGACTGTTTTGCGTAATATCTGTTCTCTAATTCCAACATAGACATCATATCGGCCATAAGAGAAAATCCAGGAAGATCATCGAGCTTGTTTGAATAATATGTATTCATGTAATCATCAATTACTTGGCAGACCTTGAAGACGAGTAAACCACCGCAAGCATTTTTGTTTGGATATGGGTCATTGGCTTGTTGCGGGTTAACTAGTATTGCATAGGGATTGTCTACCGTAACTGTATGATGATCGATGATTAGACAGTCAATTCCTTTAGATGATAGTAATTGCATCGTATCAACATCATTTGATGAACTGTCTACAGCAATTAGAACCTTGGTTGATTCAGGAATTGTTTCAACTAGTCCATTTATCGAATGACCCTCGGATCGTTCATTACATACATAATACACTTCGTCAGTGAAATTAAGTAGATATTTATACATTGTCACCAACGAAGTTACACCATCATAGCCTGGCTAATCAGGGTCGCCAGTAATCGTAATAGGCTCACGATTCCGAATAGCAAGAATAATTCGGCTTGCTAGTGCGTCAATGTTCTTAAGCAGATAAGAATCGCAAATTACATTAGATAGTGGGTTGAGAAATTGATCAATGTTTGTGATTCCATTCAATTTTGCAAGTTTAGAATATGTATTGTCATATGACTCAAATGAAATAACGGGTGTTTTTTGTTTCCATTTCATTTATAAATACCATTCCCCCAAATATTTTTATTTATTGTCTTGATTCAGAGTATCTTCTAAAGCATAAATAATCTCCCGTTGTTCACTCTGATCATATTTACCCCATGCCACAGCAAGTTCAGTCCAAACCTCACCAAAACTCTTCCACTGACCATCTGGGTGCTTATACTCGATATTCAGGTCAGACAATAAAAGTTCAATGCGTCTCATTAATATCACCTCCTTGATTTTTAATATAATTACCCTTACGTCTTTTCTCTAGAAAACTCAATTGAGAAAGAGACTCTGAGAACGCTTGAACTCTACCAAAGTTGCGATAATACTCAGGAGTTCCAAAGTCTTCGGCATCTTTTTTATTGTTGGCCTCATCTAAAAGTTTAAATATCCCATCTGCCCAATCATTCAGCAGCTTATCGTAATCGATTTCTTCCAATATAGTACACCTCCCATTTTTGATAAAAGATAAGTTTTATACCAAATTGAAATATGATACCGAATAAAGAATACAACCCAATCCCAGGATAAAAGGAATTACTTTAAAAAATACAGCACTTGGCACATCTTTTGTATTCATCACAAGTGCAGATATAATATTGAAAAGTCCTCCAGCAACCACAAACCAAATCATAATTAAGCCCCCTTAGAATTCTTTAACTTCTAAACCTGTAGCTCTTTCATACATTTTTCCATCTTTCGCAAACCATCCATCTTTGCCAGTGCCAACACAATCAGGGCAAGTGTAGCCAGTATCATATTCGTGCTCTCGATAATACCCTCCACCATTACACCATCTGCAATCAGGCAATTGAAACCAGCGTTGCTCTGTTGCAGTTGGCAAGTAGCCTTCTTTGATTGCTTTCTGAAGATGCTTTTTAGTTTTGCGTGATACGCCTTCAATATGAAATCTGTTCTTGTGGTAATATTTAAAATGTCTACTCATGTAAAGTGGTTTCATATGTATTAACTCTCCATAATCATATTTGCTTCATCAATCAAATCATCCAGAATATCACGAATTTGACCAGCTTGTTTGTTCCAATCCTCAATTTGTTCATCTGTAAATACTGTGTTGGGATTGTGAAAGATTGAGAATAGGAGTGATACATCCATTGGGAATAGTTTTGTTCTAAAGACGAAATTACTTTCTACTTGACTCATTGGGTTTTATCCTTTCTTGATTCATATTTTGCAACTTGTACTTTTGATATGTTTGCCAACACATTGTCGATCATCATAAGCATCAATATTCCAAGGATAAAAGTAAAGAGTGGATATTCCATACACCATGCAAACATTTTAACTCCTCGTTTCTTTTGAAATTTACAAAAATTCAGGATCAAAATTATTCATTCTATCAATATTTTCAATTACATCATTAATATTGAAGCCAAAAACGTAATCATAATTTTTGATTTCTACCATCCATCCACCTTCCATACCGCCCATTTCAATACCCCTATTGATTGGATTCCACGATACAGAAATTAATTCATTAGGATAATTTTTAGCAATAAGTGCTTTTATAATTTTTTGCTCATTTTTACTCATAAAATTCTCTCGCGTCATCTGCATATTCTTCTAAGTGAAAATACTTTTTGTAATCGTTCCAGTCATCCAAATCTAGTCCTTGTTGTTTTGCGTCTTCACAATCTTTCTCCGAGTACGGTTTATCATCCGGTATCAAAGAGTCTAGTAACTCATAGAATTTATTGCGGCAATATTCGCTACAAATGTAATCTTCGCTTAAAACATCAATAAAATTAGTTGACTGTCCACACATTCCGCATCCGCACTTTTTATTGCCAACCATTATGCTTCCAATAACTTGAAGATGCTCACCTGTAAATTGTTCCTTTAATGTATTTTCAAATTTTGTTGCTAAGTATCTTTCTTTGTTGTCCTCTATGTAATTCATGGTTTCTTTTATACTCATCGTCTTAACCCCATTTCTTCATAAAAGTATGTATTTATCAGTTATCTATGTTGCACGACTTAGCGCATCTATTGCACACTTCACGGTAATTCTCTGAACCATCTAGATCTCTACCACACTCTTCGCAAAAATCATTCTGTTCTACCTCTAAGCAGTGCGAACATTTGTGTTTAATCCACTCTATATCTCCCGGTTTCACAAGAAAATCATCATTGCATTTTGAGCAGTATAGTGTCTCAAACATTTAAATCTTCCTCCCTTCTTCATGAAACTATTTTCTGATTAACTCAGAGAATAAATAATGACTTGAACAAATTCATCCAGCTCGTGTGCAGTTTCAATGTCGCTTGTTCGTTCTGCAATTTCATTTAACTTATCGGCCATTGCCACAAGAAATTCATTGTCTACTTTCATTTCCTATCCCCCTATTCCTCAATTTCAATGGCCTTATATGAACAGCCTAATCTTTCAGCATAATAACTGGCCTCTGACTTGCTAAATTGTTCAGCATTTTTTGGATCATCGATAACGCTACATTCTCTATTGCTTAGGTCAAGACTATCAACATATTGACTTTCATTAAAATACAAAACGTAAACCGTATCCGCCATTATTTAACCTCCGTTTCTTGATTAGCTATTCTTTCATGACCTGTTAATTTGTCACTATATTTTCTAACTGTTTATTAGATATTTGATTATTCGATTGTTTTGACATCAATGGGAATCCACATTTTAGGGTTATAATTCAACGTATATTTATATTTACTTACATTTTTATATTCTTTTTGCTCCACAACATACGACACATTGTCGCTTAAGCCTATGAAGTGTTTTTGGTAATTCCCATTTTCATCTTCAACAACAATTTCAAGTTGATTATCAGTGCTATCTGCTTTTATTGACATTTTTCCTGTCATTTGAAATAACGTATCTCCCTGTACGCAGTTAATTACGGTTAATTGACGAACAACATTAAAATTATCTGCTTCTAACGACAGATTTTGGCTAACCTTGTCTGCTTCTGTTGTGCAACCAGTTAATGCAATCACCGTCATTAATACTGCCAATAATACTTTTATTTTTTTCATTTTTTATCTCCTCTTCTTATTTTGTATATTTTTACTACTGTTTACTATAAATCTCTTAATTTATCGTATTGCCCTCTAAAATTTTCCACGATATAACATCGCCATATCCATTTCCTGTGATTTCTACAATGAATTCTTCTTCGTACATTTCTGGAAGTTCTTTGATTGACTCCCAGTTCAATGCCTCATCAATATCTGCAACCCAACAGTCAGGATCTTCTTGGCTACTTAAGAAGAAAACTCTGTTATCTCTTAATTTTGTTCCAATACCATAATAAATACTCAAACTAAAATCTCTCCCTTCTCCTCATGAAATTCTAATTTCGTTAAATTTCAAGATATTTCTTAGTCCAATCTACGTACGTCTCATGACTTGTTACATGATCCTTGAAGAATATTTTCAGCGCTGAGATGGATTTGCCATCACCTTCGATACCGTTCAATAATTTTTCCGCTTGTTGAATGTGCTCATAAGCTTTTTGAATATGCATTGCTATTTCATTCATATATTCTCAACTCCTTATAAAACACAAATTTTATCATGATATTCGTTTCAAAATAGTCAATGTTTATGCAGGTTTTTAAATTGTTAGTTTCTTTAAAAATCTCTGAAATTTAAATCAACTCTTACAGTTCTAATCATTCTTCCTTTTTGAATAATTAATTCATCATTGCCTATTGGGAATACTTGATTTACAAAGTAAGTTTCTACTTTTGTAATATCATCGCCAGGATCAATATATCGCAAGCCTTGTTCATCTTTGACCACAATAGAATATTGTCTAATGTCTTCAAGTGCTCTCAGGTCTCCACGATTATTAAACTTTGATAGATAGTGCATCAATTTCTCTCCTTTGGCCCATATTCAACTATAGTAAATTCCTCTTTAACTCTATCAATCAAATATTCCCTTGAATTCCAACCCAGTTCATACCAGTCTATATCCGTTAGATAATTTCTTGTTGTTGTATAATTACGTTCAGCATCACGTTTTGCTTCTTTTGTAATTACACCATTTGCAGCACCCGTAGAAGTATATACAAGTTTTCTTCCATCGCCCTCATAAGGGACACCGTTTTTATAAATCACATAAACTGTTTCATCTACAATTTTCAACGACATTTATGGTCTCCTTTTCTTTACGAAATCCAACTTTTATCAAATCATATGTATTATGTATTTTGAAGATATGCAACGCTCAATCCTTTTTTCTTTAGTTTGGTAATCGTTCTAATATCATCTGCCCTACTCACAAATTTCTCGTTATTCTTTCGTTTGCTTTCTTCTTCGAGTGGAAATGTGTTGGTTATGCCCGAAACGATATCTTTTGCCAATTTCATAACCAAGGACAATCTTGTATTTTGCAAAACAAAATGTTCCATAAAACCACCTACATTTACAACTCCGCATAGAGAGAAATCTCCTACTTCAATCAAATCTTTCCCAACACCAGCTCCAGGCTTGAGACTTCCTTTGATCAACGATATATTTCCAACATCTGTAGAGTTTCCAAGAGAAGCATCAATGGCTATAACAACCTTGTTATTCGGTAGGTTATTTATCGTTTCATTTAGGTTTACTGCATGTACTGGACTATCGACTGTCCCATATACATTCTTATATCCTAGCCCTTCTAGATAACTGCCAACTAATGGCCCCAATGAATCTCCAGTGGACCTATCCGTTCCGATACAAACGAACACGATATCATTAACTTTTAGTGCATTTGGTATCATGGCTCTCATTGCTGTTATAAGTTCGTTCTTGTTTGCAATACCTCTTACCTTGAATCCTCTATAGGCTGATTCGTTCGTTAACGCCTTATTGTTCTTTTTCATTTCCTGCTTCCCTTCATATGTATTATATATTTTCATTTGGAGTCACATCATCACAATGCAACTCCGCTTTATTACCAACATAAGAATCCACACTTTCTAGTCCGATCACTGGTGTAATTTATCTATATATATTTATGTATTATTCATAGTAGTTAACATCACATAACATTTGAAATCCATATGCATCTTTACCTTCGTCGTCTACAATATACATTTCCCCTTCGTCACCATATATCTGAGGGCTTCCGTATGATCTCTTTATCTCATACAGTCCTCCAATTGTTAATTTACTCCCCCATTTATTGCTCCATATTTCAATGTACCTTGCTGCATTTTCGTCTTCGGTAAGCTTCAAATCAGATGCTTTGATCTCAGTAATAGACAAGATAATCATCCCTCTCTCATGTCATATTCTTATTATATTTATTTATTAAATGAATGTCAATGGTTTCTTGATATATATTTATTTATTAAATACACCCGGCTGAAGATTGCGTAAAATCTTTATTTTATGAAGAAACGATGTACAAAAAACCCTTATTTATCAAGGGTTTTGAAAGGCGACACATTTTCATTTAGTTCTTTATATATCCTTTTGAACTCCTGCATCTCTTCGCGCATTTGTTCGTATTGTTCTACAGACTCATATTCTCGATAAACTTTACCAACCAACCTTTCATTTGTGGATGTGGTGTCTTCACTTCCACATCTAGGACAGTAGACATATTCAGGAACATCTAAACATTCAATACCAAAATGACATTCACAATTCTCACAATAGAAACAACTTTGACCATGACCATGTGAGCAAAATGACATACCGATTCACCTCCTTAAATTAAATTCGCACAGCACTGGCGCGGGTTTCAGACTAGTATATCTGTTTTCTTTTTGAACTATAATATATAGTAAGGTCATAAAACGAAGGGAGTGAGAAACTATGATGCCACACGAATATTTTGTTGAAGATGTAAGTAAGAGCAACAATGAATGGAAAATTTGCCGCAGCTCTGATCTTCACTTTTCGGTAGAAACTTTTGATACTCAAAGTTTAGCCTTAGAGGCAAGAGCTTCCGGTAAGTTCACAATTTTAGAGTACTGATATGGGAGGCTTATGCCTCCTTTTTTAATATAATCTATGATGCTGTTGTTGTAATGAATATTGATGCAACTCAAAGAAATCAACGCAGAATTTTATATATGTTTCTTTCTCTTTATTTGATGCAATTAGTTCTTCTGGATCAAATGAGTGTCTATCATACCTAGCGTTAATTTCCTTCAACTTATCTTTCTCTTGTTCCATTTTGTTATTAATTTTATCAATCAAACTCTTGTTGAACAAGAGATGTATCGAATCATCAATAAATTGAAAAATAGATTTAGCTCTAAGTTTTTTATTTTTGAGGTAAAAATTGTACACATATCTGTATGGGTGATCCAATACTGACTCCCATTTTTGAATGCGTTCATTTACTAAGGCCATTTCTTTATTTTTCTCATCTGACAGTCTTTGATGTTCTTTCATAATGTCGTCTTCTGAACTCGGCTTGTCTCTGATTCCATACCATTGTTCAAAGATATTAAACTGTGCAATCTCAACATCTTCATTGTAAATTGCAAAAATTGATGTTTGTGATTTTGAGCGTGGGCTAATGGTTAAATTATACGGACAGTTATTTGAAAAATATGAATTCATTAGATTAGCCATATATTCACGGAACTTACCATTGTCATAACCAAGAGTAATGTATAGTGATGCTCTGTCATTCTTGAGTACTTTATCGGTTGACGTAAATAATAGTACTGGAGACTTAGTTGCAGCCTCTACAAAGTTAATCTGAGTAGTCAATTCGTCAATTGCATCTTGTATTTTAACTTTAAACTGATTAAATATTATCCCCACCTCTTTCTTAATTCATGTTCCCATCCCATTTTTCAAATGATTCAATTTCTTGTTGCATTGTTTTCTTTGTGTTGTTTCTTTTTTCTAATTGAAATTCATATTCTAGTACAAGATAGTTAGCCATTTCAACAAAATTATAATTCCAGTCTTCTCCAAACAACTGTATACTAGCCACTCTTTTCATTCTTTTAAATCCATAAAAATTCTTCTTTTTATATAAACGAAATGAAAAATATCTTGCATCAAATGTACTCTCATCAAACTTGACTAAATATTGTTCCTTATCAGATGTTACAGGAAATTTACTTGACAATTTAATCGTCCTCTCTTTTAATAAAACCTGTAATTTATCTTAATTATGTATCTTAAATTTGCATTCAGAATAAAACTTCTTAAAAAATTCTTCTCCCAAATCAGTCGGACTATCTTTATCCTTAAATAGCCCTACATTATCCCACAGTGCATATACGTTTCTCGTCTTACCAAATTTGACACCTTGCTTTTTCACTGCATCAATTGATTTATCTTTATCTAAAGCTATAACCGTACTTATTTCATTGCCAAGTCCCTTAATCATATTTACTTGCCACTCGCTCAAGTCATCGCCACTTATAGCTACACAATTCCGAAAACCATATTGACTACTCAGCCAGCATGTTTTTTCTGCTTCGTATATAATCACCTCCTTGGATTCAAGGATGTAAAATAATGCACGATGCCAATTGTATAGCTCAATCATTTTGTTGAAATTGATGAGATACAGAAACTTATAAATATCCAGCTCTTCATAATTTTCAAATATTGTTCTGCCTTTTACGGAAACAATCTCCCCGAAACTATTATGAATCGGGAAGATAATTCTTTGACTCTTGATATCATAACCGATCTGGAATTCTACCTGTGTTTGATATTCAATACCCTCATCGATATATGACTTGTGCGGCAGCATAATAAATTGATTCAATACTTCATCTTCATAAATTTGATTCTCTACATTTTCAAGATTACGTTTCTTTTTTCTCTGTTTTTTGACCTCTCTAAGCCATTTAAGATGATCATTGGTGGGCAATGGGGTGTGCGATCCATTTAGGAACTCTGCATACCCCAATTTTTCACATATCCATCGTTTAGCTTTAGGAAGGTCATTGCGTCTTTCTTCGTCCGAATACTTGTCAAACACTATGTATGATACTAATCCATAAATGTCTATATCTGATTCACCCAGGGTTCTGATACGACTAGACAGTGACTCATTAAGATAAACTTGAACAGATCGTTTATTTGGAGACTCAAACTTAGATGGCAATTGCGCTTCATATCGGTTATTCTTTTTATCAACATGCTCACAACTCATCAGTTCAAGAAGTTCTCCTACTTTACCATCCTCCAGAATCTTATCTTTAATTAATTTTAGATCATTATTGCTCATTTAGGCTCCCCCATAGGAGTATTTGCGTCTATTTATTAAAATTGAGAATTCGATTTTTTGCCCATCTGACTATATGCGACCTCTTTAAATGAATTTATACCATAGTTTACTTCATAGATAATTTGTTCAGATGTATCACCTGAGCGATTTTTATTAATAAATAAGATTAGATACGTTTTTTCAGGATCAAGTTTATATTCTTCTTTTTTCCACTTACCATCAAACTCATCAATTTTCCAGTTATATGTAAACAATGCTTCTTTTCGTCCTGGAAACTCATCCGCGAATATCAATCTACCCATTAGAACCGTTGAAGCAACCTCAACAATTTCTAGTGATTTACCAATTGCGCTCATATCAAGGTAACGATATTCTTTACCAATCTTCAATTGCACAGTTGCAAGCATACCTACATTGTTGGCTTCTGCCTTTATACAGTCAAAAATAGCTTGAGCATCATTGCTGAATGCCTCCCATCGAGCCATATCAGCCGATGAGGAAGCTTTAAATGTATCTAATCCGGCATATCCATACCCGAGTGGTCTCATCATCTGTATGCGGCTTATAACGTCTTCTGCACGGTATTTCTTTAGGTCATAAAACTTAATAATATCCTTGGGCTTCTTCTCGACCCATTCTTTTGCTGCATTCAATTTATCAATTGTCTTTTGATCAAAATTCCCCTCGATCAACTTTTCTCGATTGACTGGTTTGTGTAAAATTTTAGATGAAATTGTTGCGAGCATGAGGTTTCTGGCCTTCCAAACATTTTCTTCGTTCGCATACATCATGCCTTTTTCATCGTTTTCAAGTAATGCCATTATAAATTTTTCCATAAAAATTGAACTTTTCCCGATGCCCGAACTGAGGATTAAGTAGATTAACTCTCCCTTTCTCCAGCCCTTAATCTTTTTACTCAATCTTGGAGAATCATGAAGAGGCAATCCCATCGCTTCTCCTTCATTCATTTTATCAATAGCAGTTCCAAGATCATCAATTAGGTTGTATTCGACCACTTCACCGCAATTGATGTGTGAGAAGATGGAACTTGTTTTGAATTGGAAGAATGATTGCATTTGCTTCAGAGTCATTTTTGTTAGTTTAATGACTAACTCCTTATTTGTAACATCAATTAAACTTTCGCTCTGAAACTTTCGTAAACTTTCATACTTCTGAATTTCAGAAAAATGATACTCATCATTTCCTTTATCTCTTCTGCATTCCTCTTTAATTTCTTCGATGGAATTGTAACCGCCATATTGATTATAATACTCAAAGTAAGACTTCTTCCCTGTTTCGATTGGGCGCGATGTTAAAAATGAATAAGCGGTAGTATCATCCAGCGTTCTGATTCCGTTTTGGTACATTTCTTTACCGATATAATAGAAAAACCACCATATAGGTTCAGTAAAAGTATCCTTGCTAATCTCATGATTTCTATATTTTTCATAAAGGGCTGGAGAACTCCACAAATACCCGACAAACAAAGATTCATGTATCTTGGATGGTGTTACAAATTCGTCTATGTAGTTGATAAATAATTCCCCCTATAGAAAAGCGCTGATATCTAATTCATCTGACTTATTATTTTTACTTTTTAATTTTTCTGTATCCAAACTCATATCCTGATTAGAAACCTTAGTCCTTTCAAGATGTTCTTGATGGTATTCCCTCTTTTTTCGTCTTGCGAAAGCATCATTCAGTTTATCAATCATAATACTGATTCCGTAATTGATGGCTTTAGTATCATTACTACCATCTAGCTTATTAACAATACACCATTTGATACTATCTTCGGCTAGCTTGTAGGCTTCCAGCATCAGTAGGAAATCCGCACCTGTACGCCATTTTCTTTCCCGTTTACCATTCTTAGTATCGAATCCTGCTCTCAGATCCTTTAGTCTTGTAATGTTCCCTTTTGGTAGAACAATAATATCGTGCAGCTTGATTATGTATTGGTATAAATCGTCCCATTGTTGATTTTCAATCCTTGTCGCTTCTTTGTCTCGCTTCCACTTATCATGGCAGTATTCAACGTGATAATATCTTTTATCTTCTTGGATCATATTTTCTTTGTGTCCGCGTTGCTCACAGATAGGACATTTGACAAGTGCCAATTTAATTCACTCCTTTCTCTACATTTGATCTTGCACAATACACTTCATCTGTTTAGCAATGTCTCGTATTTTCTCCCTGTTGATTCTTGGAGTAGATAACTCTCGAAGTAAAAGATTAATATCATCATCTAAAACATCAAAAGCTATTTTATTATCTTCTAACTCAGATTCATAACTCAATAAATCACTATCTGCTCGAATTTGCTCTCTATCTGCTGACTTGCACAATTCCTCTACAAGTTGAGCAATTTCATATCCTATGTGTTGTTTGATGAGTTTGACAAGATCATTATTATCCGCGATAATCTCAAGTGAATTGTCAGGTAAATAAACTATAGACATATTAATACCTCTATGTATTTTTATTTTTATTATTCAGGCCAATTAAACGTCTGTACTTTCTGAATCTCTGCAAAGCCCACCTCAACTGCAACTTTGTGTTTCTTGTAATGTTCTACGGCATCATCATAGGCTTCTTTTACTTCCTCATAGTCGCTATAGCATCCAAACACTTTCGTTCCATCTTCAAAATTATGAAATAGAATATAATCCATTTATCTCTTCCCTTCTTCATGTGAGATGATTTTTAGTAATTCTTCAAACGTTTCATCCTCTTGCTCATAAAGAGTGAGGTTTTCGATAAACGTTTCTTCTACGTGATCAAGAACTTGTTTGAATGAATCAGTCATATCTTGGATGTCGAAATTATCATCTATAACTTCAACATCAAGCACTAATACAATCTTTTTGCTCATATATTCACTACCTTTCTAATGATATTTATATTTATTCAGTAATACCCGCAATCTTTTCACCCAACACAAAACATGCTACCGCGATGCCTATTCTAAATCCTCTCTTTTCGTCCACATTAAAACTATATTCCCTTTGAGAGTGATCTAAATAACCATTATGACATTCGAGCAACGTTTCTTGTGGAGTCTTAATTACTTCATATCCCACATAAAGAGCTTTGATTACCTCGTCTACGCTTAACTGGTTCAGACATTCAACATTTATTAATTCAGACCAATTTTGGTTAAGCCAAAAATTATTAGCTGACGCATGTTTCCTAACAATATCTTCGCTGCTATAAATATTTAAAATATAAAGCAGGACCTCTTTTTGCTCCTGTGTGATCACAACTTTACTCACAACAACATCTCCTTTTCATATTTTGATAAAATACCTCTTTCATGAGGAAATGTGGTCTAAAAAAGCCTTATAAGTCAAGGGTTTTTGAATCAAATAACCAACTATTTGTTCGAGCGTGCTTATTTTTATGTTCATATTTCTTATGAAGTATAAATTCTTCATCATAAAGTTCTTCCCATTCTTCTATTAACTCATCCACCCAATTTTCCACTTCTTTGTCTTTATCTTCAAACTCTCTTGGGCACTCTCTGTGTCCATCATATGTAATCGTGAAAGATATTTGTTCTCTCCAAAACTCCTTGTAGCTCTCTTGCATTACTACATGCTGCTGGATTGTTAGAATATCTTCATACTCATCATATTCCCAACAACTTGATCGAACCGAAGTGTAATTGAAAAACACCATAACCAAGCAGTCATTTAATCCATCAGGAAGAAGTTCTTCCTCTAGGTTCATATCTCCCCATTGAAGGCAATGCTGGAGTCTGTTATCGTGACTATTATGGTCAACCACATACGATTTTGTTCCATTTTCGTTTACTACTAAAATTGCATATCCATCTATTTTCATACGCTCTCCTTCCTAAGTTTCTTTGTAAAATGAGGGATTCATTCGGTTATTCAATTACTGTGTCTGGAGCAACGATACTCTGTATCATGTAAACAGAGTTGATATAGAATTGAGCAAATTCTTCCGTTGCAAAAACACCATGTTTTCTTTCGGGTGTCAAATACTCAGGATCTTCATTTTCTAGTGTTTTTTCAAAATCAATATAAAACTCAACCACCTCATATTCTCCATTACTTGTCAACCTGTAAACTAATGCCCACGTATGATTTCTATGTGGCATAAAGTCAGATACCGATTTCCACATTTCCGACAATTCATCAAGTTCTTCTTTGTCTAAGATTCTTTGATTCTTCATGTTTACTCCTTTCTAAAATTCATTTTCCACAACGCCAAATCCAAGTTCATATGCTTCGTCTTTAGCAAATCCACCGTCAAGATGCATACAATACATGCTGTCTCTGTGCATTGGCTCAATTAGTTCTGCCAATTGGTTCTCTATGTATTTACTTAGTATCATTTATTCTCTCCTTTCTTAATAAAGTGAGGTTAATATCTTTTACGTCCGCAAAATTGTTGAAAATCTCATGTAGATTCTCTGTCGCCATTTCATCCCATATTTGGAATAATATATTTTCAATTTCTTCTTTGGTTTCAGACAACCTATTGAAGCGGTATTCATGAAATAGTTTTGATAACAACTCCTTTTTATTCCCCAATTTTGCTTGGAAGACTTCGGGGCTGAAATTGTATATTTCTTTGATCACATTTATACCTCCTTATATTTACTTTTCATAAAACAGAACTTTCATGTGCTTATTACTCTATATATCCAATCTTCTCAACCTGTTCTTTTTATAAATCCTGCTGCCAACAAAAAACATTTGAATTCATCAATTAAAAAATCAAGTGTACCCCTTCTTCCAAAACTGCTTCAGTACAAGTTTTTGTGGTGCGACTTTCTTGCTCAAATTAATCAGTATATGCAAAATCAGTTTTAATCATTAAATATTATCCTTTTAATGTATTATTCACCCTTATGAAATCGGGCTTTCATGCACTTTGGTGATCAAAAAACCCAGTGTTTATAAGGATTTTCTAAACCTCCTCCCTCATTATTCAGGCAGCTCAACTACCGTATAGATAAAACGTGTTCTCTTATCAAGTCCGTCAGCCGCTCTTTCTGCCATTCTACGAGTACGGTATATTTTAGCGTCCGTATCACCTAATGCTGTCACTGGATAGATTTCTCGTTCACATTGATATGTTCCACCAGCGTAAAAATCTGCATGTGGGTTTCCAACATCTCGGATCACTATCACAAACGCCATTTTTTCACTTCCCTTTCTTGTGGATTTAAATTTCATTTATTCAATCTGGCAAAAGATTAAATATTTGCTTATGATAAACGGACATTCTAAACAACTCTTCATGGCAATCTGAGCAATCAACCACAAGATCCTTTTCAATTCCTCCACTATCCAATTCTTTGCCTGCTGCAAAAACAACTGCAATATGCTTATGTTCACACTTCAACCAGTCACCAACTTTCTGATCAAATCAAGCTTTTATCAAGCTTTTAGTGGATCATCTGCATCCACTCTGATGCAATTGGGCTTGTAAAAACCTTTTTCTTCAATTAAGAAATTCTCAAGTTTTTCGATGCTTGACATATAATTCGATTCTTTTATAAATCCTGCTAATTCTTCCCTGGAGAATACCTTTTCATGAGCCAAAGGCTCTCCTGTTTCTTCTTCCCATGCTTCGCGCCACCAAAATTGATAAAGCTGCATTTTTATATCTCCTTTGTCTTTAAAAGTAAACATTTATCAAGATTTTAACAATGACTTGGCATATGACAGGCTCTCGACTACATTCCCTGCCTTTTCTCCTGCTAGTACTTTTTCAAATTGATCAACTATCCAATTAAGGGCTTCCTTGTACTCCTCAATAGTTGGAACCTTTGATTCCATGGTCTCCCCCCCCTTCCCCTTACTCTACCTTCTTTAAGGATTCACTCTTAATCCAATCAAACAACATTCTAGTATCCTTAAATGTACATTCTTCGAGAAACTGTTCTACCTCAACTTCAGACAAAATACTATCCAGGTAGGCTCTAATCTGCTTAGGATCAACATAGAAACTAAACTCACCAAATTGATTGTATGTAGTCAATTGAATTAGGTTGTCTTTCATGATTGAAATCTCTCCATTCAAATTGGAATAATTTACACCACCATAATACTTCATTTGACTCAAAGTATCTTGCGGTAAAATATTCCTGTTGGATGGAGAGAGTAATTAAAATTGGTTAATCTACTTTTAACAAGAAAGATTCTTCCCCTGGCTCACCAATAATTTGACAACCAACTCTCCGATAAAATTCTATAAGTTCTTCATGTGTTAATACTGATTTCTCTTCTTCGATTTTTCCTGTTATTTGTTCAATTAGTTGTGTCTGCATATGTTTTTCTCTTGTCAGAATAATTTCATTGCAGATTTTAGCTACCTCTCGTAAAGAGCGTATCAAAACTCTTCCGTGTCCTTTTCTATAAATTTGTGCCATTACATTGTGTACATATAACTGTTTTATTGGACCTTGATAATGCACCGAAGAAAACGAAGTCTTATTATTGATGGTGGGGTAGATATCCAAACGTAAGCTATGATTATTTTTCACAATATCACTAAGATTGGCAACAACTAATATACCTTCTCCATCACTATCTTTTTTCCTTGCAATATACATCCCTTGTTGTCCATTATACTTACTTTTCACTTCTCGCTCTAAGTCTGTTTTTGCTTGAAATTGATGTATTTCTTTAAATGCATCTTTTGTCTTAAACCATTTCTTAAAAAACATAAATTAACACCCTCCCCGAAATTAATGAAAGAAAGAATTTATAAAGAAGTTGTCTTTATGACTGCTCTAAAAGTTTTCTTGTTTACAGATATATCTCTATCTGCCACAAAATTATTCATTAACCTTTGTGCCTGTATTGACTTTGATGGAGTGTCAAATCCAGTTTCTTTTAAAATTTCACGGAATTTTGATTTTAAATCAGTATCATCATGATCTGTGTTATTTAGGAATGAGTAAGCAATATCATCATCTTTTGGTATATATGCCTGTGATTCTTTTTTAATCGAATCTACTGTATAAAATCCAATCTCCCCATTTTTATTTAGACCTCCTAATGCCATCATAACTTTCATGCCCTTTTCTTCCAACTTAACTTGTTTGAAAACTTCAAGTAAAACATTGATTGCACCGGAATAGTCTTTGTCAATGAACACTAACTCATTAATGTCACGAACAACCATTTCACATGCCTCAAGTGTTCCTGCATAAGCTATAAATGAATTATTATCACACATATACTTTTGGTATTCTTCATCAATAATCTTATGGTCTGACCCGGTAACCCTCCCATCACTCATTACATTTAAAAAATTCTCCCTTGCTACAATTGACACGAAACTCATATTTTCCCCTCCAATATAATCAGATGAAATGTATGTTTCATCTTGACTCTGTTTACATTAACAGTCCAGTTTGCTTTTTAAGTTACTAAGGCTCCGATCTTTTTCTCCAGTCTCCAGGTCAGTAAACCATGAAGTAGTTAGGTTAAACTTGTATCTCCCGTTTACTATAACATTCCTTTTATTCGGCTCATCTAAATCTGTCTCAACTACAGTAAATCCGCACTCTCTCATCTGTCTTAATAAACTTTTATCAAAGCTACTATAATTCTTTATCATCTCTAACATCTCCATTCTCAATTTTGAATTGTGTTTGTTACCCTCATATTCCAAATTTATATCGCCTTTTTTGTGGAATATTTGCAATATCTTTAATTAGTCTTGAGATTCACTTAAATAAACAAATAAAGATACAATGTTCTTTGAGACTTGTCTGGCTTCTTCATTTGAAAGATCGAAGATTTGCCCCTTTCTCATTTTTTCATCTTCAATGGGCTTAATTATTGTCTTGAATAATGTCTTTGCCCTTTCATCTTGAAATTCATTTTCATTCAAGGCCAGAATGTGAGACATGTAGACATTCTCTAAACGGGACAAAATAACGCCCTCTCCACTTGCTAGTGATTCAACAGCCAGATACAGTCTTTCCCACGCTGAATGCTTATTCATAAAATCGTACCCCTAAATAGTATAGTAAACTCAAACCCAGTTAATGAAATGCCACTTTCATAATCCCGATTTAACCTCATCTATAGTCTTCTTGAGATTAAGTAGTCCTTCTTTGGTAACATGAGGAAGTAGCTCTTGTAGCTCATCGGACAGGAATTGAATATACTCCTCAAAATTACCATTAAGGAAATAAAGGTCCTCTTTGATAACTTCAACTAATTTATCTTTTTTCATAATTCATCGTCCTCATCAAAATTAAATGAATCAGAATTCAAAAACCTCATCTCTTCCAAAGCTTCCTCAATTGTGAAATGAAAACTATTTGCCTCATCGGGAATAACATTTGTTTCAGCATCAAATACACAGAATCCTTCAACTATATCTACCGCTCTAGGATCAATTTCATATGCTAGAACATCTCTGGCTTTACCCTCATTTAAGTATGAGTTAAGAAACTCTCCCTTGGCATTAACAGTCGCATAAACCTGTCTAATCGTTAGTTTCATCTCAATCTCTCCTTTTAAGTTTGAATGCAAATTCAAACTTTCGCATTCAATAGATCGAATCCTTTGTTTTTCTCTTCGATGATAACAAGGTTCTCAATTAGTTTGCGAATACATGGATCAGACAGACTTTCTTGCAAATATTCTCTTCCATTCAACTTGAACCCATTTATTTTCATGATCTCTAGGTGTATTTGATAGCCTATTTTTATGTAATTTTCAAACTGTGACTTCATTCTTATGTTTGTCATTTGACTTGGCCCTGGCTTCAAGTATCCTTTTATTCTTCGAACTACATTATCTGTCTCACCTATATAAAGAGAGATAATATTATTTAACTCATCATAAATCACCCATCTGTACACAGCGCCGACTTTATGTGAAGTGTTCAAACTGGTATTAAGATTTGCTGGATATCGATATCTATTTTCTCCATTAATTACAGGGACCCAATCAAAATCCAGTTCTACCTTATACAAGGTCTCACACCTCCATTAAATATTCAAAATACAGGTCATAGTCTGCAAGTGTGTTATAGAGCAGCCTAGCCTCTTGTAGATTACTTACTTCTACTTTAAATGGTTTTGCTCCGATTTGTGGATAGTGGATGATTCTTAGTTTTTTATTTGACATTGTTTTAATCTCCTTGTGGTTAAATTTTGCTTTATGAATTTTTTATAGTCTGATCTTAGCCATTCATATATCCTTATGTATCTTATTCTAGAATAAATTTGATTGTCTTTATTATACCAATTATTAAAACTCAATGTTGATTTTGCGCTATTACACTCTCGGCAACTTGGGACACAATTAGATAAATTATTCTTCCCGTTCAATACCACATGTTCTTTGTGTAAATCTTGTTTATGTTTTGAAAAATGTTCTTCCCATGTTGTCCCACAATAAGCACAAGCACATTTAAAATAATTCAAGCAATCTTTCCACTCTTCAATATCTATCTCATGATTTTTATTATTATATCTATTAATATGATATTCTTTAAATTTTTCAGGATTATTTCTATAATAATGCTTTGAGTATCCCTCTATTTGTTTTTGTCTATTATGTTCTCTTCTTTTTACTCAAACCCCTATTTCGAACTCAGTATATCCACTATCAAGCAAGAACTTAGTCATGCTTGCCTTATTGGGCGTTGTCACAATCGTAGTACAAGGCTTTTCAGATCCAAGCCAAGCTACAACTTTGTTTGAGGAGTTGTAGAAGCATGCTTCATACATAGTCCTATATAGAGCCTTGCGTCCAGGTGAAGTTTTTGAAATTCCGGCAAAGTATCTACCTTTCTTCACTAAAATCAACTCTCCAAGGTTACTTTCGCTTCCAAGAAAAGATATCTTGTTCTCCATCTCATCCTCCAGTAAATCCATTTTTGATTTAAAGACGTACTTACTCTATTTGCCATCAGTTACACGATTCTGTGTAATCATGGGAGTCATTTGATTGAGTTGGTCTAACTTCTCCGTTCGCCAGCTTTTTCCGTACACTCTTAAGTCTCTCAAATCCCGATCTCTCATTCTCTGATGGAAAAACTCTTTTGGTATATCCATCATCACTGAATTAAGGCAATAATCTATAGGAAATTGGGCAACCAGTCTACCTTCCCAAAGCTCGTTTAACGTGTAATCCTCGAAAAAAGTACACGCATCATCACGCCACACAAATATCCTTGTAGTATCCTTAGCTCTAAAGCTATCTACATGTAGAGAACCATACTCCTCCCTATCAAGACGAACTAAGGATATTTTCTCTCTCCAGTGTTGAGGTATCCTTGCTCTTATGCCATCGTTACGACTAGAAGTTCCTATGTAAACTTGACAATACTCATCCAAGACCATAACATAGTGCCCGTAAATACCAGCCACAGAATTAAGATCTTTAATTTCATAAAATTTATTTGAGCTTACGAACTTATCTAGTTCTTCATTAAATTTGTCTCTGGACAATGACTTGAAGTCGTTCATATTAAGATTGAATCGTGCCATGACACTATCCAACTTGAGTTTTACTTCTTCTGACAAAATGGCATCATCTTTATCAATTTTTCTCACATAATTGTCGGCGGTTAATTTTAATTCGCCCTCTCTATTGCGTATATTAACCCCGAAATGTGTTATCATAATCACACCCCATTTCCTTATGAAAGATTGTTTTTATCTGGTTTTAACAAACAATGATTCTGTCATTAAAATACACACCAATTTCTTTATCCTCAAACTCTAGAGTAATGTTACCCACCTTGTCATCAATCTCTATAACTAATCCTTCTTTGTTTGCCCAATGACCCATAATTGGTTTTGCAGTTACTCCCATACCAATCACTCGACCATTATAATCACGCAATGACATCTTATCATCTCCCCACGAAAGGCTAATTTCATTTAAATTTACTAAGCCACTCCTCGATTCTTATAATTCTATCCTCATTATATATCTCTTGGTGTTCAGTGTACCACTCATAAAAGTCTCTTTCTCCTTTGCTGCTATTACAGCTTACACATGCAGGAACACAGTTCGTTATATCGTTTGGTCCATCATCAATAAAGTGTTCGCGGTGTAATTTTTTCTTGTGCTTTGTTCGATGGTCTTCTTCGCTCATTCCGCAATAAGCACAGGCCCAGTCAAAAAAATCTTTGCATTCAAATAACTCTTCGTCTGTTATCGTATGTATTTTTGTTTTACCATTGTTTGCGTAAATTTTTATTTTCTCATTATTTTTATAATACCAATCATTAAGATAGCCATCGTCTCTATACTTCTGTCCAGCAATCTTTCTTCGCTCTCTATTTTCTGGCTTTTTCATACTTTTAAGCTGTGAAACTAAATGTCTATCTGGGTTTTCTTTAATCCATTTTGATGACTTCGCAATTGTACATTTCTTACATTCGGGATGATAATAAATGTATTTCCCTTTTTTTCTGGAATAATTGTTTTGAGAATAAAATTCAGTTAACTCTTTCTCTTCATTACATAACTTGCATATTTTCATTAATTAAATTCACCTTTCTATATTTTTTAAATGAAAGAATTGTTTCGTCTAATTACAATACTCGTAGTTTGATACATCGCAATATCCTAATGTTAAAGCTTGAAAATATAATTCATCCGCCTTAACACCATCGCCAATGTCTACGGAGTAAACTCCATTGGAATTTGTAAATAATATCAAACTACTACCCTCTCTATGTGTTGCCTTAGTACAAAAATATATTTTATCATTAAATCGAACTCTCATCTCTTGCCGCACCTCACACAAAATTATTGTTTTACCTACATTCATCCAACTACAACCAGCTTCCCGTCTGTATACACAACGATCACTTGCATTACACCATTGCTCCAATATTGATATACATATCCATCAGCCATTACTCCTTCACGACCAAAGAACTTCAGTTCACCTGACTTCTTTAAATCCTGAATGGCTTCATCAAAACTGGAATACTTTTTTGATTTCAAAAGCATCTCCTCCACCATTATAATATTCCACAAACCATATGTATTTTCCTGCTGCTTACCATCAATCGTATCTTCTTCTCACTTATTATTTTAATATATTTATTAATTAAATGCAAGCACTTTATATTTATTTACTCAAAATAACCGCCTATAATTAGACGGTCTGAATTGATCGTGATGTTTATGTGTCTATTCTGTTTTATCATACGTAAATGCGTCACGAGTTGCAGTAAGTAATTTGTATTTTCCCTGGTATTCATTATCAAGATAATACTCAAACTCTTGGCCTTCAAATGGAATCAATAAATTGTGGCTTGGAATATCACCATAATTGCGCACATGTTGCTCACCGTTTGGCAATTCAAAGCAGGTGATAATTTTATTACCTTGGGAATTAGTCTTCATATGTATACGGAATTCAAAATCTGTTTTGGGTGGAAAGTTATATACGTTGTCTTTGGATTGTTTCATCGATTGACTTATCTTCTTCATTATTTTTACTCCTCTGCAAGATAGGCAAACTTTTTAGTTTTATCATTAAAACAATTGTAAATATCGCAGCTCAAATGATAATCATCATGTTTAAAGTTTTCGACTTTTGATTGTCGCGGAACAGAATTTCCAATCATCTCACCAATAACCGAATTTCTGACCACTGTTTCTGTATTTTTGACTTCACTCACGTATGATTCCCAGTTATCAATTTCAATCACTCTTGATTGAAAATCCCAGATTTGATCATTATCATCAAAAGAGATATTTGTTTCAATTACTTTTGCCACTATACTTTACTCCCTTCTTTTCTTCTTAAAAGCCCAATTTCATCGGGTGATTGATTCATTAATTTGATCAAACTCATTCCATTTAGCCCAATAATCCCAATCGTAACCTTCTTGTCTCGGGGTTGAGATATTCATTTTTTCCTCATCAATGACAACTTCAGCTCTTTTTAATACCTCGTAATCCTCGAAGTCATCTTCGCTATAAACTAATTCAACATAAGAATCCTCAGTCACGCCATCTCCCATTTCTCTATCCTTTGTCAATTCATATTGTCCTAAAGCAATATTCAAATCATTAACTTCCTCACCACTCCACGAATGTGTATCAACTCTATATTTTTTCATTATAAACTCCTCCATATATTTATATTTACTTAAATAAAGACTATCTCATTACTTTCAAAGCATGGCTCACTTCCATTGAATAAACTTTCTCCGAATACATTCATTAATTCCCACAACTCAAACTTATATGTATCGCTTGTATGCTCTGAATATTTTATATAACCGCAAGTCTCGTAGAGGTCATCGAGTACTTTAAGTCCTCTTTTTGTTAATTTGACTTGCACTTTATCATTGACATTGCATTTCCGCATTTTCTTTTCTTCCTTTCTTGTAAAATGTTCATTTCATCAAGACTAATACTTTTTTCTTGTGAGTACGGTAGCAATCATTTCATCTAGAGTTAATTTCGTTTCAATCTGTTGATTACTAATATTAAGCCCCTCATCAAACTTCTGGTTAAGTGTTGCTACATCGAAAATCTCAATCTTCTTTTCTAGATTCCATCTACCTTGAACCTTTAGATTTTCCTCAATTCTTTCGATCCCATATCTATTAATTAAACGAACAAATTCTTCATAAGGCATATTTCCTTTTGCATGATTACAACTTCTACAGGCGCAGACCACATTGGTTTTGGAATCTGTACCTCCTTGTGATTTGGGTATTTTATGATCAACCGTTTCTCCATAGCCTCCGCAATAATGACATCTGTGATGAGCTTCTTCTCTGATTTTCCTGTATCCCACTTCCCTCGATTTTTTTCTCTGTCTAACCATCATATAAATCGAATCAGATGAATGTACAATAGCATTTCCCTCTAAAACCAACTCTTTTGCCCGATCATATGTAATCAAAGAAAACGATTCTGTATTTCTTTTAATACATTTTATATATTCTTCATTCCTGTTTAGATAATCAAGCCCCAAATCAATCTTGGAGTATTCCTCTATTCTTTTCATGGTTTCGATTCTCTTACAATTTTGACATACATTTCCGTCAGATATTTTCTTTGCCTCGTTGCAACTTATGCAAATAGTCTTTTTGCTCATTATGTATGTCCTCCTTTAGTTAAAAGATCTATTCTATCTTATTCAGAATAGAAGTAGATTTATAACTGGGAGTTTAATTTTCATTTAAGTTTTTATTCACTTACCCACGCTTTCCAGTATTCATCTATAGCATCACTGTATTGATATCCAAATTCTCTTAGTTCGCAACACTCACCCCAATTTAAATCATCATTTTTCCACTTTTGCAGCAATGATATGAAGTGGTCAATTTTCTCACTATTCACTATTTCACTCTCCCATTCACTATTGCTTGATCAACTTCGCTTTGCATACAGTATCTAATCAATCCAGAATTAAATGATTTCTGTAGTTCTCTTTGATTCCATTCTCCAACCGATAAATCATTGACCGTGTTAATAGGATCTATTCTTGCACATATGTATCCTTGGTTAACAACATCTTTTACAGGTTTTGGTTTATTTTTAAAAGGCCACATTTAGATTACCCTTTCCAATTTACTTTATTAACTAAGATCATCATTTTTTCTGGTAGATACATCGAGTAACTAACAGAAATTGCTCCATATTTAGTCATGACATAGTGGCAATTATCCATTTCGGGAAACGAAGTTACAATCATTGTGTTTTCAATTTTGTTTCCTTTTAATATAAAATTATCAATATCTTCATAATCAAACGGAACTATTGTTGGCTCTAATGCTTTAGTCAATACGTCAATGACTTTCTTTGTAGAGTCATTATCTTTATTTTCTTTAATTTCAATACTTTTAATTAAAAGAGACACACATTCTTCATGCCCTGTAACCCACTTATCATCTACTCTAACAAGTAAATTCCGAGCAAGTGGAACATCTCCTCCACAAATTTTACATCTTTCCATTTTAATAATCCTCCCAAAGTAAAAATTCAATCAGTCCTAGTAATAGACATATAGTAACAATAACCTTAATTACTCTTATGAACTCTAAACAATCTGCCATGTGCCATATGATCTATGACCAACAATTTTCTTACAGTGTTTGCAAGTCACTTTCGTTTCTTCTAAGTAAATGTCTCCCCAGCTGGATTCATCAAAATCAGATGTTCCACAGTCACGGCATTTTATGGGCGCTCCATTTTGATCAATGATTCCTGCATCTTCTAACTCCTTAATATACTGCTCTATATCCGTCATTCGGTTTCTCCTTTAAGTAAAATGTCAATGCTGTCTCTTAAGTTGCGTAGCTCATCTTCATTAAAGTTCATCTGCGTAAGCTTGTATTCTCCTTCATTACTGTCTCTACCGTCTACTCTAATAGAGATTGCAAATTTTCGCTCATTTGATTCACCACTGACCCCATATTCACTAATAAACATATTCCGCTTCTTATAATTAAATTTAGAATCACCCCAAGGACTAAGCGTTCCGTTTCCATCTTTATAAATGTGTATATGAGATTTTCCGTTTTCTTTAATACTCATAATTATTTCCATACATTATTTCTCCTCTTTAATAAATTCTTCGGTCACATCGTATATACTTCTTTTTAAGATAACGATTTTCTCTATTTTGGGATTGTTTTGAAGAGTTTTTAATCTAGTAATAACTTCGTCATAATTGTTCCAGTCCATATATTTAGACTCGTATTCTCCAAAAGCCGATCTTTTATGATATTGAATTTTATAGTGTGACTTCAAATATGTACCTGTTTCAAAACTCATTCAACCACTCCTGTTCTTTTTAATTCTTCCAAACGTCTTTCTAACTTTTCAATCTCCGCCATTCTTTGTATCTCCTCTTCTTCATTGAAATACGTTCCACAATCTTCGCAATAGATAAACCCATCATATTCGTATGGATTTTCACCTACAGTATGAGAACATTCACGGCAGCGTATACCTTCTATAAATTTGACTAGAGTCATTCTGTTTTCTGTATGCAGCAAACTTTTTTGTGATTTATACATTATTTTTGCCTCACCTCATTTCAAATCATTAATTGCATCAAGTAGCAATTTCTTGTACTCTTCTAGCGTAACAAAGTAGACATGAGTATCTGGTTGGCCGTATCCATATTCATCAAGATCATGGTACTCAAAATCAGGATCATATTCATGGTACATAACATATGTATTCGGAAAAATCATTTTTGTCTTATCGTATTTCTTAACATAATCACGATCAACATAATCGTATTCATATCTTTCGATATCTTCTATAGATGAAAAATCAAAAATCTCCACTCTCATGACAGGCAGATTATGACCCCGCTGATTAACTTTACAATAATAGAATTCATGAGTGTCCGCTTCTAACTTGTTGTCGAACTGTTTTCCATCACTCGTCTCCCATTTAATTTGAACAATATCACCAACTTTTACATTTTCATATTTAGGAATTTTAATCTCGATCTGTTTCATGTTAACTATCATCTCCCTTGAGTTTTGATAAAACACGCATTTCATTCTATATTTTGTTGACTTTTATGATACTCATCAAAAGCTTGCTCTTCTTGTTCGTTTATACTTAATTCATGATCAAACCCATAGCCTGTTACGCAACCAGCCATATAATAAGCTTTTAAAAGTTGTTCGAGATCTCGTTTTTTAATGTAGGGCATCTCTCTCCTCCTTCAATACTCCCATGTCATATCCTGTTTCAATAAACTTCAAGCACTTTGCCCTGTTGCAGTCATTCCCCAAGTATGTATAAATCTCATGCATATCATCTACGGTAAATTCTGTTCCTAGATACTCATTAGTAATCGCTCTAATTCGCTTCTGCCAATACTCACTTACGCCCTTACAACTAGGCCTGGAAAGCCAGGATAGTACTTTTCGCTTAATGTCTAAATCTGTTTTCACATCTTCCAGAAGAAAATAAATGTTATTCTTAGGCTCAACAATCAATTCAAAATTCGAATTAATAAATACATTGGGCGAATGGTTTTGTACAATTTTCATGAATCTTTGGATTTCAGCTAAGTTCATATATTATCTCCTTTTTATGGTTCCCACACATATAATTTATGGTCGTCATCAACCAATTTATAAAAATCCGTACTATGCTCACTAGAGAGTCGGTCATTCAAGAAATCGACAATAATCTCTCCGTAGTACTCACTTACATTTTCACAAACCAATTTGTCACTTACCGAATCCCTGTCAAAATTGTCAACATTAATTATTTTCATTTTTAAACCCTCCGTGAATAGTGTATGTCATTTCTTTAATTCCTTTGTAGTGCTTTCGTACTCCTTTAAAAGCGGTGCATGTAATCGGCTCATATCCAAGTGATCTTGCATAATTGCAGTAATGACCATACTTTTGCTGTGCGTAGCAGCGCTCATCTTCCTTTAATTCTCGATATGTAGTAAGCATAATATCCCTCCTAATATTTTGATAAAACGTGCCATTTATCAGATTTCATAAATATGATAAACGAATACAACATCAATTTCAGGTTCATCATACAAATAGTCAGCCCGAGACTTTTGTGTTCCAATGTATTCTCCCCACTTTTCCCATCTCCAACCATCTCTTTTTGGTTGAGTATTTTTATCTATTTTAGCGAGACCCAAAACAAATTTTCGGTCTATTGAATGAAGTTCAGGATAATGTTTAAATACTTGTTCGTAATTATCACACACACCATAATTACCTTTACTTTCTATTCCTGCTTCCGCACACTTATTGAAATAATCCCAATCAATAGTTCCATCACCTTTCTTTCTAACTATAGAAAAACTATCCCATCTATCGCTTATTTCTGTTTCGGAAAATAATTCAATGTCATGATTGAAATTAAGTCCGGTATAGTAAATCCCCGTATCAATTCGATAACAAAAAGACTCTGCTCCTTTAACTGAATATTTTTGATACTCGTCATCCGTACAGCGTTCTTTAAGCCTGACGTTGCACTCATCAATTAATGATTGTTTAAAGTCGATATCTATTAGCATTTCTCATCCTCCATTTTTCTTCATAAATTAGACCTTTTATATGATTGTTATTCCCACCAACTCTTTGCCGAAGACTCTTTATGAGCTGTCTTGCCAGATAAATATAATCTCGTTGTCTCGTCTTCAACTACATATTCACCCGCTGCCATACACTGATCACAAACAGGTCTAATACAAGCATCCCACTTGTTTCCCATATTACAGCGATAAACAAATGTTTGTTTTGATTCATCAACTCCATTGACCTTACAATGACAACACTTACGCATATGTATTTTCCCTCCTCATAATTAAAACGTGATATAACGACTTATCTAATGTCATTGTATCACGTTTATTTATTTTTGTATATATTTATTTATTAAACGTCATATCTTTTGGCATAAAAATAGACCGCCCTGGTCAAAGGAGACGGTCTATTTCTTGACTATGAGCGTTGTCACTCATGTTCATGTTCGGTAATGATATTATAGTTTATAATTGATAAAAATTCTAGCTTGTCTATGAAATTTTAATGTGCTTCTTGTCGCTAATTAATGTTGCTCCCTCAATAACCTCTCCCTCTTGTAATTTCTTCAAATCAGCAAGCAA